TCATGTCGCGTCTTTCCTGAGATTATTGCGACTCCGCAGGGGCCGAGGCGCTTCCGGCCATGATCGTTTGCCGCCCACCTTGGCGCGCAGGTTCTTCGGCTTGCGCGGCTTGGTCTCTTGCTTCCAAACCGGCTTGGGCTTGTCGTGCGGGAACCCGATGATCCCGTCGCGGATCAAGATCTCCCACGTCTCCTGCAGCCCGCGGATGATGCAGGCCTGCAGCTCCTCGGTGGGGATTGTGCCCTTGACGAAGCCGACGTCGAGATAGTCGTGGCAGGCGTAGCAAGCGAAAACGCCCGAATGATCGCTGGCCTTGCGGCCCATGCCCTTATGGCGATCGCGGATGTGGGCGAACACCGTTGTCGCCGGATCGCCATTGCAGATGCCGCGCAGCCGCAATGTGCATGGCTGGCTGTTGGCATGCGACGTCACCTTGATCGACCGATAGGGCGGCTGGAAATCGGGTAGGGCGTTCAAGCGATGCCCTCCGTGACGCGGAGGATCTCGGCGGCCAGCAGCCGAGCGTGTCGAACGGACATCCCTACCAGCACTTCACTGCGGATATCGCCGTCTGCCAGGACGCGCTCGAACGACAGCGAAATGCCGGCTCCCGTCCCCTGCTTGACCGTAACCTTGGAGGTGCCGCCGGTGGGCGTGGCCATCGAGATCACCTCACCCATTGGCCAGCTCCAGCAGCACGTCGCAGTGGCAGGCATCGGACGGTTTGCACCAACAAGCCAAGTTATGGCCCCGCAGCCGGTGCATGGCCTCAGCAGGATGCGTCCGGTGCATCTTTTCGTTGAACCGCTTCGCCCACGCGTGGCCTGCCGGATGCATCTCCGGCGACAGCACACCGGAAACCATCGACTCATAGAGCCAGATCACCGTCTCGCGGCTCATCGAGGCGATCAGCGGCTTCGTGTCGCCGCCATCGTAGAACTGCCAGCCGCTTGGCTCGCCGATGACGAACGGGTTGCTCCACAGCGACGGCCTAGCGCAGTTGATGGCGCCGAGGCCATTGATCGCTCTGCTGTGCTCCTGCAGGTTAAAGCCGCGGCGCCGGGAGAGCTGGAGACGGACCGGCTGAATCATACGGCGACGTTCCGATCCTCAAGTGCCAGCCCTCGAGTCTCACCATCCTTGAAGCAGCAGGGATGCGCGCCCCAGATCCTGCCGTGCGGCGGGCCGCCCTCGAGGAAATAGAGATGGCCGTCGAGCGTCCGCGCGAAGTCGGCGGTGAACTGGTTCTTCGACAGATCCATCTCGCTCTGCAGCGACGGCAGAAGGAGCGGCTTGGTCTGAGCGTTGATCAGCGCCTGTGTCATCGCTGCGACGCCGGCGAGGTCGATGTTGACATCCTTGTCGGCTGGCAGCGGCCGCTGGGGATAGTAGCTCGAGATGCCGATCAGCACGTTGTCGCGAACGAACGCTCGATACTCGACGGGATAGCCGTCGACGGTCGCCAGATCGAGCCAGGGACGGATGTAGGCGGCAATGGTGGGGCGTGCGAAATCACCGATGATGTCGCCGGCGCGGAAATCATCGACGGAGAGATCCATCAACGATTCCGTCCATTGGTGATGGCCGTTGGAGAGGCGTTCCTTAACGAGCCCCATGGAACAGCAGGACCAACGGAGCATATGGTTGCTCCAGCAGGTCTCTTGCTGCTTCCGGACGGCCTGCCAGAAGCCGATAACGTCCGGTGTCGGGCTTTCGAAGTTCTCGACTTCGAGCGTCGAGACCCGCGCCACCTCGTCGGCCGGCACGAAAGGCACGCCGGCGCGCTGGCAGAGCTCGATCCAATCGCCGAGATCGACGGGATAAAATAGGTCGGTCATAGGCTGAACCTCTCGAAATGATGGTGATAGCTGGCGCGCGTGGTCGGGCGCCGCGTTTGCAGGTGATCCTGCAGCCCACCAAGCTCGCGCCGAGCCTCGTCAATGCAGCGCAGGAAGTATTGCTCCACCCATCCGTGGTCGAAGCACACGCGCTCGTGGCGTCCGACCAGTGTTTGGGCAACGCTGCGCGTGTCCGGTTTGCAAACGGTGGCCCGTACCGCGATGCCGCGTTCTTTCGCGCGCCGCTCGATGTCACCAGCCGCGCCCGCCGTGCTGCAGATGACGATGTCGCCCTCCTGCAGATTGTCGATGAGATGCTCGGTGCGGCCGGTGCTGCGGCTCGTCACCGTGAACATTTCGAATGCAGCGCGCAGGGCAGCGCCGACGCCGTAATCTTCTCTCATGCCGCGGCCCTCGTCTCATGCCGGTAGCGCTGCGGCTTGGGCGCCTCGTACCAGAACGCCACGCGAGGCGGCTCTTCGAAGGCCACGATCGCTTCGGCGAAGTCGCCGGCGTATTTGCGCAGCGCCTTGCGAATGGTCTTGCCACTCTGCCGCGCGGTGTCGACGACCAACATGGCCCCGATGAAGGCAGGCAGCTCGGCGCCGTATGGGATGAACGGCACGCGCAGGATGTGCGACGCGTAGACGGCGGCTATGGCGCCGGAGCGTCCCGGGCCCGTCACGGCCCCGATGTGGCCCAGATCCGTCGACTCGAGCTTCGCCTTGAAGACTTGGCGGAATTCCTCTTCGGAAACGATCCTCATAGGCCAGCCTTCCTTCGGTTGGCTGAAAGGATCTCGAATCCCTTTTCGACCTCCTCGGTTACGTGTTCGCCAAGGCCCTTGGCCAGTTCGATGGCATTCGATTTCGTGAGTTCCGGGTCGCACGTGAAGAGCGTGGCGGCCGCGACCAGGGCATTGTACCCGTCATCCTCGCCGGCCTTCAGCAGTATCATCGCGACGCGGTTGGCGAGCTTGCGCACACGTTTGTCGCTGGCCGCCCTGAACCGTTCGAGTTCTTTCGCGAGATCGGTCATGGCTTTGCCACCCCCAGCCCATGGAATGCGATTGCCCGCATATCCTCGAGATGCCTGTCCTTGGCTTTGCCCGTCGGCTCGCTGTCGACAAACCCTGTAGGGCGCAGCCCTGCGCCCCATGCACAATCGAGTGCATTCTGCAGGAAGTCTGTGCCACCAAACGCGGCGCTCAGCGTCGGTTCAATAACGACGCCCTCGGCCTTTTTCTTGAAGTTGATGCCGGTCGCGACGGTCCCGTCGAATTCGATCAGAACATCGTGCCCGCGTTGGAGCACGTCGTAGCGAGCGACCAACGAAAAGCCGACGCCATTGCGCTTGCCCATGGATGTCATACGACCGGGTCCTTCCGGTAGGTGACGCTCTCCGGCACGAAGCCAAGGCTTTCGTAAAGCCGCGCAGCATCGGTGTTGGTCACCAGCACGCCGAGGTTGATCGGCAATTCGGCGCGCGCCGCCGCAGCGATGACGGCAGAGACGAGATGGCTGCCGATCGTCTGCCGGCGGCACTCCGGCACAACCCAAAGCATGTTGAGCCAGAGGAAATTGGTGTCGTCCGGCCGATAGTAGGTGGCGATGCCGATGATCTTGCCCGCGGCGTCATAAGCAACAGCGGCTTGTTCGGTGCCCGTGGGCTCGGAGAACTCGGGAAGGAACGCGCCTTCTTCGATGCCGGCACGGATGGCGCGCCGGGCAAACTCCATGGAGTCAGCGTCCTTCTCCATGCATGTGACGGTGTCGAGGCCAAAGTAAATCTTGGCGGAATGCGGCTTCATTTTCATGCTGCGATCCTCGATTGACGGATCTTGGGGAATCCGTTGTGCTCGATGCCGTCGAGAAGGCGGCCAGCCGTCTTCTTCCCGACGCGTTCGACGTTGTAGCCAGGGCCGTTCGCGTTGGCGTTGCCGTGATGGCTGCCATCGTGGTCGACAGTGCCGTCGCCCCAGACAACGGTCGGCGTGCTACGGCGCGCCGGCAGCCATTCGCCCCATTGTTTGAAGAGGAAGGGCGTGCCGTTGGCTGCGCATTGATCGCGTAGGCTGGTGAACCAGTGCGGATGCGACGGACGAGCCTCGGCGCCGCTCTCACCGCCGGCAATGATCCAGTCGAGACGTACCTCGCCGATCTTTATCGGGCCTAACATCGGCTCGATGCTGAGTCCGACCCACGGAATGCCGTAGTTCCAGTTGGTCGCGAGGAGCTTCGGAACATCGCGGTCAAACTCCGCCTGATTGACGACGGTAGCCATCAGCCCGACGTGGCGCGGCCACAGGCCATGTGCCCAATGAACCGGCACCATCTTGGGGACGTTGCCGATGCGCTTGGTCAGAAGCTGGATCTCGAGGTCGGGCGCCTCCTCGATCTCGGCAAACATCTCGACGCGCCAGGCCTGCTCGACCTCATTGTCGAACGTGTCCGACATCGACTGCATGAAGACGCGGCGGCGCCGGCCATGCTCGGCGAAGAATTCGGGCGCCTGGCGTTGCAGCTTCCGGATGAGCGCGGCCGCCCCTTTGATCGGGCGCCGCGGCGCGCCGGTGCCCCACATCTTATTGCCGCGGAAGTTGTTCCAGGTCTCGGCATAGCAATGATCGCAGCCGGGCCCGACCTTGGTGCAGCCCCACCAGAAATTGACGGTGGCGTCGGTCCATTGGATGGCGGAGGTCTCAGCCATCACGCACCTCCGATGAAAATGCCGGCAACGAAGAAGATGGCAGTAACTATCCAGGCGAAGACCGCGGCAGGACCGGCTTCGCCGCTGTCGTCGTCAAAGCTTTTCTCTGTGAGCCAAAAGCCGAGCGTCATGAACGTGATTGCGCCTGCGACCGCGAACATCCAGCTATGCACTGGCGCCTCCCGTGGCCGGCTTCTTTGCGGTCGTCGACCGCATCGCCGTCTCAATGGCGTTCATGACTTCGGCGAGGGTCTTGCGCCGCGATTTCCGATCCGGAACGCTGGCGATCGACACGCCTAACCTGCTGGCGAGAGCGAGGAGGATGGCGCTGTTCTCCAGCGTCTGTCCCTTCGCGCTGACTCGCAGGCAGATATCGTCGATCGCCTTGTAGATTGCGACGTCGAGAAGCTGGGCCTGTTCCCAGCCAACGTCGTTGGTGCTCACCATGGGCCGATTTCCTTGTAAGCCGCATCCCGTGCGGCATTGAGTTCTGCCATCGCGGCCTGAGAACCGCCGGGCTTGTCGGGGTGACGCTCTTGAGCGAGACGGCGATAGCTATCGTCGATCATCACCTTGGTCGGCGACGCGACCTGGTTGATCTCGAGGATGTATCGCCAGTGCTTCTTGTAGGCAGGTGGCGGCAGGGCAACGAAGCCTTTATAGGCTGCGCGCACGATCGCCAGCGACCCGTGACGAAGCTTGGTGCGGTCGGCCTCAAGGATGTGGTGGATGGCCTGCAGGTTGGCTTCGACCTTGGCGTATCGGTCGACCGCGATGCAGCGCTGCGCGCCGTCCCAAACGAACCAAAGTGCGACGCCCGGGTCGATCACTTTGGAGTCGAGGCCGCCAACGTTCGAGGAGAAGACGATCTCGGTTTCCTTGATCGGAAGGTTGCTGTCATGGCCGAACAACAGCAGCGACTTCTTCGCGTTGGCCAAGGCGGGGCGCAATTCGGTGCGGAACTGGCCGGTCTCGCGCGCGCCCTTGTGGCGCGGCAATTCCTCTGGCCACGCCAGCGGGTACGGTACGGTCATCGAATTCTCCTTGGGGGTAGGGCTCCCCAGCACGGGGAGCCCCTGTGCGCTTGTCAGCCGGCGGGCGAAGGCTGCGGCTTGACGTCGATGAAGGGCACGGCGCTGCCGGGGATCATCGTGGTGGGCAGGACGCCGTTCCAGCTTTCCGCCTTGGTCAGTTCGATCAGGCTTGGATTGTTGGCGAGCGCCGCTGCCTTCGCCTTGATCACTTCGGCTTCGGCATCGCCCTTGGCCTTGATCGCCGCTGCCTGCGCCTCGCCCTGAAGCTGTGTCGCCTTCGCTGCGTTGGTGGCAACGGCGAGCTGGCTGTCAGCCTGTGCCTGTGCCTGCGTCACGACGATCTTGGCCTTGATCACTTCCTGGTCGTAGATCTGGCCCTGTTCTTGGACCTTCACGGTCGCCTGCTGCTTGGCCGCGATCGCCGCCTCGTAGTCGGCCGAGAACTTGATGTCCTTGACCTGGACGCTCTCGACCACAACCGGCTCCGACTTCAGTGCGTCCTGCAGGGCGGTAAGCACGTCAGCGCCGAGCTTCGCGCGGCTCTGAATGGCGGTCTGTGCGTCGACAGTGCCGAAGACATTCTTGAAGATGGCGGGGACCGACTGGTAGACCGTGCGATATACCATGGCGTCGAGCGTGCCGTACTCACCGTAGACCTGCGTCACCCGATCCGGCGCCACGTGGTAGCTCACCGAAAGCTGGATGTCGGCTGGCTGCTGGTCGCGGGAATACGCCTCGAACTTGGCGACGCCGTAGTCGGTATTGGGGAATTCGGCGAAGTGGCTCTGCGTCGAGATCATTACGACCGACTGTGCGAGCGGCATCTTCATGTGCGGGCCCGGGTCTGAGGTGCCCGTCACCTTACCGAAGGTGAGGACAACGGCCTGCTCTCCCTGGTCGACGGTGTAGAGAGGGCCGAACATGAGGAACGCAAGAAAGAAAACCACGATCGCGCCGGCGATGACGCCGAGCTTTGTCAGAAAGTTCATTTGCTGTTTTTGTCCTTGATTTTGACATTGTCGAAGATCCAACCGACCCCGAGGGCAAGCAGCCCGGCGAAGACGATGGCCCCGATGATTTCGAGAACTGCGCCCATGGCTTAGGAGGGCATCAGGTGGACGTAGACCGTGGCGGCCACGGCGATGATCGCGACGGCTGCGAGCACGGACCAGCCGGTCACAGCCCAGCTCGGTTCCTTGCGGTGCGGGTAGCCGGTAAACCCACCGCGATCGCGGGTAGGTGGATGCATTTGGGACTCCTCCCGGCCGAAGCCGGATATGGGCACAATGCCCTGGTGGCAGCCGGTCGCTTATGCGGCGGCTTTGGCCATGACTTGCCGGGCGGCGACGAGCGCGTCGTCCAGCGTGTTGAAGTGGTTGATGCGGTGGTCATGGGCGACGGTGAATTCGCCAATGCCGATGGCATAGACAGGGACGCCTACCGCGAGTGCGGCCCCGACCTCTATCCACGCGCCCTTCAGGTTTTCTTCCGGTTCGCGGTAGACGATTACGATGCTGGCGCTTGTTGCCTCAGCAATGCAGCGCTGCCAGAGATCGTCGAGATTCTTGCTTTCCCCACTCCCGGCCTCGTCGATCCAGGTTGACGTGATCGGCAGGCCGGCGGCGCGCAGCGTCTTCCAGCGGTCGGCATGCGCTACTTTGCTGGCAATGTAGATGCCATTGCGCTCTGCGCGGGTGCGGGCATCCATGGCATCGGCATATGCTGCGCGCTTGACAACATGCTGGGTTGTGAGTGCGAGAGCATCGATCTCGTGGCTCTTGCGGAAGATCCTACCGCCTAACTCGCGCGTCCAGGCATTCCGATACATCTCAAAGGAGTCACGCCAAGAGGCTGCATCCCGTTGCGCGACGCCGAGGGCCTTTTGAAGCTCAGCAACCTTCCCGCCGCCATCGGGCGCGATGACGTCCCAAAGCTTCGCGGTTCGTTCCTCGTTCGCATTGAGAAACCAGCGACACGGATCGCGGCTGAAGTCTGCCCAGCCGCCGCCGTCGCCGGACTCGAGGACGCCGGCGTCGATCAGCTCGGCATTGGTGACGTTGCGCAGCGCCTTGATGGCGTGTTCGAATTCCTCTCTGGTCATGCCAGGCCTAAGCTCCGTTCAATTGCGGCGCGCTTGCAGCGCCTGAATAGGCGGTGTTGCGCCGCCCACGCGCCATCGGTGTTGAGCCGCTCGGCGCGCCGGCGCGCTCGGTTGCGTAGCGCCCGCATAGCCGGCGGCACGAGCCGCCAATGATCGGCGCAAACCCATTCCATCCTGCGGGAAAGAGGGTCGCCTTTGCGGTTGCCTCTCGTGTGGTCGCAGCCCGGAACGCAGCATTGGATGGCGAACACCCAACCGCAGCATTCGCAGTAAGCGACATCGCCGTCGTATCGGGTGGACGGCTGCGCGCAGAACCCGACTGGACCGTTGATCCCGCCGTGCCCAGCCCCATAGGAGTCGAGGTAGCGCCGGGTCATCGGGCCACCGTGATACGCTCGGCGGCGCGGGTCACGCCGGTATAGAGCCAGCGCGCCGCGTCCTCCCTGAAGACGAAGCTCTCATCGAAGAGATAGACGTTGTCCCATTGGCTGCCCTGCGCCTTATGGGTCGTGACGCAATAGCCGTAGGTGAACTCGTCGAAGACCCGGCGCTCGTTCCAATCCTTGAACTCGTCTTCCTTGCCATCAAAGAAGCGCTGGTGGGTTGTCACCTTGACGTCGAGATTGGTGCGGTTCCCGGCATCGTCAGGGTCAAGAAGCATCGTGATGCCGCCAGGCGTCCGCTTCGAAGCGCGCACCTCCTTCGTGAACCACATCTGGCCGTTCAAAAGGTGTTTCTGGTGGTTGTTCCGGAGGCAGATCACGCGCTCGCCGACGATCGGCAGCGTCGAGTCGATATCCTTGAGCTCACGCATGCGGCGGTTGTAATTTGTCCGCGTCGCGTTCTTCCCGACGATCAGTTGGTCGGCGCCGAGAATGTCGGCCGCCTCGACGTCGCGCCGGCTGATGACGCGGCTGTCCCCATAGGTCCCGTAGGCCAGGCCTTCGCCATTGCGGATATCCATCGACATCCGGATGATCGGGTTGTCAGCGGCCTGCCGGTGGATCTCCGTCAGCATGATATCGGGCTCGGCGTTGGTGAAAAACCCCTCGCCGTCTTTGGCCCGCACCGGCGGTAGCTGGAACGGATCGCCGAGAACGAGGATTTTGGTGCCGAACGACATCAGGTCGCGGCCCAACCGCTCGTCGACCATCGAGACTTCGTCGATCACCACCAGGTCGGCGTAGCGAACGGCGGAATCCTCATTGAGCTGGAACTTCGGCTCACCGGCCTCTTCCTTGACGATCGAGTAGATCAGGCTGTGGATGGTGGATGCACCAGTGCAGCCGCGCTTCCGCATAACCAGCGATGCCTTGCCAGTGAAGGCGCCGTAGCAGACTTTCTTGACGTCCTGCGCCAAGTGGACAGCCAGCGTCGACTTGCCGGTGCCTGCCCAGCCGAACAGCCGGAAAACCTGCGGCGCTGCCGGGTCGCGCAGCCAAGCCGAGACCGCCTTCAGCGCGGCATCCTGTTGCGGTGACCATTCCATCAGGCTGCAAGCCTTCTGAAAATGGAGGTTGCGGCCGAGATGTAGCCCAGCATGAAATTCATGACGTGCTCGCGGCTGTGGTCGTTGGCGTTGAACACCGAGCCGCCGTCGGAAGTGACGAGGTTCACGTGTTGCCATTCGCCATGGCAGTCCGCGTAGAGCGCGTAGTGACGATAGCTCTTCGTGCGATGGAAGACGCGCTTTGGCTCCGCATAGGTGCGCACTCGCACGATCCAGTCTTCACCGGTGATAGCGCGAAGCTCTTGCAGAAGCTCATTGGCGTCGCGGTCACCGTCGATCGTCCGCGCCTTGCGCACGACGTCGTCACTTAGAAAAGTCAGTCCCGCCATCACGCCGCCTCGCGCTGGAAAATGCCTGCACGCTGAAAATGAAAGTAGAGATCGCGAAGGATCAGCATGTCCTCCCACGCGTCATGGGCACCGGTGCGCGGCGGCCGGCCGAGAATGATCTCGGCGGACTCGTCGAGCGTCGGCCACTTGAATTCCGACGTCTCGAATCCGCTCGGTAGCTTGCAGGCTTGCTGGCACCACGGCTTCAGCAAATCGATGAACTGCGTACCCGGCCGCGCCGTCCACAACCGGTCGTAGGCCGTTGGCTTGCCCTGGCTCTCACCGAAGCGGGAGAAGAGGCTGCCGATGATCCGGGCGTCGAAATCGCCATAGGTGACGACCCGCATCCCCTGCACCGGCGCCGTCTTCAGCATATCCGCCAGCATGCCAAGCACGCGGGGCTCCGGTACGCCGATGCGTGCCGTCGCCTGCGCTGTGATGCCGTGCACCTTCAGCGCGTTTTCCTTGGTGGTGCGGCCGTCAGCCTTGATGATGTGCGTGAAGGCGTTGGTGATTATGCCGGCCTCGTTGCAAAGCATCGCGGCACACGCCATTGCCCACGGCTGGGCAGGGTCGAACGCAGATCGTTTGTCGAGATACAACCCTGACGTCTCGAGATCGAGGAACAGGATTGACGGGATCGAGAAGTCGCGGGCCGGTGCGTCGGTCATGCGTCCCTCAGCTCCCTGAAGGTCGGCCCGACAATAGAGATCAGTTCGATTGGGCCGCCGGCGAGTTCATCATCGAAAACGCCGACGACGAGCCGACCGGTCCACCAAGCGAAGGTATCGAGATCCGTGCGGCCGGAGAAGAGCAGCGGGCCGTTCTCGAACTGGTGGTGGCCATGAACGACGTGTTTCGAGCCGTAACCGCCTTTGTCGCCGTCAGGGTAGAGCATCCAAAGGAGGATCTCGTCGTCCTGATCGCCGAGCTTGACGCCATCCTTGACGCCGGCGTGCACGAAAATGCGGTGAGCGTCCTCATAGTATTTCGGCAGCTCGAATGCCCAGCGCAGATGCTCGATCGGGATAAGCGAAGGATTGGCAAAATCGCCAACCGGATTGCCGTAACTGATGAGCGTAGCGCCGCCGCCGTTCCGCACCCACCATTCGATGCGCCCTGGCGCCGCGCAGCAGATAAGCATGATCTGCTCGTGATTGCCCTGCAGGCAAACGAGGCGAAGATTCGGGGCCGGGTCCCCGGCCATGAGCTTTTCGATAATCTCGCGGCTGCGCTGGCCGCGGTCGATATAGTCGCCCATCGTAATAATGGTCGCCTGCTTTCCCGCCGCATGCGCCGCAATTTTCTCAAATGCCATTCCGAGCAGGTCGTACCGGCCATGAAGGTCGGCGATCGCGTAGGTCAGGCTCATTCCGTATCTCCCTTGGGCGCGCGCTTCTTCGGCGGCCGCTTCTCGTGCCGGATCTTCTCGGCAGCCCAGAACGCCCTGACCTTGCCCTTCACGTCCTCTTCATCGGCGCCTGTGAAGTAGATGCCGAGGCGATCGCCGTTGTGCTCGATGAAGGCCATCCATGCCTTCTCCGGCGCGGCGTTGCGGCTCTCGTAAGTGATAATGCGGCTGGTCAATCTGCGGCCTTGAGGTTGCGGCGCCAATCGAAGAAACCCTGCATGCCGCGCACCGGGATGAAGGGGACGAGACGGGGGTTGCGGATCACCAGGCCGTAGCGGCCGACGAACCAGGGGCTGCAGGATTCCTCGACGCAATCGACGATCTCGCCAACGCCAATGATGCCGCCCGAGTCAGCGCCGTCGTAAATCTTTTTGAACTCGGAGATTAGAGGCAGCTCAAGAAGCCATGGCTCGCCGCTCACCGGATGGACAGCATGCGCTAGATCATGCATCGCGTCGCCGTCGACGGTTTTGCCGGCGTGAATGGCAAACGGGCCACGAAGCTTCCACCGCTGGTTGCGGTTCTCGATATCCTTGAGACCGGCTGCGATCAGCCAGGCCCACGGATTCATTATGGATAGCGCGAGCTGCGGGATGTCGTCGTACATCGCTCTGACCTCAGTCGAACCGAACCGTCGCGCCCTTGAAAGATCCTGCGCAAACGACGCCGGCTACGGGCTGGCCATTCACGCCGGTGCCACTAAAGGTCGTGCTGAGGCTGTCGTCGCGGCCGCAGCTCATCGGGTCGGGATCGTCGAGGCGAATATTGGTGATCCCAAGGGCGCTCAGAGCGCGGATGGCGCGATCTGGCGGGACCGAACAAGCGGCGAGAGCGGCGACAACAGATAGGGCAGCGATCGCCCGAAGAGCTTTTTTCATGTGATTCCTCAGCGGCTCAGGCCGCAACGAGTTGATGTCGATATTGGCGAAAGCCAACGAAGTTCCCGTGCTGGCGCGGGTTCTTCCAAAAGCCGGCGCCGATAGGTTCGTCTGCCTGGCAGATGTGTTCGGCCGGCGAGGCGTGGATGGGCCGGCTGGAAAGCAGCTTGTCGTGGACGGCGATCGCGCGCTCGAGGGTCATGTCGAAGCCGTCGACGGTCTTGTAGGAGGTCGACGCGCAGCGAGCGACGGACAGCGCAGTCGCCATTGTCAGCGCATTGCGGAACGGCCCGGCGGACTCGACGATGAAGCGCGTGTCGTCGTGGGTGACGAAGGGCAGGTGCCACTGGCCGGGCTGCAGGTCGATGATCGGACCATCTTCAAGGCACTTGCGGATCTCGCGCGCCAGCATCGCGATATGCGGCTCGGCGTCGGCGTGATCGCGCAGCTCGAGGAAGTTCGACCATTCAGTGGCCGACACCAGAACCGTGATGTGGGAGAACGGCTCCAGCAGCCGGTTGACGATCTGCTTGTGATAACCAGCAGCGTCGAACGCCATAGCAAACTTGATCGCGCTTTCCATCGCGGCGCGCCATGCCGACTCTCGTGGGAACGGGTAATCGCCGTCGATGCCGGTCACCTCGTTGTCGCATTCGGTGCTAGCCTGCATGCCCTTCTGGTTTGCGCCCCAAAATAAGGGGATAGCCGGATCGGCGAGTATGTCGTCGATCAGCTTCGACGTCGGAACGGCGCGACTGGAGCCGGCATTGCGCGACAGGGCAGGGTCAGCCATCAGCGATGGCGTGCTCGGCTCCCAGTCGAAATCTTCGGCCTCCGACAGCGAAATGACGCGATGCGTGTGCTGCTCGGCGTGGATCCAGCGCGGATAGCGCAGCAGCAGCGTGCTGACGATCTTGTCCGGCGCCGCGGCGTTGCGCGACCGGAGGATGGTCTTGGCTGAGATTGTCGTCACGGCGCAATCCCAAGCTGCTGGCAGGCATTATCGACGATCGCCTGCACGGTCGTGTCGTCATCCCACACGTCATCGGGGAGCTCGACGCCCTCGAATTCCATCTCGACAGCCATCGCGACTTCGATCGCGTCGAGACTGTCCATGTTCAACTCGGCCAGTGTCGACGTCGGCTGCACGTCGGTCTCGCGCCCGGCGTATTTGGTAACGACGTCGATTACCTTTGCCTGTACGTATTCCTTGGTCGTCATGCTCACTGCACCTTTGGGAAAGTTGGGCCGAAATGGCCGACTAGATCGCGCACCCGGTCTTCCGAGCCAACGAACGCCGGCGGCATGCCCCCACCGAACCAGATGCTGAGGTAGACCTTGCCGGACTTGGCGATCTCGGCCCTCTCGTCATCGGACAACTGCCAGCAAGTGACGCAGCACTCTCCGTTGTGAAAAGCGCGAATGGGAGTGACGTCGTCCTCGCCTTCTGGCGGGTTCATCGTCACATTTGTGCCAGCGAAATCGATGCCAGTGGCCATGGCTAAATCCTCATCGGCATGAGCACGAAGAGCGTGCTCGGATCGTCTTCGGCGAACAGGCGAGTTGGTGAGCCGGGCTCCGATACCGAGATCGACACCTGCTTACCGCTGACGATGCCGAGGATGTCGTTGGCGTAGCGGGCGTTGAACCCGATCTCGAATGGCTCCGCCTCCCAGATCGCGTCCATGTCCTCGACGGAGTCGCCGTGGTCTGGGTTGGTGACGCTGATCTCGAGCTTGCCGGTTTCGAGCTTAAACTTGACGGCCTTGCCGCCGCGGTCTGAAGAGATGACGGAGACCCGGTCGATCGCCGCTCGTAGATCGGACACCTTGACCGAAGCCACGGTATTGCTGAGGGCAGGGGTGACGCGCTTGTAGTCGGGGAAGGTGCCTTCGATCAGCTTCGACAGCAGCGAAACGCCGCCGATGGCGATGCGGATCTTGGTATCGGACACCTCGACTTTGATGTCGCCGCCGGCATCGAGAAGCTTGGAGATTTCGCCCACGGCCTTCCGCGGCACGATGATACCCGGCATGCCGTTCGAGCCATCGGGCGCCGGGCATTCGCAGCGGGCCATGCGATGGCCGTCGGTGGCGACGCCGCGCAGGACAGGCATGCGCTTCTCGTCCTCATCGACGTGCAGAAAAATGCCATTGAGGTAGTAGCGGGTTTCCTCGGTGGAGATGGCGAACGCCGTCTTGGCGATGATGCGCGCCAGGTCGGCGGCCGGCATCGTGAACTCGTGAGTGAAGGTGCCGACCTTGAGGTCCGGGAAAGATTCTGGGCTCAGGATGTTGAGGCTGAAGCGGGACCGGCCGCTCTTGATGACGATATCATTCTCGCCGAGGGTGAACGTCAGCGCGCCTTCGGCGGCCTTGCGAACGATTTCGTGCAGGGTGCCGGCCGGGACTGTCGTCTTTCCGGGCGCATCGATGATCGCCTGCGCCGACTCCGTGATCTCGATATCGAGATCGGTGGCGCGCAGGGTGATCTGGCCGTCTGCCGCGGTTATCAGGACGTTGGCGAGGATCGGATAGGTGTTGCGGCGTTCGACGACGCGGCTGACGTGGGCGACAACTTTGAGCAGCGCGGCGCGTTCGATGGTGAACTTCATTAGAGAAGCAGTCCTTGGTTGGGGTCGACCACGACGCGGTCAATTGCTTCGCCGGCTGCGGTGACGCCGACGGGCGCCATGCCATTGGCGATCAATTGGCGGTTAAGCTCGGCTTCTTCTCGCTCGCGCCGATAGGCTTCCTCGCGGATCGCGATGTGATGCCTGGCGGTGTAGAGGACGTCCTCGTCGTCGAAGTCGCGTTTGCTGACGATCCACTGGAGCAAGCCGTCATCGACGTCTTCCCAGAGCGTCCCCTTGCCGCCGTTACGCGCCGAGCCGAGACGGCAGCGCACAGTCAGCGCCGGCAGCTTCGTCCATTCGATCATCTGCTGCAGCGGGCAACCGTCGTTCAGAAGGTCGCGGACGTGGTGAGCGGTGACATAGGAGTCCGGACCGGCGCGATGGGCAGGCAGACCCTTCGCCCGCTCCAGCCCGGCGGGCCGGCGCCAATAGCGCAGCCCCATGTTCGAATGCAGCGGCGCATCCTTCCATACGCGGAGAGCCGTCTTGTAGGTGCAGATGAACGGGATCGGCGTGACGCCCGCCGCGTACCAGTCGGAGCTGATCCACGCAGACTCCATCTTGGCGCCATGGGCGCCGAACGCGATTACCTTCTCGTCCCCCTTCTGAGCGACGCTCGATTGGACAAGCGATCTCAGTAGCGGCTGCCAGTTCGGCAGGCCGACGACATCCTCGTCGAGGATATGGTGCACAGCAGCAGTGTTCGGCGGAATGGGGAAGCCGGGGCTGCAGAGTCGAGCCTTGCCTTCGCGGACCTCCCAATTGCACGGTTCGCCGGCGAGGTCCTGTGACTTCGATACGACGTCCGTATAGGCGAGCTCGCACAGCCCGGCCTCTGGGCCGGGATCGTCCGTGGATTCAAAATCGAGAACTCGAATGACGCTCAAAGCTGACCGCCGGTATGGGCCTGGATCCAAGACTCGACGGCCTTCGCAACCTCGCCGGCCGGGACCTTCCCGTTTGCGCGGTGGAGATGGTTCTCCTTGATGTCGGCGCCGAGCTTCTTGTCGTCGGGATGGCGCACCTTCGTGCCCTTGCCAGCGCCGGCACCCCAGAACTGGTCGTGCGCCTTTTGCACGCTCTCGGCGCTGTTCACCCGCGCAAGGGCGCTATGATACCCGCGCCAAATCTCGGCGGAGACGCGAACCACTGGAGTGCTCGCATCCCCGCCGTCATCGCCGGAGCCATTGCCCCCCTTCGGCGACGGATCTTCTTGGGGCCGGCTGCCGCCAGAAGCGGTCGAGCCAGCCCCGCCAACGGACTGCGCTGCATCAGCAGCAAGCTTTTTGTCCGTCGGCTGCGCAGAGGCCGTAGACCCGGGCGACGTTGTTTTAGGCGTCGCGTCGGATTGTGCCCCTGATCCTACTTCGACAAATTCGCCGGTGGTCGCATCCATGCGCTCCATCGGGACTGCCGAGTTGTTTTCGAGTTGCTTGATATTGTCAGCGCTGAAGCCGGAAGTCGGCGGCGGTGCGAACCGCTCCGCAATCGGCACGGCCTGCCTGGCATGCTGCTCAAGCAGCATCTCGGTGACCTCATCGTCACCCAGGACGCCCATGATGGCGCTCGGCTTGTAGACGCGCGACCATTCCCGCGTGCCGCGGTAGACCAGCATCTTGCCGTAAGTTGCCGGCCGCCACGGCGAGTTGTTGCCGTCCGTCTTCCACTCGTCGACCGAGCCGTCCATGATCTGGAACCGCGGATGGCGATAGCCAGGCTCAAGCTGGTCAATCACCTCGTCTGGCAATTCGACGTCGGACAGATAGACATGGTATCCAACGGTGTTCGGCTCGCCGCTGAAATAGGCGTGCAGCTTGATGCCGAACAGCGACTCGAGCACGGCCGCGATGACCTTGCCTTCGAACATCAACTTGCCGCGGACGATCGACGACGATGCCATCAGGGCAAATGGCGAAATGTTCCAGCGGTCAGCCTGCTCGACTACGGCGAAGACGTTCGACAGGACGACCATTTCGTCGAAGTCGTTGAAGACCGCGCCCTTCCGCTCGCCACGCAGACTCTCCGGCACGATCGAAGATTGGGCGATGCGCTCGGACAACTTCCACAGATAGTCGAGACGCTCCGGATTGATGGCGGCCGACGGGCGCCAGGATTCGATAGGTGCGATGTCGTTCATGCCGCCAATTCCTGAGTGATGAGGTCGTACCGGCGCTTCGACTGCTTGCGCGCCCATTCGGTTCTGCGCACGAAAGCGCCGTCGCCGGCCGGCGCCTTCGGACCCGGCCATTCGTTACGCTCGACGCAGCGCTTGATCAGACGCAGCGCCGCGTGGTTCTCGTCGTGGCCACCGACGATGATCTCGCCGGTGAACGGATCCTTCCCGCCAACGATATCGAGCGGATGGATCTCGTCGAAGCGGACGCAGTGCGGCGGCTTCTGCTCGACGTAGACGAGCGTGAAGTGCTGCATCTCGATATCGAGCGTCTTCTTCATGCCCTCGCGAACCATCGCGGCCTGCTGGTTGTAGCCGCGTTCGCCCAGCGCTCTCGAGATGCCGTCACTGCTGACATCGGCAACGCATTTGAGGTCGGCGCTGTCGCCGGAATCGTTGGGGATGTTGTCCGGTCGGCTCTTCAGCCAGATGCCGGTCTCTTCGTCCTTCCAGAACATCGAGACTTCGGTGTAGCCGTTGAGAATGCCGCCCCGGACAATCGGCTCTGCCGCAAGGCTCACGGACATGCCGCGGATCCACTCAATCTGCTCGCCCTTGATGATCGTCAGGCCTTCGAGCGCGCGATCGGCTTCCCACTGCAGGCAGGACTTGTTGCTGCCGTGCCATTCTCGACCGTCCGGCGCCTTGTCAGGGCGCATCGCGAAATATTTGCCGAAATCACCTTCTCCGAGGAGCAAGTGGTGAGCAGCCCGACCAAGGATGATTGGCTCGGTTTGCTTGAATTCTTTCCGGTTCGGATTGAAGTGGCTGCCGTTCCAGTAGTGCTTCGGCGACTCGATGTAGACGGTCCGAAGATTGCTCGAGCTGACGGACAGGCCATCGCACGGCTGGCCGTGATAAACCTCCATCGGCATGCCGAGGTAGGCGCCAGGCTCGGTGATGATCTGGCCGGGGACGTATTGACGGAAAGGCGAGCTCATTCCGCTGCCTCGAGTTTTGGCTCGGCGCCGCGAACGCGTCCATCTTCGATAACGATGGCGGTGGGACGGCTGCTATCAACCGTTTCCACGAACAGTTGGAGCCCTTGCTCGACGGCATATTGCTCGAGCAGCGCCCACGACTTCTTGTCCATGAGGCTGCCGTCCCGCACCAGCGCGACTTTGAGGCGCGGGCTGAGGGCTGCGGCCAGAGCGCATGACACCCTGATCTTCTGGGCCTGCGATGCCTGATCGAGAGGCTGACCGCGGAACGTGACGATGCCATTCTCGTCGATCGAAAGGCCGGCTACAGGCATCTTCGCCTTCTTGACCGCCTCGGCACGGGCGGCGCGTCGATCGTCGAGAGCCTTGGTCAGCGCCTTGGACTCGACATCGAGACGCTCGGCGTGGACGATCAGCCCGTTGCGCTTCGTCAAATCGGCGACGGCGCGATTGGTGCCGCGCGCGGCTTCGATCTTGGCGCGAACCGCGCCGGCATCCTGCAGAGGCGGCAGTTCGCCCGCCTCGATCAGCTTGCGATCATTGTTGTCGGCGGAAGCGCGAAGCTCGGCGGCTTGGGTATCCAGGTCATCAGCCTGCTTGCGAAGCTCGGCGGCGCGAGACACCAGCCCATTGGCGGTCTCGCGGTGGCGCAGGCTCTCGGCGGCAAGCCGCTCGCGATTGGCCTTGCGGGTCTCGATATTGGTGTTGTGCTCGCCAACTCGCTGCAGCTCGGCAACGAGTTCCCCTTCGTCGATCGGTTGCCCGGGCGTGCCTTCCGGCACCATAATGCCGGCGACCTGAGCGGTAAGCTCCTTGAACTTCCGATTGACGTCTGTCCGCTTGGCGAAGTCATCGTCGTAGGCCAAGCGGTCGGCAGCGAAATCGAAGCCGGGGACGAATTTCTCCAGCACGCCGCGCAGCTCATCGGCGTCCATCCGCAGCATGGCGAGGGGATCGAAGCTGAAAGTGCCGAAGATGGCATCAAGGGTCTTCTGCGGCTTCGGGAACCGCGCGCCGCCAGGTCCCTCAAGGACGAGCGTCTCAATCAACTCGCCAGCGTCGTTGCGCTTGAACGTCTTCACGGCACGGACAGGAACCTCGCCGACGTCGTCCATGTGGATGACGATGGTGGCCTCTTCGGCGTCGTCGTTGATCGGCTTCCATGAGAGCGGCTTACGGCCGCCGGCCATCGTGGCTATGGCGTTGAGCAGACTGCTCTTGCCGTTCTCGTTGAAGCCGGTGACTTCGTTCATCCCCGGCCCGGGATCGATATCGACGTGCCGGACGCGCATGAAATTGTCGACAACAAGCTTGGTAATCGGCATTGGAGTCCTCAGCGGGCGTGTTGAGTGCGGTGGAAACCGGGAGTGCCGGGCGCATAGGAGCCAAAGAGTTCTCTGGCGTGTGGCTTCAGTTGCGCATGCAGCTCGGCGCCTGCGGCCGTGACGCGATAAAGCGTGGAGAGGTGCTTGCGATCGTTCTCAAGAACGGTCGTTACTTCGCGCGTCTCCATGAGGCCGCGCTTCACCAGGTCGGCGAGCGCAAACTCGCCGCACGAAAAGTAGCCGCGCAGGTTCCATTGAGGAACGGCCCGACCCAATGCCTGGAACTGCCAGGCGCTGAGCAGCTTCACGCCGCGACCGCTGGTGCGGTTGGGACTTCCAGTTTTTCGAGGGCGGCCGCAACTCGGCGGAGCGCTCGCTCGGTATCGTGATGTCGGCTTGCCTTGGCGCGACGCTCGGCCTGCTTGCTGTCGGAGAGCCGCTTGCCGTTATGCGGCACCAATACCGCCCGGGCCTTGTCCGCGTGCCAGTCCGCGATCTGAGCGACGAGCTCAGAATTCATGCCTTCTTGGAGCGCTCGTTCGACGGAGATTACGCAAATCATGGGATGGCCTCGCCGCTAAGAGAGACCGTGGTGTATAAGAAAATTACACAGTTGGCAATATAGATCGAAAAAAAATGTGCAACGGTTGTGTGCACCGCCTCGCGGATAGTTTATGCACTATGTCCAAATTGCGACGAACGCCGAGAACCAAGGCGCGCGATTCGACAGGCAACAGGCCCGAGTCACGCTCGTGTCACGCTGAAAGTTGCCAGGCGCGGGAGTTAACCATCCTGCGGCGCCGCACAAATAGGCAGGATCGGCGAGCAGCAATGCCGCCGCGGCGTATGTCCCAACCCGGCTCGGCCGTATAGGACGCCGTGATCTTCCCCACCTTCTTTGGCAGCAATCTGCCGGAGGGGGTAAGGGGGAGTTTGCGGCTTCGAGCCCACCCTCTCAACCGTATATTCGAAGAGATTGAGGTAGAGTCTGGGGTAGGGCGACGATGTCTAGTGAAGGGCGCAGGCGTCCAGGAACTGGCCTATTGCCACAGCGGAATTCTCCGGGGGCAGGCTGACGGACATCGACATCTTGTTGTTCGACGTCGAGACATTCACCACGAGCTGGCGAGGGCTGTCGCGCAAGGCGGCGAGCACGTCCAACAGGTCCTGCGGGGCCGCTGCTACGGATGTCGCCTGCGAGTCGTTCTGAGTAACTTTGCCCGGCCACTTCGCTATGCCGGCGTTCCCGGGCGGGGCAAGCGTTATGGAAACCAGGTCGCCCCGACGGATCGAGAAGTTCTTAGTCGGCGCCCCGGCGATCGAAATTGTCGGCGCTATCCCGACCTCTCGTCCAGTGCAATCGAACATGACGGCGCCGTCCCCGGAGGCCGGCTGAGCAATTAGGTCGACGCTTCGTTTTGACGAGGAATCGTCAGAAACCAAGGCGCTCCAGGCGGCATTCGCCGGGCAGCAGACTGCCGTGGCGGCCAGAAAAACTCCGGCCGCCATTGATGCTTTCAACATGACGAGAGCTCCTATGCCCGCCGGTGCCGCGAGAACAGCCCGACCTTGCCGATGATGATATCGATGACGTCGATCTGCGTCGACTCGTCACCCTTCATCTCGATGTCGGTTTGCCACGCCGGATCCGTGCTATGCGGCCGGAGATTCCATTTCTTGCCATTCTTGACAAGAAGCTTGGCGGTATACTCCGCCATGCCATGTTCGAGACGCCTGACGATAACCAGGTCCCCGTCCTCTGGGATTAGCCCAGTATCGCTGACGCTCACGCCCTGCAGGTATTCGCCCTCCATGGCGAACCTGTTAATCGATGTGCCCTCTACCTCCCACAGTCGCTGCGCCGCAGCCGGATAATCCGACCGCGGGCTGTACGGCATGTCAAAGGGAACGAAGGCCACTGTCCCCTCCTTCCACACGCCGGCCGCGACTCTACCAACCACCATAAGACCGCCCGCCCCCTCACCGACGCCGCTCTCAAGCCACATGAGCGGCTTTTTGGTTAGCTCCGAGATTTCCTCGAGCGTCTTCCGGTGTGGACGGACTAAGTCGCCTTCCCATTTAGCGACGGCGCTACGAGTTTTTCCGAGCGCGAGCGCGAACTCCTCCTGCGAGGAATAACCCGCGTCGCGTCGTGCCTTTATCATGCGCTGTCCGAATGTCATTTGTCCACTATAACGCATCGCGTTTTCACATGCACCGACACTTTTGCTTGACGTCGATGTACCTTTAGATTATACACTATCGCCACGGCCGGTTAGGACCGAGTAAATCGTGCGGAGAGGCGATGTCACTTCCATCTTGGGTTCGGCGCGGAGTCGAATGCGTTTGCATCGACGATGCCTGGAACAACACCTTCGATATTCCCAGCGAAGGGCCGCATCCGAAGCGTGGTGACCACTTCATCGTTGCCGACACGATCGAACTGCTTGGGGTTTGGTACATTACCGTCGCCGAACCTCATGTTGCTCCTGACTACTACGCCGTTTCTGGCTTTCGCGGCCTGACGGCAGCAGAGATCGCCGTATCGGCGCTGTGGAAACGCTGGCTCAAAGCCGCTGTCGGACAGTCGGCGGCCGAACTGGAGCCGGCGCTCTAGTGTATTTCGGAGCCAAATTATTTGCCCGGCGCGACGTTGTCGCAGGGGCCTTTCTGAAATCGCTCGCCGACGAGGGCTGCAACCCTTGCCAATGAGCGAAATGAACTGCGGCGTGTGCCACTGCGCCGATCGCGAATGCCTCGAGTCCGCGCCTCGCGTCTACCAGGACAATGTTGCGCTGCTCGACCATATGAGTGTTCTCCAAGTTCGCGGCTTCAATGCGTATCCTTATCCATCAGAAGGATTTTGAGGTGTCCGAACTGAATTTGGAGGTCGGCAAATTATCTTCGCTGGCCGAGATGCGGGCTCTAGTGCACGAGGTCGCGGACTTCGCTGCCCCATCTGACAATTGGAAAGATCGCGTGCAGGCGGCGGCCCGCGCTATCGGCCTCGAGTGGGAGAGGGCCAAGTCGTTTTACTACAAGACGGCACGCCGCGTTGATTCAGGGGAAATGGATAATGCCAGAGCGGCAGTTAAACGGCTTCGCATCGCCAACGAGCGACGCGAGGCAGCGCGGCACGTCGAATGGCTGCGCAGAACCGTCGAACATCTTCGCGAGGACGGCGGGCAATTCGACAGCGAAAGTCTTGATGTTCTTGAGCGTCTTGCTGGCGTCGTGGGCGCAGGAGGCGGCGCCGTGGTGGCCATGGCCGAAGGGGTAAACGGCGCCAGCGAATGACCGTCTACTTCATAAGGCGCGCTGGCGACGACCGAGGGTTGATCAAAATTGGTTTCGCCAACGATCTGGCGAGGCGATTGATGAACCTGAAGGTCGGCAATCCTGAAGGCTTCGAGGTGCTCTGTCAGATTCCTGGCGGTGCTGGCTTGGAGGCACATCTCCACGAGGAGCTGAAGGCCTATCGAGTATCTGGCGAATGGTTTGCCCCATCAGACGAGGTGTTCTGGGTCATCGAGAGGCTGAAGAGATTCGGCGTTCCTTCCGGCAAAGCAGACGCATCTCCGGCGACCCAGAGAAGCGTGGCGGAGGCCGATCGAGAGGATGTCGCGCAGGCTCGTGAACTCCTGATTAAGGCCGCAACAAATTGGCCTCCTACAGAGAATGCGAAGTCGATGCAGAGCACGCTCGCTGCACTGCTTGGCTGGTCCGAACGGCGGGTGCGGGCAATCTGGGAACGAGACGCGAGGCGCATCTCCTCCTGGGAGATGAAGGCTCTTTCAGAATTGGCGGATGAGGCATGGCTTCTATCCCCGCATGGCAAGGTGATTGCTGACATGACGTCGAGAATTTCCGCCCTCGAATTGGCGCTGACCAAAGCAGGGATCAATTGATGCCGTTCATTCCGCTCGAGATCAGCAATGGCCCGGCGCGTCCGTCTATCTTCGCATCGCTGAAGAAGATGGGCGCCAAGCCGGCGAAGACGACGCTTTACCTTGCCGCCGATGCATCAGCGAAGTTCGGCATCGTGGCCGGTGACCAGGTCGAGGTCATGCTGGGCACTGAAGAGCAGCACGGCATCCTCCGCATTCGGAAGGGCAACGGTCCCGTCATCAAGCCAGCCGGCCCGAAGGGTGACCTCGCACTTTCTCTTGGGCACATCGACAGTTTCGTCGACCGGCAAGAGCGCAAGGCAGCGTGCACCGTCGAGCTCGTCGATGATTGGGCAGAGATCGTGCTGCCGAAGTGGGCCGATGAGACCGCCCCGCGGCGAGTGATTGTCGCGCCGGCGCGGCCACTGCTTAAAGCCCCGGCGACAACTCACCGTCGTCGTCCGACGACTGGCCTTTGGGTGGGCAATGTGACCGCCGCAAGCCAAGGCGATCCGCCTCGCTCCCGATCAGCGTTGGTAATCGGTGCAGCGGAGAGAGCTGAGATGCGCGCGCAGCTCCGGACCGCCGAGTCAGAAATTCGCCGCGACAGCGAGGCGGAGGCGCGGCAGGAGTTGCGGGCTCGCCGAGAGGCAAGCGGCGCCAAAAGCGGACCGGGCACAAATCTGAGCAAGAGCCAGCGCGGCTTGTTGGCGGCCCTAGCGAAGGGCCACGTGGTCGATAAGCCCGGCGTGCTTGCTGCCTCGAATTCAACCTCGCCTGACATTCGGATGGCGAGGGTGCTGATTGGCTATCTGCGTGCCAAATGCGAGGGAACTGGGCTGGTCATTAAGACTGTCCGCGGCGACGGCTACGTGCTCGACGAAGTCTCCTGCGAGATCGCCGGCAACATCCTGGCGGCATACGCATGACCTGCATCGTTGGGCTTGTGCACGGCGGCAAGGTCCATATCGGCGGCGACAGCGCTGGTGTTGCTGGCCTGGATTTGACTGTCAGGAGCGATGCCAAGGTCTTCGAGAACGACGGGTTCGTCTTCGGCTTCACCACAAGCTTTCGCATGGGAAACCTGTTGCAGCATGCGTTGACGCCGCCGCGCCGTCATCCTGACGATGATGTCCATAAATTCATGGTCACGGATTTCATTAATGCCGTTCGCGCATGCCTCAAGGACGGTGGCTTCTCGAAGAAAGAGAACAACGTCGAAGAGGGCGGGACGTTTCTCGTCGGATACGCTGGCCGGCTTTTCTACATCGACGAGGATTTTCAGGTGGGCGAGACCGCTTCCGGATATGCGGCCTGCGGCTGTGGCAACAGCATCGCTCTTGGCGCGCTATATGCATCCGAAGGCATGTCGCCGAAGAAGCGAGTTCGCCAAGCTCTTAAGGCGGCGGAACAATTCAGCGCCGGTGTACGCGGCCCATTCAATATCGTCAGCACCGAGGTCGCCCCGTGACGATCTTGTTTGCTGGCATGGGGTCGCATCAAAGCGGTAAGTCTGTCACCGACAACTGGTTCACGCCGCCTGCGATCATCGAAGCGCTCGGCGGTGCAGGCAGCTTTGATCTCGATCCGTGCTCCGGCGCCGATCGTCCGTTCGCTACTGCGCTGCACCACTTCAGCCCGGAGGATAACGGCCTCCGTCTCAATTGGTGGGGCAGGATATGGCTCAATCCGCCGTACTCCAATCCGCTGCTAGCCCGTTTCCTGGCCCGGATGGCCGCGCACGGACGCGGCACTGCCTTGATCTTCGCCAGAACTGAGACAGCCGCGTTCCGCCGCTTCGTCTGGAGCGTCGCCACCGGCGTCATGTTCTTGAATGGGCGGCTGAATTTCCATCATGCCGATGGTCGACGCGCTATCCGCAACGGCGGCGCGCCATCGGTGCTGATCGCTTATGGCGACGATGATCGCGACATCCTTGCGGCCGCGCCGATCGACGGCACTTTTATCCCGCTCCGTCTTCCCACAACGATGCTGGTGAGCTGGGTAAATGCCACCTGGGCACAAGCGCTCGAGTCCTTTTTCGCCGGCCAAGATGGTCCGGTGTCGCTCGGTGACCTCTATCGCGCCTTTGCCAACCATCCGAAGTCGCGCAGCAATCAGCACTGGAAAGACAAGCTGCGGCAAATGCTGCAGCGCGGCACTTACGAGAGGGTCGACAAGGGCTTGTGGCAGAGGAGAGCTGCATGAACGAAACACTATTCCCCATGCCGGCGATCCTCACGACACGCTTCGCATTCGTCGACAAGATGGCGGCGGAGTTCGCAGCCATCCGGCCGCCCGGCGGCTTCAACGTCGCCTTGATAGATGCCCCGTGGGAATTCCAGACCTTCAGCGACAAGGGGCAAGGTAAGGGCCCCGGCAGGCACTACAACACGATGTCGGTGGAGGAGATCTCTGCGATCCCCGTCGACATGTTGATGGCTGACAATTCGTCGGCGCTCGCCTGGTTCACATGGCCTTTGGCGATGCGCTGGCGAGAAGTCATTGAGGCGTGGGGTTTCGATTACGCCGGCCTCGGCTGGGAATGGCTGAAGTTCAACCCCAAGACCGGCAAATATGCATTTGGCGGCGGCTATGGGACGCGCAAGAACGTCGAGCCATGTCTGCTGCTGACGCGCGGTGATCCACAGCTACGCCAGCCGATCGAGAGCTCCATGCTCGGCGAGGCGGTAATCCCCGAGGGCGTGCACAGCGTCCGCGATTTCATTGAGGCCATGCCGTTGGACGCGATCCGCGCGCCTCGGCGGCAGCACTCCAGAAAACCCGATGAGCAATACGAGCGCATCGAGACACTGTTCGATGGACCATACGTCGAGCTCTTCAGTAGAGCCGACCGGCCCGGATGGACAGCATGGGGGGATCAAGTCGGTCTCCTCAACTCCGCAAAGTCGGAGTCGATCGCCGCCTAGCGCGGCCCCCGCGGAAATGTCCGCAACTAAGGAATCCGTATGACCACCAAGACCGAACTCATTGGGGCAGTCGCTGCTGCCACCGGCCAGACTTTGGCAACCACCCGCGAGATCGTCGACGCGACGATCGATGTCATCGGCGTCAATCTTGTCTTCGGTAACGAGGTCAAGCTCGTTGGACTCGGCGTCTTCACCGTGAAGGACACGCCGGCCAAGGCAGGGCGCAATCCCGCGACAGGCGCAGCGATCACGATCGCCGCCGGCCGCCGCATCGGCTTCAAGCCGGGCAAGGATCTCAAGGCGCGCCTCTAAGCAGCCTGCCACATCAACAGCATAGGAGACTTCCATGGCGCGCAAGCCGTCCGGGAAGACTAAGCCCAAGCTCGCCCCTGTGGGCGGCTCGGCAAGCGTTGGCCACAACAGTGGCGCGACCGCAGAACAGATCACCGACGACCAGCTTCAGGCGTTGACGCGCCAGCATGCCGCCAAGCGTGCCCGTCTCGTCGCGGCCGAGAAGACCGCGCGTTCCGATCGCATGAACTTCGACAAGGTCATCAAGTCGGATCTCGGCGCCAATGGCCTGAAGGACATCAAGCTGCTCGAGCAGCTCTCGACGCCTGAAGGCGAGGCGGCACTGAAGGCTGAGCTGGAGCGCCAGATGCGCGCCGCCCGCTGGGCCGGTCTCGCGATCGGGACGCAGGCCAATATGTTCGGCCCCGATATCCGCTCCCTGCGTGAACGCGCCTTCGAAGAGGGCAAGCGCGCCGGCATGGAAAGCACCGGCCCGCTCAACCCGCCTGCCAACTACTCGCCGGGCAGCGAAGGATACGAGGGCTACATCGAAGGCTGGCACGTCGGTCAGGCGGCCATCAACAAGATCGGCAAGCCTGCGTCGGATGAAGGGCACGTGCTGCGCCCCGCTGAAAACGAAGAGCCAGGGCCGGACGCGTTCGACGACGCTGCCGATGGCGGCAATGGCCACGTCGAGGCCGGCCCCGAAGATGGGGACAATGGCGAGGAACCGGCGCCTCCCGGCGCCGAGCCGGCCGCTGAAGGTTCTCCGCCGGCTGATCCGTGGCCCGACGATGCCAAGCTGGGCAATCGCCAGCCGGCTGAGGTGCTCTAGCCATGTCAATCCTCCCGCGCACCGACGTCTACCTGGCAGTCACCGCGGAGCTGAAGGCCAACGGATACCGGTGGCGGGAGGAGTTTGGCGGCAAGCACGGCAAGCTGATCGTTGACGTCGGCGGCCACGAAAAGACGGTCGTGGTGTCGCTGACGCCAAGCGATCACCGCGCTGTTCGCAATGCGCTGGGCTGGCTGCGGCGCGACATGAAGAACTGGACAGCCGAACTGTCGGCCACGAAGGACAACGCTTTGTCTACCTCACGCAATGAAATTGAAATCCATGTCGTTCGCGATGAGCCAAGGGTTCTTGACCTCGACCTCGGGCGCCGTCTCGCCTACGGTCGCCCGGAGCGCATACGCGATGTCATCAAGCGTCACGAAGACGAGTTCCTGGCGATGGGAGGTTTACCGCACACTGCGGTAAACCCCGGAAACGCTGGGGGTCGGCCGTCCAAGGCCTTCTATCTCAATGAAGAGCAAGCACTGCTAGCGGCGGTGCTCAGTGAAACGCCGGCGGCATCGACCGTCCGCGCGACCTTGATCAGGTCCTTCGTGGCGTGGCGTCGCGCCAAGATGCTGCCAACCGAAGAGGCAGAACGAACCTTCGGCATCGCCAAGCAGGTGAACCACAAGATCACCGTTCTGGAGAAGCAGGTCGACGAGATCCTGCGCTTCATTACGTCGCCGTCCGGTCAGACGGTCCCCGCATTCAATCTCGCAGGAACGGTGACCGCCCTTGCCATCATAGAAATGGCTGGAGTTCCTCAGCGCGAGCGTGTGCGCGGCACTTCCTCTGTCGTGACCAGACAGATGAAGGATTTCTGCCTGAAACATTCCTACGGCGCCTTCCCGACGCCGACCCACATCGACCCCGACGGGCGGTGGCGCTTCCCACGTGAGGCGGCGGCGGAATGGCTGACCGGCCCGTCTCAGGGTTCGGAGGTCATCCGATCGCACGTCGCCCGACATCGCCGAGAGAGTGCGGCTGGGCAAATCGCCATGCAACTCGTGAGCAGTCGTCCATGATCCTTGCCGGCCTCGATATCGCGACCGTCACAGGCGTTGCCCTGATGAAGGATGGGAAGATCACGACCCAGACCTTCCGAGCAGACGGCAAGAAGCGCTTCCTCGAGCGCGACGATGACAAGTCAATCGACGCAGTCCGCATGGGCATGGCGTTCCGCAGCTTCGAGGATTTCCTCACAGCCTTCCTTCTCAACAACTCGGTTGATGCCGTCGCGATCGAAGCGCCGCTCAACACCAATTTCCAGCGCAAGAAGCTGGTCACCAATGCCGATGCGATTTTCGCGGGGCAATCCAAGAACTGGGAAAATGTGGGCGGCGCCAGCTTGGCGACGTTCTTCAAAATCCACGGGCTCGAGGCCGTTGCGCTGGCCGTGTGCACCCGCTGGAACATTCCGGCCGAGTTCGTCAATCAGGGGACTTGGCGCAAAGAGTTTCTCGGCAACGGCCGGCCAAAGGACCCCAAGAAGGAAGCGCGTCTCATGTGCATCCGGCTGGGGATTGAATGCACGAGCGACGATGCCGCCGAGTCCGCCGGTGTCGTGACCTGGCTCAACAACAAGCTCAATCCGTACGGCATCCGTCGGGCCAACGATCTGTTCAAGGCGGCGACCACATGACCCCGCACTGGACGGACAAATATACCCGATCCCAGCTTGTTGCCGTCGTCCGTGTGATGGCGCGCGATGGAAAGTCGGCGAGCCAAATCGCCAAAGAAATAGGTCTCGGGGTCACCAAAAATATCATCATCGGGCTCGTGAACACTTCGCGACCGCGGATCCAATTGCAGGGGCGCGGCGGCGCTGTCGACAAGGATGGCATGCCGCGTCCGAAGAAAGAGCCTTCACCCGGGAAGACCGCGCCCAACAAGGTGCCTCGGGTTGCCGGCAAGCCGCTCAGCTTCATTATCCTGGACGAGGTCGCAACCTTCGACGCCGATCCCTCGCTGCACATCAGCGAGCTCGAACCCAAGGACGGGCGCTGCAGGTTTCCGCTGTGGCCGGATCGGATTGGAAACCTCGATCGGTCGCCGAAGCAATACGAGCTTCGATATTGCGGCAGGCCGACGATCGGCGACTCGAGCTGGTGCCCTGACTGTCGCAAGAAGGTCTACGCCGACCCGCTGCCACGCCCGGGGATGAATCTTTCTCAGTTCCGGTGGCGGCGTGGGTGACGACAAGCATGCGCAAATTGCCAGCCTCACCACAGACCAAGTCATCGACGCCGTCCATTCGCTGCTGGACGAAGTCCGGCGTCTCACTATCGACCTCGGCTGGCCCGGCGTCTCTCTGGAGATGGCGCGCGAGAAGGCAAGAGCGTTCGCCGTCGCGCGCCGACACCTCGGATCAATGGTGGCCTGGCGCGAGGGGAAAAAGGGCGAAGCCCAGCTCGCAAGACTCGAGGCGCTGTTCGACCGTGTCGTCAAAAGCTCCGTCGTCGATGAGGCGAAGAACACGGTGACCTTCATCTTCTCTGCCGACGACGTGCCGCTGCTGCGGCGAGCCATGTTCGCCCTGATCGAATTCCAAATCATCAAGACCGCAGACGCCGAACGAGCCGGTCGCGGCAAATACAAGGGTAAGCGCTAATGACTGTCCATGCCCCGGAGACATTCCGCGAATTCGCAGCCGTTCGAGGTTTCGATCTCGACCACGAGCTGGTCGTCGATTGCTTCGCCGGCGGCGGCGGCGCCAGCGAGGGCATGGAAGACGCGATCCGGCGCCTGAAGGTGCTCGGCATCCTGCCGCTGAGCCGGCGCGCCAATGTCGACATCGCGATCAACCACGACGACAAGGCGATCGCCATGCACCTGGCGAACCACCCCAATACCATGCACGTCACCGCCGATATCTGGACCGTCGACCCGCTGTCGGTCACAGGCGGGCTGCAGGTCGGCGCTGTGTGGGCATCGCCGGATTGTCGGCACCATTCCAAGGCCAAGGGCGGACGGCCCGTGAGCGAGTCCGTGCGCGATCTGGCATGGGTCGTTGCCCATTGGTGCGAGCAGGTCCATCCGCGCGAAGTCTACCTCGAGAACGTCGAAGAGTTTCGGGACTGGGGCCCGCTGGTTTCCGATGGCGCCGGCGGCATGCGACCGAACAAGCTGCAGAAGGGCGCCACATTCAAGCGCTGGGTCCGCAAATTCAAGGCAATGGGCTATCGCGTCGAATGGCAGGAGCGGCGCGCGAACCTCTGGGGCGTGCCGACAATCCGGAAGCGCCTCTACATCATGATGCGCAATGACGGCGAACCGATCGTCTGGCCGCCTGAAACGCACGCCGACCCGAAGTCTGAGGAAGTAGCGCGCGGCGAAAAGCAGGCGTGGCCGATTGCCGCCGACATCATCGATTGGGATCGGCCGTGCCCATCGATCTTCCTGACGAAAGCCGATGCTCGGGAGCTGCGGCGGTCTGCTGGCATCTCGATCATCCGTCCGCTGGCTGACAATACCCACGCCCGGATCGCGAAGGGGATCAAGCGCTATGTCCTCGATCGCGCTTCGCCGTTTATCGTGACTTGCAATCACGCCGGCGAATTTCGCGGCCAGTCGATCGACGCCTCGTTCAACACCGTTGCGGCGGCGCGCGATGCCCACGGCGTCGTGATCCCGAGCTTGATTAGCGTCAACCATGGAGACAGCGGCGGCCGGCGCGAATATGGGGTCGATGAGAGCTTTGGCACCGTCGAGACGGCGCCGAGCAAAGGGCTAATCGAGGCCCACATCGCGCCGAGCATTGTCGGCGTCGGCGGCCGAATGGGGCAATCGGGGCCGCGCTCCGTCGAAGCTCCTTGGCACACCGCGACAACAAAACCCGACAGCGCGATCGTCGCGCCGTACCTCGTTCCTCGCTATGGCGAGCGTGACGGCCAGGAGCCACGCACGCTGCCGATCGACGGATCGACGCCGACAATTGTCCCTACTGGTAATGGCGCCGGGATTGCCGCAGCGGAGCTGGCCCCGTTCATTACACATGGCCAGCATGGCGGCCGCTCGCGCGGCGCCGACGAACCGCATCACACAGTCGAAGCGTCGACCAAAGACACCAATCAGGTCGCCGCGGTCTACCTGGCGCAGCACAACGAGAATCGCATTGGCGTTCCGGCCGATGGCTCCATGCCGGCGGTAACGACGCGAGGGACGCAAACACAGCAAGTCGCGGCCTTCTTGGCCCAGAACAACACGGACATGGTCGGCCACGATCTCCGGGAGTCGACTTCCACGATCGTCGGCAAGGGGTCGACGCAATCTTTCGTCGCCGCTTCGGTCATCGAGATGCATGGCAAATCCGGCGCGCGGCCAGTTGATGCCCCGGCGTCATCGCCAACGACGAAGAGCACGCCTGGCTTCGCTGCTGCGCACATGATCTCGTTGAAGGGGAGCGATCGCCGAGCCTATGGCGCCGACCGGCCCGTTGAGGCAATCACTGCGGATGGTCAGCATGCGGGCGTCGTGACGCTGCCCCTGATGACCGCCTACTACGGCTCCGATGAAGTCGGTGGCGCCGAAGATGCTCCGGTTCGCAGCGTAACCTCAAAGGCTCGCTTCGGGCACATCGAAGCCACTGCGGCCGCGCCGCCGCTTACCGACAGCCAGTTGGCCCGCGCCCGCCAGGTCGCAGATTTCCTGCGCGCCTATGGGTGCTGGGACGACCGCGAATTCGTGACCGTCGGCCAATGGGTAGTCATTGATATCGGCATGCGGATGTTGACGCCGCGCGAGCTCGCCAGGGCCCAAGGCTTCAGCGACAGCTATGTGCTGGCCGCGCCGTACAACGGCAAGACGCTGACGGAGACCGATCAGCGGCACAAGATAGGCAACTCAGTGTGTCCCGCGATGGCGGCATCCCTGTTCATGGCCAACTACAGGCCGAAGCCCCGGGCCGCGAATTCGCCCGATCAGGGCTGGCTGCTGCAGAAGGCGGCCTGATGCACCAAGCGATATTCGCCGCACTGCGGCAACACCGCTTCTCGTTGCACGATGAGAAGGCGATGCAAGCCGAGATGTTTAGCGTCCTCGTCGCCGCCGGGTTTGAGGCGGAACGAGAGGTTGTGCTCAGCGACGCCGATCGCATCGACATTTTGGTCGGGACTGTCGGCATCGAATGCAAGATCAAAGGCCAGCGTCGCGCCATCTATCATCAGGTCGAGCGCTATGCCCGGCATGATCGCATCTCAGCGCTGATACTTGCCACCAACGTTGCTATGGGCATGCCGCCCCAGCTTAGCGGCAAGCCGGTTCTCGTTCTCAATCTCGCGAGGGCGTGGCTCTGACCAAGCAGCTCTACGGCAGACTCGAGGCGAAGGGTAATCGGTGGGTAATCACCGATCTGCCGCCGCATGTGGCCATCCGCCTCAAGAATATGTTCGCTCGCATCGACAAGACGCAGACCAGCGTCTTCAGCATGCCGCGCACCGACCAGATGTCCGCCGATCTCGATTGGTTCATGTCGCGATATCCGATGGAGATGACTGAGCACGATCGCAAATTGCTCATAGGCGGCCGGCTGAAATTCGAGGCTGATCGTGACGCGGCAGAAGCGATCATGCTGCCCACTTTCCAGCCCGGCCTTCTTCATGGTTTCCGCCCTGGCTATGCGCCGCGGCATACGCAAAGCCAGGCGATCGAGCTGTGGCATCGCAAGAAGCGGCTGCTTGTCGGCGACGACGTCGGCCTAGGCAAGACGTGGATTGCCCTGGGAGGCCTCGTCGGATCGCCGTTCTTGCCGGCGGCCATCGTGGTTGAGGCGCATCTACCCAGTCAGTGGCGTGACGAATTCATCACGCCATACACCTACATGCAGTCGCACATCATCGCAGGTACGCGCCCCTATAACCTGCCACCGGCCAACCTCTACATCTTCAAGTATTCGAACATCGCAGGATGGGTTGATCTCGCGGCGGAGGGCGCATTTCCGTCCGTTGTCTTCGACGAAATCCAACAGGGCAGGACCGGGGAAGCGTCGGAGAAGGGGCGCGCGATGCGCGTCTTTGCCAACAACGCCGAGATGAGCCTCGGCCTATCGGCCACGCCCATCTTCAACTATGGCTCAGAAATCTGGAACATCATGCAATACATCGACCCCGATCTATTGGGGCCGTGGGACGAATTCGTCCGTGAATGGTGCAGGATGGGGCCGGGCGGGAAGTGGCTCGTCACCAATCCTTCGGCTCTCGGTGCATACCTGCGCGAGTCGCAAGTGTTCATTCGTCGCCTGCGTGAAGGTCGACCGATCAACCGCATCGTCATCGATGTCGACTTCGACCACGACGAGGCTGCCAAGTCAGAAGATTTGGCGAAGACGCTGGCCAGCCGCGTCCTGTCGGGCACGTTCGGCGAAAGTGGCGACGCGGCGCGCAAACTCGACGCTCTCGCCCGACAGGTAACCGGCGTGGCGAAGGCTCGCAGCGTCGCCGCTTATGTTCGCATCCTCCTCAAATCCGGCGAGCCCGTCATTCTGGCCGGCTGGCACCGTGAAGTCTATTCGATCTGGCTTGAGGCGCTGAAGGATTTCAATCCCAAGCTCTACACCGGCTCTGAATCGCCGAAGCAGAAGGACGCCACGAAGCGCGCGTTCATCGAAGGCGAGACGGATCTCCTGATCATCTCGCTTCGATCTGGCGCCGGCCTAGATGGCCTGCAGAAGCGCTGCAAAACCGTGGTTATCGGTGAGCTCGACTGGTCTCCCCAGATTTACGAGCAGCTCTTCGGCCGCGTCGATCGTCCAGGCCAGAAGGCGAATGAAATCACTGCCATTTTCTGCGTCGCCGACTCCGGTTCCGATCCCGTCGTGACCTCGGTCAACGCAGTGAAGAAGGACCAAGCGCGGGGCATCATCGATCCCGATGCCGACCTCGAGGTCACCTATTCCGACATCTCTCAGATCAAGCTGCTCGCACAGAGCTATTTGGAGCACGCCGCATGACCGCACACACCAATCCCCTGCTCGACGTCATTTTCGCTGCCGGCGGCTACGCCAAGTTCGCAAAGGCGATGGGCACAACCACAAACTCTGCTGTTCTCCAGGCGATCGCCGCCGGCAAGCGTATCCCCAGTGAACGGCTTCGCGCTGCCATTGTGAAAGCGTCGAAGGGCAAGCTCACCGAGCAGGATGTCATCGCCCTCAGCGGCCGTGCCGAATACGAGCGCAAATACTCCGAAGTCGACTCGCATTGGGACCTGCCAGAGGACGAGCGCCGGCAGTGGATTGCCGAGAAGGCGGCGCAGGGTGCGGCCGCTACGCTTCGCGGCAAGCTCAAATGAGCCAATACCAGGACGATGCCCGCGAACTGGCCGACCGGATCAACGAGGACATCGAAGGCGTCATCTCGAAATACTGGCCGAGCTGGATCCGCGGCATGCAGCGGGGCAAGCCCGTCGCCTACTTGACCCCGCGGGTCAAAGAGAAGGGCAAGAAGCCGACGTCCAGCTTCGTTGTCCATCTCGACGGCGCCGATCGGGGCAAATGGTATCGGTTCTCGCAGCGCGTGGGCGGCTATGGCCTTCAGCTACTGTTCTACGCCGAGACGACGCGCCTTGCCGATGGCAAGGAAGACTGGGCCAAAGCCTATCGGCTGGCGCGCGAGTATCTCGGCATTCGTCCGGCTCAGGAAACTTCGGAAGAGGACCGTGCCGAGCGAGAGCGCCGGCATGCTGAGGAAGACGTTGCGCGCGAACAACGTCGAGTCCAGCAAGCCGCTGAGGCGGCAGAGCATCGCGAGGAGCGTGTCGCCAGCGCGCAAGAGATATGGGCGGTCAGCAAGCCGCTGAAGGGAAGCCACGGCGATGCGTATTTGCAGGCGCGCGGGCTGCCTCCGGTATCGGAATGGCCGTGGGATCCTGCTGAGACGATCCGCTTTCATCCACGACTGACCTACGAGCTTGATCGAAGCGCAGGGGCGTTCCCGGCCATCGTGGCCCGCGTTCAGGACTGCTTCGGTGAGACGATAGCGGTTTGGCAGATCTATCTGCACCACAAGCTTGCCGAGAAAGCGCCAGTCGATAACCCCAAGGTCGGCCGCGGCCCTGCCGCTGGCGGTGCTGTGAGGATTGGCGGCGATGGCCCTAAGATTGGCGGCGGCGAGGGGCTTGAGACTAGCCTCGCCGCATGGGTGCTGGAGGGCTACCGCTACCCGGTATGGTCGCTGCTCTCGACATCGGGCGTCGCTAGCTTTGAGCCGCCAGCGTTCGTTCAGCGCTTCAATGGCTTTCCAGATGGCGATCTTGGCATCCTAAACCGCGACCGCGATCAGATTTTCGATCCGCCCGGCATCCGCGCGATGCGCACGCTGCAGGAACGACTGGTGCCGATGGGCATCCCTTCAATGATTTCCGAGATGTGCATTCACGGCGATGCGCTCAACCTGCTTTTGACCATGAGAGAACATGAAGAACGCATCGACCCTTGAGAATATCGCGGAAGAGCAGGTGGTGCTGGGCCGACTGCTGCATAGCGAGAGCGCATTCTGGCATGTTGCCGAGCTGCTGAGGCCGGAGCATTTCGCCCGGAAGATTCACCAAGAAATCTATGCCGCTATCCGGGACCTGCTGAAGGACGGCAAGAAACTGTCGCTCGTCGCCCTCAAAAGCCGCCTCGGCGATGAGTATGACGACGGCAAGTCTACGATGACGCTGCTGACGGCGTTGCTGAGGGATGCTGCTGACGGCGATCTGGAGGGTGTCGAGACGCTCGTCGACCTTTGGAAGCGGCGCGCCCATCTCGCCGAACTGACGCGGGCGATGAAGGCCGCAGAAGATCCAAACGCTCACGTCGACGATCTGATCGCAGAGCATGAGTCCCAGCTCGAGGATATCCATCTCAACGGGCAAACCGTGCCGATGCGAACGATCGGGCAAGCGGCGGCAGAAGTGATGAGCTTCTCTGTCAAAGCCAACAGCACCGGCGTGAGTTCTGGCTTCGATACCGGGCTCGGGACGCTGGATTTCCTCCTCGGCAAGATCAATCGAACCGACCTCGGTGTCATCGGCGCCGCACGTGGCGACGCCAAGACGATTCTTGCAGCCCAGCTTGCGCAGCACCAGCAGGCCTACGGCCCGACTGCGCTATTCGAACTGGAAATGCAGGACCTCGCTCTCGCGACGCGAGCCTTGGCCGCGCGCTCCAGCAAATCCGTTTCGGCGATTGAGGCTGGCGAGTTCGATCCATTCGAGATGGAGGAACTACTGGCGGCAAAGGAAGCTCTGTCCGGGTCTCGTTTCTACATCGACGATCGGCCGAAATTATCGATCGAGCAAATATGGGATCGCTGCAAAGTCATGAAGCGCTCGAAAGGTTTGTCGGTCGCCTTCATCGATCACTTCCGCCTCATCAGAACGAATGTGCGATTCAAAGATAAATTTGAACGCATGGAACACGTGTCCGGCGAGCTCAAAGCAATGGCGAAGGACTTGGAAATCGCCGTTGTCGTTCTATCTCAGGTTACACGCATGTCGCAGCGCCGCGAAAGTAACCCGGCGCCGCAGCTCAACGACCTGGATGGTGGCGGCGCGCTGGAACAAGACGCCGATTGGGCAATCACGCTGTTCAGACGAGACCGCTGGCTGAAGGCCCAGCATCCATACTTCTCCGACCCGGAGAGCCAAGAGGCAAGGGACTTCGCAGAGAAGCTTCGTCCCCACCGCGACAAAATCGAGATCACCTGCGTCAAGCGCCGCCGCGGCGTTGACGGAGAGATGCGCCAGTTCGATTTCGACGGCCGCGCCGGTCTCATTCGCGAAACTGAGAGGTAGGCATGAACGAGATCGTTTTGCCCCCGCCGATGATCCACGACGCCCGTACCTTCGTAGTCGCCGTGCTGTGGCTGCATGGTCGCGGCACAGGTGAGATCGCCAAGGTGGTTACGTGGACGCCGGGCCAGGTCCGTGGCTTCGTGCATAGGGCGTTCAAGACGCCTCGCGCGTCCCAGACGACTGCAGAGCGCCAGGCCGGCCTCGACGAGTTGAGAGCGGTCCGCATGGATGGCGGCAGGCTGAAGGACGAACACTTCATCGCAATCGAACTGGTCGGCAAGCCGCCGGGTGAGCCGACGCCGATCACGCGCCTGAAGCGCTCCTGGGCAGCAGGGATGACGATCGCCCATGGCATCGAGGACAGCAATCGGCAGGCAGTCGCGATCGCGGCGGTAAATGCTGACCATCGTGAGAAATTTCAAGCGATGCTTCGGCAGCAGCGGAAGCTGAAGGACAAGGAGCCGCTCGTCCTAACCAAAGAGGACAGGCGCGATCTCAGAGATATCGAGGCCGACGTTGGGCGCCGACTGCGCGATGAACTGCGCCGCAAGGCAATCGAGAGCAACGGCCTTGCGACACGGCGGGGCGCGCTGTTGTCCGCTCAACACGAAGCCCAAAGCTCGGCGCTCGACTTCCTGTTCCACAAGCGCTTGCTGCGCGATGGGAAACTGGTCGCCGGTGCGGATAGGAGCAAAACGTCAGAAGAGCAGCGTCGACTCGAGGCTGGCATGCGGTTGCGCGCCTATCTCGAGGGCAGCAGGCTCGGTGGACTCGGCGCTATCGACTACGAGCGCGCGACCATGGGCAGCGGCGGCGGCCCGGCGATCGCGCTGTCAGCCTACAAGCTGCAATGCGCTCATAGCGTCGGCGCGATCCGAAAACTTATCGCCGATGCTGAGTATTCCATCCTCGAGGCCGTCGTCGATCAGGATGTCTTCCTCTGGGAGCGCGAACGGCCGAATTCGAAACAACGCGAGACCATCTACCGGGTCATCCGATACGGGCTCGATATCGTCGGCGTGTTCGAGGGCATCATGCTGCCCGCCGAATTCAAGCTGCGCTGGGATGAGGAGCTTCCGAAGATCCAATGGCCTGATCACGGCGACCTGGCCCGCCGATCCGAAGAGATGGCCGAACTGGTCAAACACGCGAGGCGCGCATGAGCGACGATGAGATTATCAGCGCCACCGGCATTGATATTTACATCTGCGACGAGGACCATGTGCACCTCGACCTTCTCGACGAAGACGAGCTCGAAATTGCCGGCGCCGCGATGACGCCCGACGTCGCGCTAGCTCTCTTTGAGAAAGCGGCCGCAGACATACGCCAGTTCATGGCACAACAGGTCGACACCATCGGCCCAACGATGGGAAACGCGTAGTGACTCGAGAGCCTCTACCGCACCGCCGCTATGGCGAGAGCTTTGATATCCAGCACCTCGGTATTCGCTACTCGATGCAGATCGGGTGCTATGAAGACGGCCGTGTCGGCGAAGTGTTTCTCGGCATGGAGAAGGCGGCCGGCACCGCTATGGACGTCAACGCGCGCGACATGGCGGTCGTGATGTCGATGGCAATCCAGCACGGCGTCCCGATCGAACGGATGCTGAAGGCGGTGACCAAGGATTCCGAGGGGCGATCCGAGGGGCTAATGGGCCACGTCCTGGAGTTGATTGCAGCTTGGAAGCCAGTTAGAGGCGGCTGGGGCCAGACCGCTCTGGCGAAGGTAGCCGATGTGGAGCTGCTCACCTCCACGGCGCCGGCGCCCGGCGCGGCGCCAATCAACAAGGAGAACGCCAAGGTGTTTGGGTTTACGGGTGACGAATGCACCCAATGCCACAGCTTCCAGATGGTGCGGAATGGCACCTGCCTGAAGTGCGAGAACTGCGGCAGCACCACGGGCTGTTCGTGATGCGCGATCTCTTCGGCGAGTCCGACCGCCACGAGGCAGGCGGCAAGGTCAAGACCCGCTTGCTGCCCGGCGTCAAGGGAGACGCCAAGTTTGCTGGGAAACGGGATGAATACCGACCCGTTTTAAGGCGATGGCGCGGCGAAAAATTCCCTGATGAATATGCAGTTTTCATCGGGATGAACCCGTCAACGGCCGAGGCCGCCATCAACGATCCGACGATCACCCGGGAATGGTCATTCACGGAGCGAGAGGGGCTCGCCGGCTACGTCAAATGCAACGTCGCCGACTATCGCGCCACCTATCCGTCCGATCTACTCGCGCCGGGCCTGGTATTGCGTTCCGAGGAGAACTTGAAGACAATCTTGGCGCTCGCCGAGGGTGCCAAACTAGTTGTCGCCTGCTGGGGTTCGGTCAACAAGGCGTTGCGGCCGCTGGCCGATGAAACCGCGGCCGCTCTCCGCGACGCCGGCGTTCAGCTCAAATGCTTCGGCCTGACAGCTAACGGCTCGCCCAAGCATCCCGTCAGGCTGGCCGGTGTGACGCCGCTCATTTCGTTCTAGTCCGCGCTCCGCTCCGGCCGCCTCGATGTCGTCACCGCCTCGGTGACCTCCTGCGCCAGATCGACGTTCTCGACCGACTTGGCGAACAGGGCGAGCACTATACGAACAGGGTGAGGGACGTCCTCGACTCCGTCGATCCATTTCAGCACCCGATCTTGGCTAGTCCCGTAGAGATACGCGAAGAAGGTAGGCGTGATGCCGGCGGCGCTGAGCGCCATCGCGAACTCCGGACCGGTCATCTTCTGGTAGCGTTCCGGCGCGCGTTTGTTGGCGCCAGCCTTTATGCGGGGACCGTTGAGCGCCGAGATCATGGCCCGGCCGGCGTGGTATTCCGCCAGCTCTTCGGTCTCGAATACCGACGGAGAACCGTCCCGCTTCGTCAGGGTTTGCGGCACCATACCTGGCGCCGAGAAGACGGCAACAAAACTGCCACGCCCATCAGGCATCGCTTTGGCGATGAAGACGTTCGACGGGAACCGCTCCGGCATAAAAACCTCGGTATAGGGACGAAAGCGGTTATCGTCGGCGAGCAGGGCCTCGGTCAAGCGGTAGCTCCTTTCAGTTGGAAATACGGGATTAGGCGTGGCCGCGCAGAACACGGCGCGTCAGCGGCGATCGGCCGTGGCGGCCATGCAGGATCTTGGCGTCGGCACGCGCGGCGGCGAACAGATCGCGGCCTCGAGCCTTGTGCTTGGCGAGCGCTTCGCCGTGAAATGCCTCATCGGGCTCCATTTCGGCGATGATGACGCGAAGCATTCTGGCTTCCTGTGAGGTCAGTAGGCCGAACTCGGTGGTGATCTTGAGCTTAATGAAGGCAGTCTTCAGCTCGTCGAGGCCGAGGCCGCGCATGTAGCCGGCCGACGCGAAGTCGCGGAAGCCCTCCAGATATTCGGCGCGGAAGTAAACCTCCATCGCCGCGCCATGCGCCGGATCAGGGTGGCCCTGTTCCTTCAGCCTGTTGTGGATGGCGCCGAGGGCGAGTCCTTCGCGAATGTGCCAGTAAATCTCGGCGATCTTGTCGCGCAACCTCACAGCGTTTTCCTCCACGGGAATCCGTTCGGGATGCCAGCCTTCCGCAGCTCAGCCTTGCCGAGGCCGGTTGCTTTCCAGTGATCGGGGCCGACCTGAGTGATCCATCCGCGCTCCTCCAAGATTGTGCCAAGCGCGGCGAACCTCGGGTGGGCGGCCGGGAGGACTGAGCCGGTCGATTGCACGCCCCCGAGATCGATGCCGGCGAGCAGCGACATCAAGTCATCGTGCTGCGCAGTCGCAGTGCTGTTGACGAGGGCAATGAAGTCCGCCATTTCGTCCCGCCGTTTGCCCGGCATGGTCGACGCGATCTGGCTGCCGTCCGAAGCAAGCACGATGCCATCGGCGTCCATCGTCAAGGGCAGCATGTCATAGGTGACACGCGCCTCCGGTTGGGCGATCGCCTCGTCTTCCAGTGCCGAAAGTGCATCGTTCGGGTCGGTCCAGGTAATTAGCTCCTGAATCCGGCAGGCGAGAAGCCATGCGCGCGCTGTTCGCTCAAGAACCTTATGCGCTTCCATCGCGCCGCCGATAAAGAAGGTGCCGGGCGGCACATTGTCTGGCGGAGGGCCGTCCTCGCTCACCACCGGGGCGTACATCTTGAAATCGTCCGGCGCGATAAAGCCGGTCAACTCGGTGAGCAGCGCCTTGGCAAGATCGTTGGTCTGATTGACGATCTCGAGGTCGGTGCGGGGACGATAGCTGTTCAGCGCGTTCTGAACGAGCGGCGCGAAGCTGTAGTGGCCGTCGCAGATCGGCTCGTTGGCCTCGGTGATCGGGCAGAGGGCGATGACGGCATCGGTTTCGCTGTCAACGATGATATGCATGCCGGGGTGTTTCGCCATAGCGCGTTTGGTGGTGTCCACCAGGTAGCGGTAGTTCATCCGGACTCCTATTCTCGCCCACGTTCGGGCAGGTTGTGAATGACATGGGCGGCGCCGTATGCCGCCAGTCCAGCCATGCCTAAGAGCATTGCGTCGGTCATGTCTGGCACGTAGTCGCGGCGATATCCGTCGCTCCTGGGTGCATTGGCGCGATATCCCGCCATGGCCTTGGCCCTGGCTCTCGCCTGGGCGAATGTCGAGGCAGTGCCGCTGATCCGGTCGCCACTGCGGTAGCCGCTACCGTTGAAAGCCCACCAGCGATAGCTGTGACGGGAAAGCCGATGGACACCACCCCACGCCGCCACGCGCTTGTCCGGCCGGTGCGATAGGCGCCAGCTATATCGTGCGGGCCTGTCCGGTTGACCAGCGACGAACTCGACAGCGGTGCCAACCGACAGGAATGGCGCGGTGAGCGCTCTTTTGCTCCTCGGCATCAGCGCTTGCTCCGTTCCCGGACGATGTCGGCGACCATGCGAGCGTGCCGGCGAGCGCGAGCCCATGGCGAGGTGTAGATTTTGAACCAAATCCAGAACCCGACGCCGATCGCGATACCGAAGACCAAGCACCAGAAGAAGAAGGTGACGATCAGCATCAAGGGCCACGCTAGAACCCAGGCGTAGAGCCACGCGCTATCCCAGTGGAAGACGGCGCCGGTGCCCCCGAGGATGGCGTAGAAGAGCGAGCCAAGGCCAAGGTAGAAGGCCAGCCAGGTGAGGCCGACGCGGCGCACCACGATCTTGCCCTCAACCATGCTCGGACTCCTTCATGAGCTTCTCGACCAAGGCTTCGAGATCGGCGACCTTGAGGCTCAGCGCGAAGATGCGGTCGCGAGCAGCGCAGACGACGGCCTCGTGGGCGCTGTCGATGCGCATCAGCATGCGAACCTGGTTGCCGAGATCGAAATCGTTCTGCTCATTGAAGATCGACGGCGCGCGAGCGGCAGTATCGCGGACATCGGTCATCCGCTTCTGGACCTCCGGCGCCGACATATCGGTCGGCCCGCAGGTTTCGGTGTAGACCATGCCCATACGGGCGAGCAGAGCTTTGTGGGCTGCCAGTTCGGCGGCGTTCATCATCAGGGACTCCTTGTGGTGAGCACAGTTGCTCGGGGTTCAGTCGTTCGAGGGGACGCGACCAGCGTCGAGTTCAGCCGCTTGTCCAGCATCGCGGCAGTAGAGCCGGCCGTTCTGGATGAAGGCGTGGCAGCTCTTGGCGAAGTCGGCAGGCGTGAAGCGATCCGATGGCTTCAGCCGGCGCCAATGCCACCAATCGCCATCGACGTTCCAGCCGGCACGCGGCTCTGTGGGTCCGTCGGCCATCAGGCACCGACCACGATGTTCTGGCCGTCGCAGCATTCGCGCCAGGTCGAATAGATCGGGGAGTCGACCGCGCCTTCGCTCTCGTCATCATCGCCGCCGCCAGCCCATGAGACAGCTTCCTTCCACGATCCGAAGGCCTTGGAGTCGTAGATGACATCGCCGTTGTCGCCGCCGCTCACCCAGCCAGCGGCGCGGGCGGCGGTTTCGTATTTGTTGACCGGCGCGACGTAGGCTTCGCCACGATACGCGGCGAGCGCTTTGGCGGCGATCTGTCCGGTCTCCCAATAGGCCATGGCGCCGCCGTTGCTCTCGGCATCCTCGGTGCCATTGTATTCCTCGATCTCTGGCTCTTCGGCCGGGCAGCGCGCGGCGATCTCGCCGAGGGCGCCGACCAGAATGTGATCGCCGTCGCTGATGTTCGCGGAGAAGGCCGCAAGGATGGCGTCGAGGTCTTTGATGCCAGCCGTGTAGGCGCAATCAGCAGGAATCTCGTCGTCATCGGCGTAGATGTGCGTCTCGATTGCCTCGGTCAGCAGATCGCGGCTCGTCCGAAGGACAGCAACGACGCCGGGATGAAGCGGAGCAGGTTTCGGCATGGTCTCGGGGTCGTAACTGACGCCGCAGGCTTTGAACGCCGTCTCGATAAGCCTTTGCGCCTCGCCCCACGGCTGGCGCTGCGTGGCTGGCCGCTCGATCTCACCGTTGGCGCAGCGCATGACTGCCCGGAGCGCATCGAGGCAAGCGCGAAGCGGGTCGGTTGTGGGGTAGGGGATCAGCGCGCCGATGTAAGCTGCGTCGCCTTCCCAGGCGCCGGTCAAGCGGGTCGGGCCGGAGGACTCGATATCCGATTTCTGTCCCTCCCAATCGTCATCTTCGAGGGCGAGCTTCAACGCCTCCTCGGCGGTCGCGGCCTCGTAGGTGCGGTGACGATAGACGGGCAGATCATAGGTAGCTTCGATGGTGAACTTGGGCATTGGGGACTCCGTTTGCTGCCACTATCGGCAAGGGGTTGTCAGATGGTGCGGAAGACGTCGGCGAGCAGCTCGTCGATCTCGTCAGCGGTCAATGGATCGTGGAGACCAGAGTCGGTCGCCTGGTCGCTGCATTCGTCCATGAAGGCGAAGCCCTTGGCGACGATCACGTCACCACGCAGGATGCCCTGCCAGAGCCGCAGAGCGGCAATGGTGGTCGCTTCCTGCCGGTTGTTCATCGGCAAGGTTTTGCCCAAGGCGGCGCCGAAGAAGCGCGGCGTCAAGCGACCGATATTGGGAAGGCTCGGCATCTATTTGTCCTCCTTCGGCGATACCGCGCGCAGCAGATCGGCCATGTTCTTGGCGCCCAGCTTGCGCATGATCCGCGCGCGGTGAACCTCGACGGTGCGAGGGGATAGGCCCAGCAAGCGGGCGGTTTGCTTGTTGGCGTGCCCGGCAAGGATCAGCGCCAGCACCTCGCGCTCGCGCGGAGTCAATTCCTTCTGGCGTGTCACGGCTCACGCCAGCTTGTCGATTTGGGCGAGCAGCTTGTTCGCGGCGTCGATCTGCGGCGGCGCTTCGGCACCTGGCACCCGCATCAATTCCGCCCAAGCGGTCAGATCGCGAAGGGCAGTCTCAAGCTCTGCGGCAAGCCAGGTTGCGCCCTTATTGTGATCGACAACGGTGCCCGAATAGTCATCGCCATGGCAGTCGTTGTGCTCCATTTCGTAGCGGGCAAGGTATTCGGCATGGGCGTGATCCCAAGCGCGTACGGTAGTGCCGAACGTGCCCTGATCGGCCTCGCGGTCGCTCCAGTTGATGACGAGCGAATGAAGCGAGGTCGGGAGGTCGATGAGCGCAGTCAGGCGGACGATGATAGCATCGGCGCAGTCGTAGACGCGCTTGTTGTCCTCATTGTCGATCCCGTCATCGCCCATGTTCCGGCCGGCGAAGGCAATCAGGAAGTTTGCCTGCCTAATAGACCTCGGGCTGGCTTTGCCGTGGGCATTGGCCTTCTCGACCAGGTATTGCAGCAGCTCGACGGTCGGCGATTCTTCGGCATATTCGGACGGCTTGGCGAATGGGAAACCGGTAAGCATTTGGGACTCCTCTGTTGCCACAATCGGCAGGGGTAGGTGGTGTTTAGACGGGAAGCGGGTGTCGGCGCTCCCATTCGGCGAAGGCTTCGTCCAGCAAGCGCTTCTCGTTTCTGATGACGAAATCCGGCATGCCAGCCTCAGTTAGTTCGAGCAGCCGGACTAGGCGGTTCGAGCGGTTGACGATGCGAAGTCGAATGCCAGCGTCAGGCACCTCGGAAAGATCATGCGCCATCGGCTCGATCCTCGCCGTTGACTAACGCCAATGCCCGCTGGTGCAATTCCGAACCTGCTGCCGCCCGGCGTTCGACAAGGGCGTGCGCAATCAGATGGTCAGCTAGATTGGTCTCGGAATCCTCGTCGGCAAAGATCACGAGCTGACCATCGCCGCATTCGTTGATGTTCCAGCCTTCGGCAAAGGCAGCGTCGGCATCGGCAACGGACCAGCCGGGGAAGACTTCGATGCTGGCAGAGACCTTATCGCCATCGGCGACAAGATAGGCCACGTCGACTGGCCCTAATTCGCGGTGGTCTGACAAGAGGTCATCGACCGAATCCCAGACGACGACACCTGACAGGTGGCCGCCAGATTTGACTTCGAGATATGTCGCAATGTCGGATTTCTCTGCCTCGGGGAAATTGTCAGTGTCCACGACGAAAGCGGCGACGCACAGTTTCCTGCCCATCGATCAGCCCTCCAACTTCATGGCGAGGCAGAGGCCGCCCCAATCGTCGGCTCTCCCCTTCCAGATATTGTCGTAACCGTCGCCCGTATCATTTAGGCGGAACTCGCTGGCGGCTTCATCCCAAGCCCAGCCCGCACATTCGGCAATGGACTGCCAGTTGATTGCTTCGGCGATGGCGTCGCGGGCCTTCTCAACGGAATACCTCTCCCCGAACATGCTGTATGAGCCGGTGGCGGCCAGGTGAGCATTGGCTTCGGTGTTCTCAAGGTCGGCGATGTCCTTCAGCGCCGCCAGCATGGCAGGCGCGGCGCGGTACGCAGTGGTGTCTGCTGATATCGGCTCGCCCTCGTGGTCGGGCTCGCTTTCGTCCTCGCAATAGGCGCGGTCGACCTCGGCAGTGGTGAAGCCGACGACGCCGTCGCCATCTTCGTCCACGGGCCAGCTCGCTTTGTCGCTGTCAGCCTTGGCCCTCTCAAAGGCCTCGGCATAGCTGTCGGCCTCGACGACGATAGTGCCCTTGATCCACGCGATTTGGGCCAGCGTGACGCTGTAGGTCTTCATCGCTCAACCCCCCAAGATTTCGGTGACGCGTTTGTCGATCTTGCCGATGGCCTCGTTGACCATCGCGTCGGCGGCCGAACCGTCAAGCGTCTTGCGCAACTCGGCGCGCCGCGCGGTAAGCGACGCGACCTCGACCTTGTCTGCCTCGTCGCCAGCCTCCATCCACGCCTTGAGGTGGTTGGCGACAACCTCAGAGACGGAGAGGCCAGGCATGCCTTCGCCGTTGGCGATACCCACGCTGGCCACCAAGGCGCGAATGTCGGCAAGCGGATCGTCATTGGCCAGCAGCTTGCGGAGCGTCGGCAGGTCGATTGTCGAGTTGTTGCCGTCGCTCGACGCCTCCACGCGACCCGTTGCCGGCGTGTAACCAGCGCTGCCAGGGCCATAGTCGCCGCCCGATCCCCACCCGAAGTGATATGCGATCTTGTGTTCCTCGCAAACAGCCTCGACCTCGCTGATGTTGCCATAGTTGACCTCTTCCGCGTTGAAGCTGATGCTGGATGCGACGGCCTCTCCGCCGACCGCCTCTGCGATTGCCGCCTTGATGCCGTCGGCGTCGCCAGCGTGGAAATCCGATCCGGCGTCCGGCTGCATCCAGCGCCCGGCCATCGCCTCGCAGAACTCTTCAAGAGCCTCCACGGTCTCGATATGGCCGGATAGTACGAAACTGACGTTGGTGCGGTCACCCATTGGGGTTCTCCTGTATGGTGATTGGGGAAGGGCAGGGCGCTCAGCACCCCGCCAATAGCTCAGGACGGGCGACTAGACCCGCATGGGCATAAGGACGGCCAGCCAGCCTTCGCGGCCTTCGCCGGTCACGACAGTCGGCGAACCAGCGTCATTGAACAGCATGGTCACTTCGTCGGAACGGGCCTCGGTAACCAGGTCGGTGAGATAGCGGGCATTGAAGCCGATCTCGAACGACTCCGGCATTTGCTCGCCCGGGACGATTGCGAGGGGTACGGCCGACGATCCCATGTCGGGGTTGTTGCAGATCAGCGTGAGCTTGCCGCCCTCGAACGAAAGTTTGACCGCCTTGCCGCCGCGTTCCGATGCCACCAGCCCGGCCGCCTTGATCGCGGCGAGAGCGTCGGCGGCCTTGAACGTGACCGCCTTGTCATTGTTTTTCGGCGTGACACGCTCGTAATCGGGGAATGTTCCATCGATCATTTTGGACGTGACTGTCACGCCATCCCAATGCAGCCGCATGAAGCGCTCGTGGACCTCGATTTCGACGGTCTCCGGCCGCGCCTTGCCCTTCATGAGCTTCACCAGAAGGGCGACCGTCTTTTTGGGGATGATGATGCCCGGCATGCCGATTGCGCCGTCTGGCGCCGTGATTTCGCTTCTCGCCATGCGATGGCCGTCAGTGGCCGTGCAGCGAAGCTCCGGCCGGTTGCGACCCGACGGCGTGACGACGTGCATATAGACGCCATTGAGATAGTACCGGGTCTCCTCATTTGAGACCGCGAACTCGACGGCGTCGAGCGAGTCAAAAAGCTCGATGCCAGAGAGGCTGAAGCGGTGCGTGAACTCGCCGGGCTTCAGTGCCGGGAACCCTTCTGACGGCAGAGCCGCCATCTGGTAAGTGGCCGTGGCGAAATCGACATCGACCGCGCCGTCGAACGTGATGATGGTTTCCGTCGCGTCGGGGACGTTCTCGCCCTTCTCGATATCGAATTTCCAACGCGTGACGCGTTCCACGGCCTTGGACGGTGGCATGGTGAAGGCGACGTATTCGGCCTTGGGCGCGCCCTTCAGCAATTGCTTCAGCATCAGCGCTGGCACGGTCACGTCGAACCGCTCATCGGCCGGCGCGGGCACGGCAACGTCGATCACGATATCGAGGTCGGTGCTCGTGACGAAAAGCATGTTGCCGTCGCCGCGAAGGCGGACGTTGGCAAGAATGGGGTAGGTGTTGCGACGCTCAACGATCTCCTCCGCGATCTCGACGGCGCGAGTCAGGGCGACGCGGTCGGCGACGGCGGAAGCAAGGGCAGCGGAAGCAAGGGCAATGGCGGTCATATGGGACTCCTTTGGCGCTCACAATCGAGCAGGGGAAACAGGGAGACGGCAGGCGATCAGGCGGCGGTACTAACCGCGCCGACGACAGATGACGTAAGCAACGGCACAAGCGCGCCGGGGAAGCGGATGGTGGTGACGCCGCCAAGCATGAAGCCGGACAGAAAGGCGGCAACGCACGCCACAAGTGCGCACGTCACGGCGGTATCGGGGATGAAGCGGTGCATCTACAGGTACTCCATGAGCGCTCACAATCGAGCAAGGGTTTGGCACTTTGGCAGTTCCCGCCTCCGGCGATTTGGCCGGTCAATCTTTTCCACTATCTCCCGCACCTGGCGGGCAACCCGTTCAATCCAGAGTCAGGGGGAAGCTACTTCATTCTGACCTCCCTAATGCGTCAGCAGTTTCGGCAGATCGGCAGCGCCTTGAACCGGCGCCGATGTGTAATTTAATTGCACAATCGGCGATTCGTGTCAAGCGCGCAGCGCCGTTTCGATCAGGTCGAAATTCCCGTCGTCACGCAGATCGGCGTCCGCACGACCAGCGCGCCGCTGCGCCTTGTCGGCAAGCTCTTCGCGGATAGATCGCAGATCGGTCACGCTATCAGCGCCCGCCAGCGCCGCGTCGATGGCAACCTTGTTGACCGCGAACAGCAGCGCCAGCGAGCGCGGCAAGCCCATGTCGGTCTCGCCTTGATCGAAGCGCGGCCACGTTCTTTGATCCTGCCAGACCAGCGCGCCGGGCGGCGTGAATTGATAGGCGAAGCGACGGCCGCCGAAGACGGAGTCGGTGACGATCACGCGCCACGCGCGGCCGTTGATCGTCATGGGCTCGCTGGCCCAATGAACCGGGCCGGTCACGACGGTGCACCTTCGGGCCAGATGCGCTCATAGAGCGCGCCAAGCATCCCCCGCGCGCTCGCCTCGGGGAGCGTGGCCAATACCGCCGACGGCTTCAGTTCGCGAAGATTGACCGGCTTACGCAGCTCGCCCATGAAGGCGACCGGGTCGGCGATATCGTGGCACGCGTTGAGACAAGCGACGATGCGTTCCGCCCATTGAGCCGGCGATGGCTCTGAGGCGTCGGGGTCGGTCAAATTCACCATGTAGCCGGTGAGGGTGACGACGGCCAATTCCTGCCCGCCCGGTAGTCGGATGGCAGGCGTTCCGTCGGGCACTCGGGATTGGTCGCGAACGATATCAGCGACGGCTTGATAGACCTTGGGGTAGTTCATCGGGGACTCCATGAATGCCCACAATCGGGCGAGGGCAGGCGGTTACCAGCGGCGCGTCTTGCCGATGGTGAGGATGACGGTGTTGACGTTGGTGCCGACTTCGGAGAAGGAACCGGCCGGAAGGTCGCGGAAGTCGCCGCCGCGTTCCTCAACGAGTTTGCGGAAGGCGATTGCCTTGCGCGTCTCGCGGAACTCGGTGCCAGCCGACATGATCGCTACAAGAATGCCGTCGGGCTTAAGGAATTTGAGGGCGTGCATGACGTGGTCAATGTCGCGTTCGCGGTCAAATGGCGGGTTCATCACAACCCGGTCGTAATGGCCGGTTGTCGCAGGATCGAGGCGCAAGAAATCCATATTGTAGACGCGCCGGTAGATGCCTTCGATTTCGAGGGCGCCAGCAAGGTGTGGCTGAATCTCGACGCAGTCGACCGCGTTGTCCCAGCGGTAGTGTCGCAGATATTCCTCAAGGTGCTCGGCGCGCCTTGAATAGTTCGCCGTTACGGCTTCTGCATCGCGGAGGCAGTGGCGTGCTAGGTTGCCGGTCCCAGCGCTCGGCTCGAGGATCGTCAATTGAGGCTCATCGATTTTCTGCATAAGCGGTAGATGGTGGAATAGCTCAGAGACCGCCCGCTCTGGCGTTGGGAAGAATCCGTAGCGCTTCGCCGGGGTGGTTTTGATATCGGCAAATGGGTCCGCCTCTTGCTCCCGCCCGTCGCCGATGACCTCGCCGTACCATTCCGCCAAAAGCTTATTGACCTTCTCCACCAGGTCGCGGCGCTGAAACCACAAATGGGCATTGCCATTCATGAATCCCTTGATCCGAAAGTATTCGGTTTCGACCTCGCTTTGCCGCGGGCCGCGGGTATGACGACGGTCGTTCTCAAGCTCACCAAGAGCGGACCGGAACGATGCTTCTGGCTTGCCGTCGAGGACAGCGAAGACGCGCTCGATATCCACCAGTTGATCGCGGATTGAGCCGTATTTCAAACCGCCGCCGAATGGTCCGACATCGAAGGCGTAGGTTAGGATGATGCGCGAACCAACCTTAAAGCCGTCGTGCGACCGGAAGCGCCGATCCAGCTTGGAAAAGACGTTGGAGATGCCGCGCCGGAAGATATTGCCGCTATCGGCCACGAAGGCCTCAATGGTGGCCTGCACGTTCTCGACGGTGAATGGTGGAAGGCCCTTGGCGATTTCGTCGCCGTTAATCAATTCGCCGTCGCGGCTGACGCGGTCAGGCACATAGGCCATTTGTTGACGCAACTTATCCTTGGCTTCCTTGTCCATCAGGCGCTCCAGGTCGGTGCGTTCAATGGTGTAGGCCCATGCGTTGACGTCCAGCAGCTTGCGAGCGGTCCGCAAGTAGCGGTCGCGATCCGGCAGTGTGACCGCCGAATGAAACGCGCTGATTTCCTCGACATGCTCGTAGTTGTAGTTGTTGAGCCCTTCGGCGCTGCCCGGCCGCACGTTGCGGGCCATGTCGTCGGCCTCGCCGATGGCGGCGGCGGCCTCTGCGATACGGTCGTAGGCAGTGCTGTACAGGACAAGCGCCTGGTCGCGGGCGGCGGCGATTTGTTCGATGGTGGCGCGGGGGACGATGGCGTTCATAGCAGGGACTCCGAGAGCGCCCATGATCGGGCAAAGGGCAAGCGGTTAGGCTATGGCTTCAAGGTAGGTTTCAGGGTGGCAATCCGGCCCGTCTTGTGCGGACCAATCCCAAATCTGGATGGCGTTCTGCCATTCGTCCAGTTCTGGAAAGTGCTTGTCGAGCGTCACCCAATAGGAACCCTCTTCATCGATTTCGCGAAGCGTTCCCGTCAGGCCGATATCGAAAAAGCCGGTCGGGAAATTGTCCACGGCTTTGACGAGTTGGACGCGGGTCTTGGGTTGCAGCATTGGCCTAACCATCCGCGTTCGCGATGGTGGCGCGCACCGCTGCCAGACGGGCAGCGGCGGCGGCATAGCTGATGGCCATGCGCGGCCCGTCCTTTCGCAGGCGGTCCACGTAGCCCATCAGGTCGCCTTCAATTGCCTTGAGCGCCGACAGCGCCGCCGAAGACCCTGCAACTTGAACGCCGTCGTCGGTGCGATAGACGGAGACTGAAACCGTATCATCGTCGTTCTGCCGGACGGATATTAATCCGCCCTTGCCGTTCGGCGCCGTGAACTCGGCGATGCGCTCGTGCTGCTTGTCGGCGTAGGTATCGGCGACGCAATGAGGGTTGATCGACGGACGGCGCATCACGACTCCAGCCATTCGTGCTTGCGGGCGATAGCCTGGCGGCGCGCCATACGGCGGGCGCGGCCTTCGGGGCGCTTGCTGAACGGCTCGCCGTGGCGCGGCCCATGCTGGCGCAGGTTCACTTTGACGCCAAGCCCGGCAAGGTGGTGCTCAAGGCTGACGGCCATTGTGCGCAGCAGTTTGCCTTCAATCGGGTGGTTCATCTTGGGACTCCTCTAGTGCTCACAATCGAGCGGGGCGGCTTGTTGCCGTATCGGCGGCGCATTGCGCCGCCTAGGCTGCATCAAGCGACGTTGACGGCCAGATATCTGGAATAGCCAGACGTTGCCGCCTTGAAGCCAGCGGGCGAGCGCTGGCCCGGCGCAAGATCAACAACACATGCCAGCGGCTTGCCGGTTGCCTTGGCCTCGGCTGCATAGGCGTCACGGGCGGCGATGGCCTCGGCAGTGTTGCGGACTTCCATGTCGCGCGGGGCGAACTCGTCAGGCTTGCCGGTAAGATCGAAGACGACAGAAAAGCGCCCGCCGCCGCTGGCCTTGGCAGGGTATGAATGAAGGCGGATTTTGACCATTTGGGACTCCTCATTGCTCACAATCGAGCGGTTGCAGGCGGGATCAGTAGCCGCCCGCCATAGAGCGCAGCAGCGGACCGGCCTTCGCGCGGTATTGCGCCTTGGCTTCGAGCGCAGCGGTCTCGCGAATCTTGCGGGACAGTTCTGCGCGTTCGAACTTGTCGGTGGTGCCGCCTAGCTGTGTGCGAAGGGCTTTCAGGACGGCGGCGGTTGGCAGCTTTGCCATATCAGGGACTCCGTTAGCGCTCACTGTCGAGCATGGGGAGAGTAGAAACCTGTTCGCGTCGGCGGTCAAGAAAAATGTGCAATAAACTTGCACACTATTGCTGTTTCTCGAATAGGTGTGCGGCGCCTGAATTGACGATCAACGCGGCGCCGCGCTCATCAGCAATGGCGTCGTTTATCCAGATATCGCGATAGTCGGTCGCCGGCTCATAAACTCCGTCTATCGTCCAATAGCCGAGGTTAAGAATATCCTCGGTGCCGGTCTGCGCCGGAAGGCCATGGGACGCGAGGAACGAATTGAACTCGGCAATGTCGATCCGGGCGATTTTTAGGTAGCCCTGATTCGGGTCGGGATCGGCTTCATCGAAATCGATGCCGGGGGCATAGTTCAGCACTTCGCCAGTGGCCAGATCGCAGGTCATCTCTCCCCAATTGCCTGTCACGAGAATTGTATCGGCCATCGAAGTAACTCCGGTTGTGGCGCATGATCGCGCGGGCGGTGACTGTCACCAGTGGAGCGGGCGCGCGGCGCGCTCGCTCGGCTGATATCAGCTAAAGGCTGGCGATGAACGCCAAGGCCTTGACGGCTAGCGCGTCACCTTTTGCCGCTTGTGCCTCGACATGGATTCTGGCGTCGTCATCGCTGGCAAAAATCGGCTCGCCGTCGCCTTCGGGGCAAAACTCGTGCATGTCGTCAACGCGCTCGATACCGCCAGCCATGAACCAGCCCTGCACGCCTGCCGCATGCATGTCATCAGCCGTCCAACCACTTTCGCGGGCGGCTTTGCGCTCGGCCTGGCATGCATGCTCTGCCGTGCTGGCGTAGCGGTAACCGTCGGATGCGGTGGCGTCGGTTTTGCGCCATTCGCTTTGCTCGGTTTCCCAATACCAGCCCGCCGCCTTGGCCGCCGCGACATAGATCGGATTTTCGGGCGCGGGATCTTGCTCGTCGTCGCCTTCGTCGTCTTCGGCTACCTCTTCCGCATTCATCGCCAGCGCGCTCCGGAACATGGCCTTGGGATCGCCGCCTTGCCGCCGGATCAAATGGGCCATGTTGCAAAGTAGGTCGCCGATAGCGTCTTCGTCATCGGTCCGGCAAACCCCTTGAAAGGCGCTTACGGCGGCTTGCGCAAATTCGGCCCGGTCGGCATTGGTGGGCGTCATCATGCCCAGCGAATGCAGCGCGTGCGGCACGGTTTCCATGTCGGGGACAACGGCAGCATCGGTCACCATAAAATCGGTGTCATTGGACAGGGCATAAAGGCCGTCGGCAACAACCTGCCACGCCGCCCGGCTAGCGATTGGGCAGGCGTTGTCAAGGTTGCGCTCGACAAACGCAGCCACATCAAACGCGGCGCTGCTATCGATCAAGGCGAAGGTCTTTTTCATGGTCGGACTCCATCATGCGCACCATTGCGCGGGGGATTGGCCTTTGCGGCCAGCTAGGCCGGGCAGGGACGCCCGGCTTGGCTTGCGGCAAGGGTAGGGACGGGCGCGCGGTCGCGCCCGCCACGGGGCAGCTAGAGCCGCCCGATATAGACCGGGTCACCAAAGGGAACGGCGGCGGCGAGGCTGGCGAATTTTCGGCTATCGCCATGCGTTGCCCAAAGGACCGGGCAGGCAGGCTCCTCCCCAAAGTCACTAACCTCTAGGTCGGTTAGGTAGACAACGGCGCTGGCGTCCGGGGCGTTGGCCTCGATCCACTCAAAGGTATTGCGGAAGGCGGTGCCGCCGCCGCCCGCTAGCGTCAATTCTACGGTATCGCCAACCGTGAACTCGGCGACGCTGCAAACCCGCGTGTCTGCCATTAGGACGGTAAGCCGGGCAAACTTGCCGGACTCCATCGCGCCGACAATTTCGGCGGCGGCGTTGTTGACCATGTCGGCGGTTATCGAACCGGACGTGTCGACGGCAAAGACGACATGCGACAAGCCGTCGACAACAGCGCCGGGCAAATACACGCCAGCGTGCACAAAGCGGCGATTGGGGCGGGCAAACGAATAGTCGAATGACACGCGGGAATCGATCCAGTTCGCCAGCAAGTCGCGCCAATCGGCAACGGGCGTTGCAAGGTCCGTCACAAGCTCTTGCAGATAGCCCGGAACGCTTCCGGCTTGCGCCTTGGCGACGTTGACGGCTTGGCGGGTCCAAACCTGCCATTGGTCGGCGCTCGCCTCGCTTTCCACCTGCCCGCCTTCCGGTGCGATAACCCCGCCCATGCCGTGCGCGTCGCGGCTATCGTTCCCCGGCGCTGGCGCGCCTTCCGGCTGGCCTTCCGCGCCGCCGCCTTGTGACTGCCCGTCCGGCTGGCCAGCGCCTTCAGCGCCCGCGCTATCGCCGCCGCCTTCCGCGTCACCCTCGCCCGCTTCGCTATCTGCGCCAGCGTCTCCCGGTTCGGACGCGTCGCCCTCGCCAGCGTCGGCGGTCTCGCCGTCGCCCGCCTCGCTTTCGCCTTGTCCGGATTCGCCCTGGCTGGCGTCCGCCTCGCCGTCGCCCTCTTCGGGTTGCTCTTGCGGTTTGGTCTCGGCGGCAGTCAACAGGGCGTAAACCTCTTCCGCGCCCATGCCACGAAATGCCGGGTCCAAGAGCATACCGCGCGGCATGGTGAACCCGGCCGCGATCAGGTCGGGATTGATGCAATAATCAGCCGCCCGGTTGAAGCGCTCAAGGTCACGGTTGCCAATGCGGGCATGGTGACGATAGGCGCAATGCGAGACCTCGTGCGCGACTAGGAAAATGCATTCCGCCTCGCTTAGGCTTTCGATAAAGGCGGGCGCGTAGAAAAGGGACGCGCCGTCGGTCGCCATTGTGGCCGTCTTGTCCGGCCGTGCCGCCACGGCAAGGTGTAGGGCGAGGCAACCATAAAACGGTTGCGACGTGACTAGCCGGGTCCGCGCCAAGGTCACGCGGTCGGCGGCGTTGAGGCCTTGCCAGTTCACAGCGTCACCGCCTGATTACGGTGCGCCCAGTCCACATAAGCGCCGGTCTCGCAAAGCGCCTTGTCCCGCTTCACCGCGTCAACGGCGGTTACAATCTCGAACTCTTTCGGCAGGCGGCGGGCATAGGCCAGCACGTTGTCAAACGTCGTCACGCTGGCTTTGCGGGCGAGGGCGGTTGATACCGCGTAAAGCGCCGACGGGTTTGACGGTACGGGCGCGCCGTGCGGGTCCGCTATGATTGCCTCTAGCCGGGGAAGCTCTTCCGCGATTTCCGCAAAGGCTTCAAATTCGGCGGCGACGGTATCGCCGACTAGGCCAGCTATCAGGGCATGCCGGACGGCAAGCGGCTGGCCAACAAACTTGGCGGCGCGTTCCCATGCCCGTGGCGACGGGAAGGCTAGTTCATCGGCTGGCGCTGGCGTGGCGCGGTCCATCGTTTCGACGTGTAGCAGCGCCGGGCGGAATTTGAGAAACCCGGCTATCAGCGGATGAACGCCAGCCGTTGCCGCCCATGCCTGCCATGCCTCGGGATCAACCGCGACGTTCAGGTGTAGGAATCGATTGGCCAGCGCGCCCGAAATCTTGTTTGTGCCGGTCCGGTCGGTTTTGCCGTTGCCCGCCGCAATGACGCGCACGCTATCGGGGAGGGCATGCTCGCCAATGCGCCGATCTAGGACGATTTGCAGCGCCGCCGCCATGACGGCCGGACTCGCCCGGTCCATTTCGTCAAAAAACAGGATTGTTTCGCGCGACGGGTCGGACGGCCAAATTGCCGGTTTCAGCCAAACCGTTTCCCCGTTCACGGCGGCGGGCAAGCCGCGCAAGTCGACGGGGTCAAACATGCTCAACCGGATATCGGCCAGCGTCGCGCCACGCCGCTTGGCAAGGGCCTTGATAACGTCCGATTTGCCTACGCCCGGCGCGCCCCAAACAAAGGGCGGGACGTTGGCGTCTAGGGCGGCGTTGACAGCCTCAACAGCGGCGGAAAGCTTCAGTTTCATAGTGGGACTCCACATTGCGCACTAGCGCGCGTCACGCCGCCGGGCGAACCGGCGGCGACACTCGTGCTAGGCCATATAGGCGGAAACGTCGTCAACGATTGCCGCCGCCGCCTTGGCGATTTCAGCGCGGGCGCTGGCATCATCCCGCAAGGCTTCCGCGTCATACCGGCAAAGCGCCGTCATGCGGTCCGCCACGCTGGCCAGCAACGGGTCATTGGTAATGTTGAGGGACGGCAACAGCGCGGCGAGCTCACGGACATTCTCAACAAGCGAGTCCCGGAAGATTGCCGCCAGCTTGTCGCCCTTGTCATTTTCGCGGGTCTCGGCGAGCTTGGTAGCCATGTGGCCCACCTTGTCGCAAACCCGCTTGAAAACGTCGCCCATGGCGTCGCCAATCGCCTTGTCAGTGCGCGCCTTGATATCGGCGCGGATTGCTTCCGCCGCCGCCTCGCCGACATCAACGCGGAAGTCGTCGGCGTCCGGCATAGGCATAATCGAGTAACCGAAAGAGAACCGGGCGGCGATTTCCGACGGGTCGGGATAATCCTCCGCCTTGAACATGCCATTAAGCCGCGCCTTGGCAGCATCAACATATGCGCTGTAGCCAGCCGAGAAACTGGCCACGGCGGCGTCAAACTTCGCCTTGTGCTTTTGCATCGCTGCGGCATAGGCCAGGTATCCCTTGGCGCTAAGAATGCGCGACCCGTTGTCAAACCATGGCGCGGTCCGGGCGTAATGGTCGTCACGCGCTTCGCCCGCCACCTTGTTGATTTCGGCCAGCGCGTCGCGGCTCAAAAGCGCCTTGTTGTACCGGCCAGCGTCGGCGCTCGCCCCATGGTCGCGGTTGACTTCATCGGTCACCTGCCGGTCAAGCTTCCGGCCGGACCATGCCGTGATGTTGACGGCGGCAATCATCGCCTTTTCGGAAATGGCAGAACGCGCGGTGGGCGTGGCGTTGGCAATGTGCATGTTCATAGTCGGACTCCGGTTTGATCGCCCATGATCGGGCAGGTTGGCTAGTCGCCAGTGTTGCCCGCGACGCGCGCGGGCAAGGCTTCCGACTAGAACGCGACAGGCACGACGGCGGGCAGGGAGGGCGCGCAATAGGCGTCAACGGCTGGCAACGGCTGGCCGGTCTCGCTTGTGGCCACGGTCGGGAACGGCGCTTCCCAAATCGCATGCATTGCCGCGCGGCAAGCGTCGGCGGGCATAGGGTCGGACATGCGCAAGGCATGCCCGCCCTTGGCGTTGAGTATCAGGGTAAGGCGCAACAGCGTCGGCGCGGCGGAAACGCCCGCCAGCGCGCCGCCAAGTGTCACGGCGAGGCCGATAGCGGCAACGGCAAGGGTTGAAGTTGTCCGGGTCATTTGCTGACTCCGAAAATGGCGCACGTGGCCAACGTGACGACGGCCAGTCCGCCAAAGAACGTGGAAGCGACAAGCCAGTCGGACATGGCCAGATAGGCGTTGATTGCGTTTTCGAGCGCCACCAAGGGGCGCAGAATCTTGTTCATGGCGCGCCTCAGCAATTTTCAAGTTGTTCGGCGAAGGCGAGCGCTTCGGCCGCTTGCTTGGCGAATTGCGCGGACATGCCCGCGTCGCACAGTTCGGCGGACCATTCGTTCCACTTGGCGGCGCTGCTACGGCAAATGTTGGCGAGCGTCCAACGGGTTTCCTCCGGGATTAGCTCTAGGGCAGCGGCGGGCAGTTCTTTCTGCATTTGGGACTCCTCAATGCGCACAATCGCGCGGGGTTAGGCGTCTAGAGCCTAGTAGGACGCGCCACGCGGGCGCGCCCGGCTAGAGGCTAGGCGAAGTAACGGGCTATCGCCGCCAGCGCGTCCGCCTCACAATCGAACAAGCCCCATGACTTGAGCCGTTGCGTTCCATGGCTGACATGCCAGCGACGCGCGAGGCGATCAAACCCGGTCACGAGACTGCCGGGCGCATAGAGCTTGAGGTTGAGCAGGGTTTCCATTGACGCGCCCTCAATAGCCAAGCCACGCCAGCACGGCGCTGGCGCGGTACGTGGCACGGTCGCCGCACTCGGCAAGAAACAGGGCGATTGATTCGGCGTCGTCAACGCCATGGCGTGCAAGCTCTTGCAGGGCGCGGGCTTTGGTGATCGTCACGCCACTTGCGGACTCGGAATAGGTGCACATTCACGGGACTCCAATCGGTCGCGCACAATCGCGCATTGCGCACATGCTCATAGTTCGCCGCATTTGGCAAGCGCTTGTGCAAAGATATTGCACATTCCACGGACGCCAAAGGGAACGCGCGCGCATGTGAGGGCAGCACACTGGCCAGCCCTGCCACGTGGCTAGGTCGGACGCCATGCCTACGCCACGCCAGCGCTGGCCAGCGTCATGCCGCACCGATAGCTGGCAACACGTCGCGCCTCGCTTCGCATGTCATGCCAGCGTGTCCAATTGATACCTGGCTACGGTTCACGCTCGCCGCTTGCCTCGCCGAGTCGCGCCGCTTGCCGCCTCGCCCATGACTGGCCAGCGCTGGCCGCGCCTCGCCCCTCCGGCCTCGCCGATCATGCCGCGCGCCCGTCACTGACAGGATGTCACGATTTGACCCGGCGAGGCATGGCCACGCGTTCGGAGTGCCGTGCCCGCCTCGCCGTCGTCAACCCAAGCCGCGCGCAGCGTCCGAGACCCCTAGGGGGGTCTAAATCTCTAGGCGCCGGCGGAAGGCCCTGACCGCGGGGGCCCCAAGCCCGAAAAAAATTTGGTATGCACAGTTTTTGATCCAGCCAAAAAAATCCCAGTCGACCGCCGGCGCGTGGCGATCGCTGGGCTGCAGCTCAGCGGTGTTTTGGCTTGCTCGAGGCCGCTCTTACGGCGTCAAGGCGCCGGCGAGATCCTTCATCCGGAGAGCCAGGCGCAAATAGGCGGCAAGCGGCCCGGGAATGCGATCGTCCACGATCCAGCGGCTCATTGTGGTGCGGTGCGTGGCCGTCCGTCGAGACAATTCGTTCTGGGACCAGCCGAGATCTTGAAGCGCCTGTTTGAGCTCTCGCGAGTTCATGTCGACCTTCCCGTGAATGTGTCTGGTCCTCCTAGCGGTCAGTATCCCGATATGCGGGAAATAGACCCTTCCGACGGCCGGGTGAAGACCGATGTGCAATTTCGGCGACGAAAATGTGCAATAAAAGTTGACACTGCTGAAATCCTGTCGTATGAACGGGGCCTGCAGTGACGGCCTGGCAGGCGCACCGAGCACAAACGGGAAAGCCTGCTGAAGTTCTCGAGCTCTCTCACTCAAAAGCTCGATGGTGGAGGGCTAAGTCGCCCCCTTCGAAGATGGGCGTAATTCGGTTCGAGTAGATAGCGGATAGCACCCGGGGGCAGTACCCGGCGCTTCCACCATGGTCGCATCTGTCGCCGGCGTCGAGCTGGCTTCGCCGCCCTTCACTGGGGCGGTCATTGCGAGGGCAGTGAAGCCTCGCCGGGATGCGCCTTTGATGGGAGCGAAACAGGATCGACTACCGCGGGAAGCAAGAAACGCGCTTCGGCATGGCACCGCCGAGATCGGGCCGACGAGTAACTGCGAACGATAATGTCCGCACTGGTGAGATGGCCCTCGCGGCCTAATCACCTGGGGCCCGCCGGCGCCTCGCAACAGAAGCCGGCAGCGCGGGGATTGCCCAAGTCGAGTTCCGCGTAAAGGCACAGTTGGGTTGCGACCGCGGTAAGCGCGGCGAGCTGGTGGAAGGCCGGCAATGATTTTCTGGTTGTCGAGCGGGCTGGCCTCCGTCTCTGCGAACCTGGGGCTAACGCGTCCAAGGGCGTGACGGGCGGAGAGAGTGCCGCAACAGAATTCGCCCTGACGGGCACAACGGTTTGGGTGCGAGCTCGAGCGGTGAAGTGAAGGGGTCCTCGCGTGGGGCACGGTCCATGGATGCGTGCGGCGACGAGTAGCCGGTCTTCCGCGCTCCGAGGTCGGAGCAAATGACAGCTCCACCCAATTCAATCCGCCGCGGCGCTTACGAGCGTCCGGCAAACCAATAGGCGAGGGCAGGAGGCCACTCCTCCCGCGACACCCGGCAGGTGCTTCTGCCGACCGTCGCGGTTGTCTCGCCTGCTGGGGAGGCGGTTTTTGGGAGCCGCGGCTTGGTGCTCGTCCGCCAACGCCGCCGGCGGGGACCGCCTCCCTCATCCACCAATCGAACGGAGGCAACTTGGAAGACGCTATCGAATTCGAGCCTTTCCAGAAGATCGCTCGCCTGAAACGCGCGTGCATCATTACCGAGAAGATCGACGGCACCAATGCCTGCGTCTTCATTGGCGACGATGGCGAGTTCCGCGTTGGCAGTCGGACTCGCTGGATCACGCCTGAAGACGACAACCACGGGTTTGCTCGCTGGGCTTTCGCTCACCGCGACGAGCTGATGGAGCTTGGCCCTGGCCGTCACTTTGGCGAATGGTGGGGCCTCGGCATCCAGCGCAGCTATGGTCTGAAGGAAAAGCGCTTCTCCTTGTTCAACGTCGGGCGCTGGAATGCCGAGACTCCGCCGCCGGCGTGCTGCGGCACTGTCCCGGTTCTTTTCGAAGGCCCGTTCGATACCGGTGCCGTCGACGGCGTGCTCGCGTTCCTTCGTCGGAACGGCTCCAGCGCGGCGCCTGGCTTCTCCAAGCCCGAAGGCATCATCGTCTATCTGCCGGCCGCTCGGGACTATTTCAAAGTCACCCTCGAGGGCGACGAGGCGCCGAAGAGCCTTTCGGCCAAGGCAGCATAACGAGTTTCATCGGCCGGCCAGAAACGTCTCGAGTCCTGGCGTCTCGGCCGTGAAGTGAGGCGGCATGCATTCTAGGGTCCGCACCTGCAGGGACGGATCGGCCTTCAGGTAACTGCTGGCTGGTGTGCCGCCTCCATAGTTTCCCGCCGCTCCGCCACATGGCTAGCGGCGGGGAGTCGACGGCGGCGTTGAAGGCAGGCCTGCAGGCCAAGAGAAACGCAGCGAACATAGATGGAGCGATCTGGCCGCAAGCCTTCGGACCGCAGAGGTCAATGGGGCGGTTCATCGTTCACGACAGAAACCTCCCGGGCCGGCAGGAAACGCGGGGCAGGAAGGTGAGGCGGATCCGCTGCCGCGGGCGAGCCGAGCCCTTGAACATAATCCACCAGATCTTGCCCGGGTCGCGCCGGGCCCGTCGAAAACTAGCAAAGGGAAAACAAGGTGAACACGAATCTCGTCGCCGCAATTGATGATCTTGTCGAGAAAAAGACGTTCTCGCTAGACGCACTAAAAGCGATCCAGGATCTGCGCGCTAAGGCCGAGAAGTCCTTAGAAACCGAAGCCCAGAACGCAGCCAAGATAACATCTCAGGCGGACAATCTTTCGAAGCTCAGTGCTGAAATTAACGCATGGCAGTCGAAGGACGCCGCGTTGAAGGCCCGCGAGGATGCGGTCGCTAAACGCGAAGCGGCGATCACCAGGCTCGAGCTCGAGACGGCGGTCGCCAACGCCGGCATGAATGTTATGCGCGAAACGGTTTCGATGTTCCTCCGCAACAGGGTCGTGCGCGAGGACATCGTATCCAGCACTCCGGTAGGGGTTCCGGGCGGAGGGGGCGGTCCTGGCTACATCCAGAACGCTCCAAAGACCGAGAACATCACGCGCGAAGAGCAGTAGCCATGAAGCTCCGCGACGTCAAACCTGGCATGACGGTCTACCCCGACGCCGATTTCACCTGCGTCGATGCCGATACGCCGTCGGTCGTCAAGCGCGAGTCCTTCATCAAGCGGCTGTGGCAATGGCTGCGCACCGGCGACATGCCGCATGGGTTGTACATCGACTGCGATTGCGGTGAGCACGGCCTCGACGGCCAGGAGCGCGAGGACGGCACGCTGTCCGGCATCGCAGCGCTGCCGTGGGTCGGCATCAATGGGCGCCAGAATCCATGAATTTGCTCACAGAGGCCGTGGCCCGCACCAAATGGTGCCCGTTGGGTGCCGAGCGATCAGCCGGCAGACTAAATCCGGCTGCGAACCGAGCTCGCGACGGGGGCGAGCGAGTCTTGCTAACGAATTGCGTCGCCAGCGATTGCATGATGTGGCGGGCTGTCCCAGATGATTGCCCGGATTGCAAGGGCACGGGCAGGCACGTCAGTCAGGGATATCCGCTAGTCTGCAGCACATGCCAAGGCAGCGGCAGGGCGGCATCCTACACGGGCTACTGCGGCCTGGCTGGTCGGCCATGACTTACGCTGAACGCCGCGCTGCAGCGATCGCCCTCGCCGCTGCATACAATGGCTGGGCCCGCCCGCCGACTCCAGAAGGCAAGCCTCCGGCCCGCCGGATGGTCATCTATGGCCGGCGCCGCTGGGCCTTCGTTCCAAACACAGCGGCGCTCGACGCCGAGCAGGCCGCGCGCGAGCGCCGCCAAGACCGCATCGCTTTCAAGAAATAGGAGGTTTGACTTGCAGGCTTCGACCGCGACTAGCGCTCAACGTCACGACGAATACTACTTCGACCATTTCGCGGACAACTGCCGCGCATATTTCGCCAAGGTGATTGCCGAATACGGGCCACACCTCTTCACCGTCGACGTCGGCGATCACGACCTCTACGCCTCCTATCTCGACAGCCTGCCGTCGCAGGATCGTCAGCACCACACCTGCCATTGCTGCAAGCAGTTTATCGAGCGCTACGGCAATCTTGCAGCGATCGCGCCAGACGGCCGGCTGATCCCTGCGATCTGGGATGTGGTCGGCGCGGATGATCTTTATGCCGACGCAGTTTCGGCGATGTACCGCGCTGTCGCGGCGGGCAAGGTCACCGGCGTCTTTCTGGCGAGCAGCCCGGTTTGGGGAACACCGGTCACCGGCACATGGACGCACTTCTCGATCGACGTCCCTGTCGAGCTCCGCTATCGCCGCGGCACGCTGACGGCCGGCCAGGCGATGGCGGCGAAGCGTGAAGATTACGGCACGCTGCAGCGCGGACTCGCCGAATACAACCGAAACGCCGTGGCGCAGGCGCTGACGCTCCTCGAGTCCGAAGCGCTCTATCGCAGCGAGAAGGTCGTCGGGCCCGCGCGCTTCCTCCTCGAGCTGCACGATGCCCGCGCCAAGGCGCACGGCCGTCAGCGCGAGAACGTCACGTGGCTTGCCGTGGCAAAGGCGCCGGCTGGCTTCTGCACGCCGCGCAGCTCAATGGTCGGTACGCTGCTGGACGACATCGTGGCGGGCAAAAGCTTCGCCGACGTCAAGCGCAGCTTCGCCGACAAGATGCAGCCCGAGCGCTACCAGCGTCCGACGGCGGCGCCCAGCTCCGGTAACATCGCGCAAGCCGAGAAGCTCGTCGAGCAGATGGGGATCAAGGCGTCGCTGCGCAGGCGCTACGCGCGGCTCGAGGACCTCAGGACGATCTGGACGCCGCAGCCGTTGCCGTTCGCACCTGCGCCCTCCGGCGGCGTCTTCACGCATCTGCAGCCGAGCGGCCGCGCGCCGACGGCGCCTCCAATGCGGACGGCCGCAATCCCGATCACGTGGTCGAAGTTCGCACGCACGGTGATCCCCAATGCCCTGAAGATCGAGGTCTATGCGGCTCACCAGGCCCTGCAGCTCGTCGGGCTGGTCACGGCGACCGATCCCGCCGCGCCGCCGATCTTGCAGTGGGATCGAGACGAAGACCGAAACCCCGTCTCCTGGTACGTCTACAACCACGGGTCATCACCCGAGGAATGGTCGTTGCGTTCCGGGTCGTGGGTGCCGGTGACCGCGATCACATTGCAGCCGTCGATGTGGGCTGGCGAAGAAGCTTTCCCCCATCACGGCAAGAGCGCCATTCTGGTGCTCGAAGGCGCCAAGGATAAGCGCAGCCCCAACCTTGCGCTATTCCCCGAGATCCTTCGTACCGAACTACATGCCATCCGCTCCACGATCGAGGCGTTCTCGAAGGCCGGCGAGATCGAAGGAGCCGCTGAGGCATCGGCCAATGGGCTGCGCGTCGGTGGCGATGGAGCTTCGCCTGCCATCCGCGTCACTACGTCGATTGGAGCGGCTACTTACTCGATCGACCGGTGGGAGTAGCCAATGGACGCCGCTCCCGCCAACGACAATCCAAAAGACTCGAGGCAATTCGAGTTCTTCGGTGCCGACTTCGGCACCGGCCAATACTCGGCTATCGCCGAGCTAGATCGCGACGGAAAGCTCGTCTCGGTCATCGAGACGACTGAGATCGTCGACCTTCAATCCTTCATCGAGAAACTGCATGCACGAGACTAATCAGGTGTGGCGGCATAAGGTCCGCGGCACGACGTACCGCATCATTGGCACGGCCATTTATCTCGACGACCACGCTGCCGTCGAAGGGCAAGTGATCTCGATCGAGGTCGACAAGCTGAGCGGTCTTTGGATTGCTCGCCTCGCGACGGCCGATGGTCCGGTCAATCACGCTTCGCTGCAGGCGGCCGCGCCGGTGGGCAAGGGCGACTTCCTAGTGCTCTACCAGAGCAACATCCCCGACGAGGACGAGCGTATCCCCGTGACGTTCCTCCGGCCACTGGCTGAATTTCACGATGGGCGCTTCGAGTTGGTCCCTGTGCCGACGCTCGCGCTAAACAACAGCAAATACAGCGAGGCAGAGCGCGAAGCTCTTATGTCGCTTGGCCAGCATATCCTCGCCCGCGGCGGCGATCGGTTCACCGTCGGCCACGCGAAAACGATCCTAGACCTTCTGGTGAAGTTGGATCGCCCGGCAAAAAGCGCGGCGTGGCGCCCGTGGACAGAATTCGACCTCATCGACGTGCCCGGCGACTCGATCATTGACGTCCGTACCGGCTCTGACACGCCGGGCGGCGCTCACGTCTATCGCCACCAGCCCCGCAGCAATTTCTCGCTGGGCGGGGGCAACATCATCGCATGGAGATACGCAGTATGAGCGAGACCGGTCCCAAAATTTACGGCGCCGCGCCAATCGACCTCGGCAAAGTCGACCTCTCGCCGACCGAGATGCTGTTCTGGCTGTATTGCCCGATCAAGCTGTCGAACATCGACGAAATCGTCGTCCCGCCCAACCTCGAGCAGTTCTGGCCGATCATCAATGCCTGCTGGGATGCTAGCGACCCGGCCGAGTGGCACAGCCGCTACGTCTACCTCACAGCCAAGACGCTTTGGGTGACCAACGACAACCCGGCGCAGCGCCGCGGCTGGCACTGCGACGGCTTCATGACCGATGACGTCAACTTCATCTGGTACGACAGCGAGCCGACCGTCTTTGCGGTGGGGCCGGAGTTGGTGGCCTTCACCCAAGAGCACAAGAAGGCTCTCGAGGAGATGGATGCAGCCGGCGAGGCATTCCGCAACTTCAGCTATCCCGTGAAGCATCTCCTCCGGCTCGATCAGACGGTCCTGCATCGCGTCGGCGACTTCGGCGCGCCGGGCATGCGGTCCTTCGTCAAGCTGTCGGTGTCACGCCATCCGTTCAATCTGGTCGGCAACTCGGTGAACCACGCGCTGGCGCCGGACTGGCAATACGCGAAGCGCAGCGCGACGCGGAATCCGGAAGTCGCCAAGCTCGACGATCACAGCAACGCGGCGGGCAAGCAGGGCTGGGGCGAGCAGCATTGATCGAGCTCGTCGAGCCCGACGAAGAACACCACTTCCACCAGCCATGTGACCGGTGCGGCGGCCGCGGCCACGGGCCATCACCTCCGACGGGCCACGGCTGGTGGTGGGACGAGCGAGAACTGTCGCTGTTCCACAGCCTGGAGGCAGCCAAGGCGCCCGATAGTTGGGATGGCCCGGGCTGGGATGAGAGCGACGACGTGCCGTGCCCGTTCTGCGGCGGCACAGGTCTGATCGAAGGCGGCGACGAAGCCGCTAATGAACCCGAGGAAATAGCCTTTTGACTGAGCCAATATTCGTCTTCGGGAGCAATCTCGCCGGCCGTCACGGCAAAGGCGCCGCGCTATGGGCGCTAAAGCATCGCGGCGCCATCGTAGGGCAGGGGAAGGGCCTTCAAGGCCAGAGCTACGGCATCCCCACGAAGGACGAGAACATCCGCACGCTGCCGATCATTGAGATCCGCGGCTACGTCAACGAATTCCTCGAGTTCGCTCGCTCCAGGAAGGACCTGCAATTTGAGCTGACGCCGATCGGCTGCGGACTCGCCGGCTATCGGCATAACCAGATCGCGCCGCTGTTCGCCAGCGCGCCGTCCAACGTGATCATCCCGCCAGAGTTCGCGGGATTCTTGGGGAACCGCTAGCGATGGCGACTATCGAACTGGCAACCAGTCGCTTCAACACCATTGTCGACCAGGTCGAGAACCGCTGCATGGCTGCGGACGGCCCGGTAACGCCGACGCTGCAGGAAATCAGCGAGGATGAGCTCTCCGAGCTTTGGCGCTGCGTCCAGATCATCCGCGCCGGGACGCCTAGCGAAGAGCGTCCATCTGAGACCTCAATGGAGCTAATCGGCGCCGCTACCGAGCTTCTGCAAGCGATGCTGCTGCCTAACGCTTTTGAGCGAGCCAGCGGCACCGTGGCCTTCGCCGGTATGAAATTGGGCGGCATAATTGCCAACTTCGGGGTGAAATGGACTGATCTGACCAAGCTGGCAACCCATCGGCATAAGAAGCGAGGCAGCGAATATGTGCTGCTGGGCTACGGCAAGATGCAGGCCGAAGGCTGGATCGACGTAAGCCAAGTCAAAATGCTTGGCGACGGAGCGCGTTCCGCCGACATGCGAGACGTCGCGATCTACCGCGCTGTCGAGGACGGGTCGCTGTGGGCGCGCCCGAAAGAAGAGTTCGAGGACGGCAGGTTCGAACCCATCGCTCCAATCCCGCTAGGAGCGCAGGAATAATGGGCCTCCTCCTTTACGGCCTGCCGATCCTGTTGGGCTTCGTTGTCGGCTATTTCTTCACTCTACCGATCGCTCTAAGCGTTAGCTTCGTCGCGTTGGCCATTGGCATCTATGGCTTGTGGTCGACTCGTAACGCAGAAATCGGCGGACTGGTCGGCGTCATCGCCATATTCGAGACTGCTATCTTTGCCGTCTCGGTCTGGGTCACCATCGCTCTAGTCAATCAGGCATTCCATTACATCAGCCTATCTTGGCTGCTGCGCGGTGTCTCGTGAGCCACGATAAAATGAGGCCGTCGACGCCGCTAGATGACTTCGACCGCAGCATGCACGTCCTCATCGCTGCCGCCATGTGGGGCGCATCCCGCAAGGCCTTTCTCGCGCTGCCCAGTGGCTCTCCCGATGCCGCCGCCGCGCTTCACACCCTGTCAGAAGCCGAGGACGGCCTGCGTGCCGCGCTCGCAGCTTTGGAGAAAACACTTTGATCCTCATGCCCATTGGCTGGTGGCTTGCGCCGCTGGCAATCACCCTCCTTTCGTTCGGCTGGGCCATCCTCACGCCGGCATCACCCTACAACGGCAGCAAGTATTTCCCTGATCCCATGCCGTTCATTCGGCTGGTCGGCGCCATCGTCATTTCGCTGGTCGCGTGGCTCGTATGGGCATTGTTCAGATGACCGAGCAGAAGTCGGGCGCAGAGCCGGCGCTATACGCGGCGCAAGAAACGCTTGATCGAGTCCGTCGATACGGAACGGTTTGGCGTGGGCACCTGACACACAAGTCAGGCGAAGTGGCCCTGTACCTCAAACCCTTACCGCCTGAGCCTACTGCTGAGGTCTTACTCAATCTTGAGGAAGCCATTCTCGCTTGCCGCACGCTCACCGACCTTCGTTCAACGCAGATTACCATTCAGCGCATGAGAGGTGCGGCCGACGCCTCCCCACCCTTATCCCCGGCGGAGGAGGTGGTAGAGAGCCGGGTATCCGAAATCGCTCTTATCATCGATCCTCACGCGTTCGCTCCCATTGCGCCCGACATGGAGCCGCCGTTTGACGACATGGTTCGGCAGGATCGCGAACTTGCACTGAGCAAGGCTCGTCGCATTGCCCCCCTCTGCTCAACCAGTGCGGAAGATGGCAAGCTCGCCGAACTTGAAGCCGAGGTCACCAAGCTTAAGCGCGTGGCCACAGACCGCCGCTACATGCTCGATGCGTATCGGTCGATGCTTGGCGAAACCGGGCTCAAGGTCGCCAAGATGTGGGACGAGAAAGGCGTAATACGCACGCATTTCGATTGGGCTTCCGGTGCGCACCGCATGACCGGCGAGGAGCGGGCACAATTCATTCTGGGTCTCGAAAACCTTCCGTCAACGCAGATCACTAGCGATGCTGATTTCGGCCCGATGACCGGATTTCTGGCCACGCTTGATGATGAGCAAAAAGAGGCCGCCCTATCGTTCGAGGGCCCTGACCTTCTTGGCGATCCATCCAAACTCGCCGTAGCCCGGCATGCATGCGCCGCCACCGGGCCATGCTCGGATAATGGTGACGGTTGCTCCTGCACAGACAGCGAGCTATCCGGCGCAGCCGACCGGGCCAGCAATGCCGGTGGTTATGTGCCGGCGCAGACTGATTCCGGCGCCATCGACGTTGCCATTCGCGTCGAGCGTGCCGCGATTGAGGCAGAGGCGCGGCGGTATGCTGGCTTCTACACCCCACATTCCGATGGCTTCAACACGTTCGTGATTTTTGCCGATTGGGTTGCGGGGCGCTTCAAGCAGGAGCCGCCAGGTGGTCTGCAAGGCTGAATGATCGACGGCCTGGGCGACATCTCGAAGCTGCATGCGCAACACAGGGAGGGCTGAGTCATGGCCAACAAAAATCTGCGACACGCAGCGATCAGGGCCGGCGTAACCGAAGAGCAGGCAGAGCGTTTGATGAGGGAGCTCAGCAACTTCACGCACGGAATGGCCGAGGCGGGCGACGTTGCCGTACCCCCGTTTTCTTGGCCGACTGACATGGAGGCGACTCTGCGAGAGTCGTTCCCCGGTTGGGAGGGCCTGACTCGAGGCGAATACAATGGCACCCGCGCTGCCGTGATATGGAGAGGAATTTGCGAGTATCTTCTCGCTGACGACCGCCATCTGGGATGGGAACACAAGCCATGGCCCCACCCGGTCGAGCGCGAGTGAGGCCTTGCATCCACTTCGTCGGCTTCCGCGGCGAGGAGTGGTGGAGCGCCATCAAGATCTGGGGCTGGCCCGATTTCGTCCACCGCGGATGGGATAGGCGAGCTGCTCGAGAGATCGCGCCCGGCGACGTTCTGATCTTTGCCAAGGGCAGCGATCGCCATGCGCCGGCGGAGCGCAATTTCAACGATATCGATGAGGCGTGCTATGACGACGAACGAGAGGGAGGCATCGCCGATGAGCACGATGATTGAGCGCGTTGAGGCGGCGATCGTGACAGCGCTCGACGCGGCCGACATCGACGGCAAAGGCTACGCCCACATCGAGCGCAATGGCGAGTTTGTGAGGATCGACGGGAACTTCAGGACAGCCGACGTCGCCCGGGCGGCGATCCTGGCGATGCGCGGCCCGACGGAAGAAATGGCCGAGGCGGGAAAGACGGCTCAAGATGCAGAGGAGGGCGATCAGGCCACCGTCGAAGGAGTCTCCGCAGCATTTACAGCCATGATCGACAAGGCCGTCTCCGAGAAGCCATGACGGTCGTCCTGATCACCGGAGGCCGTACCTATTTCAACGAAAACCGCGTCTATCAGGTGCTGGACGCTGCGGTAGAGCGCCTTGGCCTGACTTCGATCATCCACGGTGACGCCGACGGCGACGTCGGCACTCGCGACATGGTGCGAAGGGCCAAAAAAGCGGGTTTGAGGGTCATTTTCATCGATTGGGATGGCTAAAACCCCCAAAATGCGAGTTTTCGGTTGAAAGTGCCTGAAAACGCTCATAAATCGCCGATTTGCGCCAAAAACGCCAAAAACGGCCGATTTTCGGTGATTTTCGGTCAAAAAACGTCGCTAATACAGATAACATAGCAGCCGAACTTGACTCAAAACATGAGGACTTTCGGTGGTGGTCTCAGATGGCCTTACTACGTCCACGCTCGTTCGTGGACGTCCGGAGCGTGCAAAAAAAGTTGGTCGCGCGGAAATACAGAGCGGTCGCTGATTACCGACACACCAGATGAAGCGTATTGGGGCAGGGCGGTCCTACCACCCCTTGCGCATGAGGACTGTGCGAGTCATATAGCCACCAGAAGTTCAAAAAGGGTCCAGAGCGGAATCGCCGCCGGGCCAAATCCTCTTCGGAAGCCGCCGCCATGTCATCCGACAGTTATCGATCATCGCAAATCGGAAGCGTGGCAGAGTGGCTTATTGCGCCTGGTTGCTAACCAGGTAGGTCTCCGGGCCTCGGGAGTTCGAATCCCCCCGCTTCCTCCATACGGAGAGGTGGCAGAGCCTGGTTTATTGCAGCGGCTTCGAAACCCGTCGGATCGAAAGGTCCCGTGAGTTCAAATCTCACCCTCTCCGCCACACCCCTTTCGGGCCGGCTGGGCATGGGTGAGCCCAAGGCGCTGTAAACGCCCCGTGTTAAGCTGAGGTGGTTCAAATCCATCCCGGCCCACCAATATCGAGGACTGTCGTGACCGACGAAAGCTTCACCTTACGACTTACGCGATTGCTGCTCAGCAGTGCGCGCGTAGGCAAGCGGTAAAGTCGGCGGGCTCAAACCCCGTTCTTCGTCAGTTCGAATCTGACCGCGCGCACCATTTGCCCGATTGGCGGAATGGCAGACGCAGGCGTCTCAGAAACGTAAAGCTCCCGGTTCGAGTCCGGGATCGGGCACCACCCCCCAAGGAATTCTAGCATGATCGCTCTCCGCGCGCAGTGGCAACGCCAACAGATCACCGCCGCGTAGTAGAGCATCCCCGCTCGGCTACACGGCGTCTGCCGGTGTAGCTCAGTGGTAGAGCATGGGTCTCCAAAACCCAGTGTCTTCGGTTCGATCCCGAACGCCGGCGCCATTCCCTCGTGGTGCAACGGTAGCATTCCGGGCCCTGACCCCGGCGATACAGGTTCGAATCCAAGTCGAGGGAACCAATTTTGGCCGATGTGACCTGCAAGGCATGTTCACGCTGCGGCCGAGTTAAACCACTAGAGGAGTTTCGTCGGTGCAGTGCGCACGGCGACGGCCGTACCTCTGAATGCAAGGCCTGTTTTAGCGCCCGAGAGGCGGAATATTACCGCTCGACGCCTAACAGGCGCGAGGCAATCAAGAATCGCCGGCAAGCGGTTCGAGCTACGGCCAAGCAGGTAGTGCGAGCGTATTTGCTCCTGCACCCGTGCGTTGATTGTGGCGAAACCGACTTCGAAGTGCTGGAATTTGATCACCGAGACCCGTCGTCCAAGGAAAGCGACGTCTCGAAGTTGCTCACATTCTCCGTCGAGAAAGTCATAGCGGAAATCGCAAAATGCGACGTTCGCTGCGCCAATTGCCACAGACGCAAAACGCGTAGGCAGTTCGGCTGGGTTTGAGGAGTTTTCTGATGAGCGCAGCGCTACCGCGACCATCTTCCCTGCGTGTGGGGAAGTCTGGTCATCCTGCCGCACTCGGAATGCGGAGTATCGCGGGTTCGAATCCCGCCACGCAGACCATTTTTGAACCAATGCACATGGCGCCTGCAGATGCCGACTTTATCGGCATGCGCAACCGCCTCGAGGCCGATATGTACCGCGTATTCGGCGTGCCGACACCCATGCTGCGAACCCCGACACGGTAGGCATTCGCCGCCGTAGCTCAGTTGGAAGAGCGCCGTCTTCGTAATTCGGATGCCAGGGGTTCGATTCCTCTCGGCGGCACCAAAGAATACCCAGAGGCGGCCGTCACGTACGCGCCGCCGGCGACCGGGAAGTGTAGTGGCGACGCCCGCTGTCCCGGTCGCTCGTATTGCGGGCAGGCGAGCAAGGTGCACGCGGCGGCCTGTTAAGCCGAGTTTAGGCTGGTTCGATCCCAGCTCCCGCAGCCATTTTCAGAGGCAATGCATGTCTCAATCTGGCCGTACAACCGCGATGATCCGCGCGTTGCCAGATGCCGGCGCTATTATCGTGGTGCCGAGCAAGACCAGCGTCCAGCCGATCAGCGATATGATCCTCGAGCTGCGCGGTCCGGACTTCGACAAGCGCTGTGATGTCGTCGCGGTCACCGACCATGACACGGCTCAACAGCTTCTCGGCGCCAAGCGGTGGATCGCCTTCGATCACACCTTTCGCGTCATGACACCGCGGGCATTGGCGGATGAGGTCTACGCATTGGCGCGGATCTCCAATTACCAGTTCCCGCTCCAGTAAGGGCTCATAGCTCAGTTTGGGAGAGCACCCGCCCTGCAAGCGGGATGTCGTCGGTTCGATGCCGGCTGGGTCCACCATTTTCGGAGGCGTTATGCAGCGTCGCAACTTCATTGGCGGTGTCGCCGGCGTAGCCGCGGCCGCCTCAATCACCAAAGCGGTAGCTGAGACTGCGCCCGCATCGGCTGACATGCTCCGCATCCGCATGTCAGGACCGCAGATGGTCATTGCCGACAGCCAGGGCCGGACGGTGACCGATATCAGCAACGGCAAGCTGCGCTTTGTGTCGCCTGAGCGCGGTTTCGTGCACGGCTTTCCAGAAGTCCGCGTTCTCGAGCGCGGATAGCGTGCCGGGAGCCAGGTGGGACGGCGGCGGATTGCAAACCCGCAAGGAGCGAGTTCGATTCTCGCCCAGCACTCCAGTTTCGCGGCCTCGTTGGGCGGATACAGGCCCACCAAGCCAAGTGTCGACGGTTCAACTCCGTTAGGCCGCTCCAAATCAGCGTCGGCCGGCCTCTGCTTGCAAGCTCCGGCGCTTAGTCACTGATGCGGGATAGAGCAGCCCGGTAGCTCGTCTGGTTCATACCCAGAAGGTCGGCGGTTCGAATCCGCCTCCCGCTACCAGTGATGACGCTTAGCTCAGTCGGTAGAGCGATCGGCTGATAACCGATAGGCCCCACGTTCGAGCCGTGGAGCGTCAACCAGTTCAAGCGGGGGCTGCCATTCGTGGCGTAAGTCCCCCTGACAAGCGCCGGTACACTCCCCGGCTAGGCCTGTCCGCGCTACCGCTTCCCCCGGACGAAGCCGAACCATGAGAACGGCGCGCACGGCTCCGCAATAGCGGGCTAGAAGCGCGAGAATTCGCCCGATCGGGCATTTCCATCGGCGCCCGGCGCGGCAGAGAACAAACCATGAATCTGGTGTTCGATGTCGTCACGCGTGCGCTGCTGGTTTTCGCAGGCATGGCCTTCGGGTCGGCAATCATGGTGGCCGGCGCGGTCTTCTTGGTGATCTGCGCCATGTGCAGCGGCGACTCGTGGGGCGGCGTCTTGCCGCCGGCCAACGTCGGTAAGCGAATCGGCTTCGGCATCTGGTTGGCCGGCATCGCTCTCATTCTTTTCTGCGGCTCTCAGCTTTAGCCGCCTCCTTTCCGCGACCCCGGCCGCGGTGATGAGACTTAACGCGCCGATCGCTCGGCCTCTGCCGGTTCAAGTTGAACGAAGGAGGCCTTGATGGCCGATGTGACTCAGACGGCGGCGAACGTCATCGCCGGCGTTGATGCCGTCATTGACGATGGCTACTGCGGCGAGACCCTTGTCCAGGGCAATGTCGTCTATCAGGACGCCACGACCAAGCAGTGGAAGAAGGGCGATGCCAATGGCGCCGCTGCGCTGCAGGTCGCCAAGGGCATTGCGCTGACCGGCGGTGCTGTGAACCAGCCCTGTCGGATCGCGCGCAGCGGCACGATCAACGTCGGCGGCACGCTCGTTCCGGGCACCACGTATTGCCTCTCGGCGACAGCCGGCGGCATTTGCCCGCAGGCCGATCTCGTCACCGGTTGCGCGGTGGCGATCCTTGGCGTCGCCAAGTCAGCATCCCTGCTGGTGCTGAATATCCAGAATCCGGGCGTCGTCCTCTAGTGGACGGCGTCCTTTTTGTTATCGCGTGCCTGATGATCGTGAAGATTCTCGCCGACCGCGACATCATTTGCGGTCTGCGTAAGGACCTTAAGGCGCGCGAAGACCTCCTCGACGAGCTGCAGGGCTTCGATTGAGCGACGCTCCCAACGGCATGCGGACGACGCGGTTCTTTCCGAACAGCCGCGACACCGACTTCGTGAAGAAGCAGGCGTTCCATGATCAGCGCATGCTGGTCGTGAATCTCGACGATCCGAAGATCGGCTGGGACGAGCGCCAGCTCCTCGAGAACATCGGCGTGAAGCTCTACGGGAAGCGCTCCTGATGCCGATGAAGGCCGGCCGCATCTGCTCTTGCGGCCACCAGGTCGCGAGCAATGCGAAGTGCGCCTGTCAGCTTGCCCGCGAGGCGGCTCGGCAGTCATCCAGCGATCGCGGCTACAACGCGAAATGGCAGCGTGAAAGCGCGGCGTTTCTAGCCCTACCCAGCAACCAGTTCTGCGCCTGCGGCTGCGGCCGTCCTGCGGACATGGTCGACCACATCGTCGCCCACAAGGGCAACATGAAGCTCTTCTGGGACAAGAAGAATTGGCAGCCGATGAACCGGCGCTGCAACTCCCGAAAGGCCGCCAAGTATGAGGGCGGCTTCGGCAATCCACGCCGAGAAAGTGATCTCTGATGCGAGGCGGAAAGCCAACCACCCTTCGGGTAATTCAGGGCGGTATCGTGGACGCAGTTGAGCCGCCGAAGGGCCTGCACGAGGACGCCCACAACGACTGGTACATCGTCACCAAGGATTTGGCCGATCGCCAGCTATTGACCGACGCCATGCTCGGCGTCGTCGAGATGTATTGCGTGGCGCTGTGGACGGTTCGGATCTGCCAGAAGGCGATCCAAGATCACGGGCTTTTCGTGAAAGGCGCCGGCGGCGCGCTGAAGACAAATCCAGCGTCGACCAACCTCCAGAAGGCGCAAGATACCGTGTCACGCATGAGCGTTGAGCTCGGTTTGACGCCATCCTCCCGCGCTCGTCGCGGGTTGGGCGGCCCGGCGCCGAGCGCCGAAAGCGAAGCCGACGCACAGGGCGTTTGATTGTCATCGACATATCCGTCGTGGATCTTCGACGACAGCCCTATTGATGACCCGCTAGGCGAAGGCCAGCGCGCGGTCGATTGGTTCAATTTCCTGCGCCACCCGGCGTCGACGCATCCCGAGAAGCGGCTGGGTCTCCCGCACTTCTGGGAGCGGATCATTCGGCGCACCTACGGGCCGCGCATGCAGAATGGCCGCCGCAAGGTGCGTCAGGTCTTCATCCTGATGCCGCGTGGCGCCCGCAAGACGACTTACATCGGCGGCGCGATCGGTCTCTACCATACGATCGGCCGCCCAAAACGTCCTAACGGTTCTGTGCTTCTCGGCGCAGGTTCCGCCGATCAGGCCGAATTGGCGCTCAATGAAGCCATCGGCATGGTCAAGGCCACGCCGGGGCTGATTTATCCCGACGGCTCCAAGCCGGACAAGGTCCGCATCCGCGGCGATTATCTGCAACATATCGAGGCCGGCACCAAGCTCGAGGTGATGTCGGCCGACGGCGACAACTCGCACGGCAAGACGCCGTCGGTATCGATCTTCGACGAGCTGCACGTCTACAAAAACCGCAAGCTCTGGCGCGCCATGCGTACCGGCCTGCTGAAGATCCCGGATGGCTTGTCGATCGTCACGACGACAGCGGGCCGCGGCCAATCGGGCCTGGCATGGGACGAATATCAATACGCTCGAAAGGTGGCGCTTGGCGAAGTCGTCAACGACTCGTACCTCCCGGTCCTTTTTGAACCCCCGGCGGGCGCCGATTGGGAAGATCCCCATGTCTGGGAACTCGTCAACCCCGGTATGGCCGAAGGATTCCCAGACGTCGAAGCGTTCGCGCTCGAGGCGCAAACGGTCCGCGACAAGCCAGCCGATCGAGACGACTTCAAGCAATACAACCTGAATTTCTGGCTCGCGCAGTCCCTGTCGCCTTTCGTCGACATGGAAATCTACGACGAGGGCAAAGAGGCGGTTGACCTCGAGTCGCACGAGACATTCCGCGACCCCTGCTGGGTTGCCATCGACCTTGGCCTCAATCAGGACCTTTGCGCCATCGTGGCGTGCTGGCCGGACGGGGAGGGCGGTTACGACGTCTGGGCATGGTTCTTCTGCCCCGAGGACAACCTCGAAAAGCGCGCCGACCTCGACAAGTTCAACTACCCGGAGTGGGCCAAGAAGGGCTTCATCACTCCAACGCCCGGCAATGTGACCGACTACACGAAGGTCCAGGAATTCCTTGAAGAGCTCAACGGACGATTCAACGTCCAAGAGTTCGCATTCGACCCCAAGCTCGCCAGTCAGATGATGACGCAGATGAGCGAGAAGGGCCTGCCGGTCTTCGGCATGCAGCAGGGTTGGATCACGATGGCGCCGGCCATCAAGGAGCTCGAGCGCGCCATCATCTCTCGGCGCCTCCATCACGGCGGCCAGCCGGTGCTTCGCTGGAACTTCGAGAACGTCAGCGTCAAGACGGACGAAGCCGGCAACATGACGTTTCACAAGGGCCGCAGCCGCGAGCGTATCGACGGCGCGCAGGCCACTGCCATGGCGGTCGGTCGGGCATTCCTCGGCGAGCTTCTTGAGAAGGCCCAGAAGTCGTTCTGGCAGGAGAAGGACGTCGATATCGACGACCTCCTCGAAGACTCGCCGGCGGAGGAGGGTGACGAACCGTCCGAGCTTGATGCCGAAATCCGCGCCATGCTGGAGGACGATTAATGGGTCTCCGCGATACGCTTGCGCGTTGGATTGGCGGCAGCGGTTACAACAATCAGGTCGAGTTCTCTGACGATCTGCTGCTTGCCCTGCAAAACGGCGGCCGCATGTCGGCCACCGGCCAGAACATCACTTGGCAGACCGCGCTCCGCGTTTCGACCGTGCTGCGTTGCAGCGCGATTATTGCCGAAGGCATCTGCTCGATTCCGTGGAAGCTCTACCGCAAAGATGGTGAGCGCAAGGTCGAAGCGATCGACCATCCGCTATGGGACCTGATCAAGTATCGGCCCAACGAGTGGCAGACCAGTTTCGAATTCCGCGAGACGATCGGCTTCCATCTCGCCCTCTGCGGCAACGCCTATATTTGGCTCAACCGCGTCGGCAAGAAGATTGTCGAGATGGTGCCGTTCGAGCCCAACATGGTCTCGGTCTATCGGCACACCGACTGGACGCTAACGTACTACCTGTCGTTCCCGGACGGCTCCAAATTCCAGCTTCCGCAGGAAGACGTTTGGCACATCAAGAGCCACTCGTGGAACAGCTATAAGGGCCTCGACGTCCTGTCGCTGGCCCGGGATTCAATCGGCCTTTCCCTCGCGATCGAGGAAGGTCAGGCCAAGCTGCAGAAAGAGGGTGTCCGCCCCTCCGGCATCCTCACCGTCGACCAGGTGCTGGACGCCGAGCAGTTCAAGAAGTTCCGGAAGCTCGTCGACACGCAATATGCCGGCCGCGTCAACGCCGGCAAGCCGATGATCTTGGACAAGACGACGACGTGGGAGCAAACCGCTCTCTCGAGCGTCGATAGCCAAACCATCGAGACTCGAGGCTTCCAGGTCGAAGACGTCGCCCGCCAGATGGGCGTGCTGCCGATCATGCTCGGTCACTCCGGCGATAAGTCGGTGACCTACGCGTCTTCCGAGCAGATGTTTATCGCCCACCACATCTTCACGACCCGTGTGTGGCAGCGCCGGATCACCGAGAGCGCCGACGTCCACCTGCTGACAAAGGCCGAACGCAAGGCCGGGTTCTACAACGGATTCGTCGATACCGAGCTGCTGCGCGGCGACACTCAGGCCCGCGGCGAATTCTACAAGCTGCTGTGGATGATCGGCGCCGTCACCGGCAACGAAATCCGCCGCATGGAGGACTGGGACGACATCGACGGTCTCGATCGTCCGTGGGCGCCGCTCAATGCGGCACCGATCGGCGTCGATGGCATGCCAATGGTCAGCGACTCGCAGGCCGCGGCCGGCAACGCCGTCCTCTCGCTTCTGCGCGGGCTCGATCCCGCCAACCTGCCAACAGCCGATGAACTGCCGAAGATGATTGCACAGGCGTTCGTCAAGAGCAGCCCGATGGCCCAGCAAATGCTGCTGGCCCATCTGCGCGACATGGGCCCCTCAGAGGCCGACTAGGAGCCCTTCATGAAGAAGAAAGTCGTGAACGCGGCGCTTGCGTCGCGCGTCAACGCTATTTGCGCGCGGCATGCCAAGCTCGCGCCGAACGCCAACGTCGCCAGCTCGGAACGCCGTAGCTGGTACAATTTCGGCAAGAAGAACGCCGCGACGGATAGCACCGACCTCTTCATCTACGACGAGATCAGCTCCTGGTGGGGCATCAGTGCCAACGACTTCGTGGGCGATCTGCAGGCCGTCGATACCAAGGCGCTCAACCTCTACATCAACAGCCCGGGCGGCTCGGTGTTCGAGGGTTTCGCCATCTACTCAGCGCTTGTGCGTTGGGCGACGCAGAACAAAGCGACGATCACGGTCATCGTCGACGGCTGGGCGGCGAGCATTGCCTCCGTGATCGCTATGGCCGGCGATACGATTAAGATCAGCGCGCTGGCCAGCTTCATGGTCCACCAGCCATGGGGCGGGGTCGTCGGCACAGCCGATGACATGCGTGCCGAGGCCGAGGTTCTCGACGAGATCAGCGCGACGCTGGTCGAGATCTATCAGGCCCGCACCGATGGCGATGCCGCCCAGATCGAAGCCTGGATGAACGCCGAGACCTGGTTCAAGGGTCAGCAGGCCGTCGATGCCGGCTTTGCCGACGAAGTGATCGCCCTGAAGGGCAAACCGGACACCGGCGAGGAAGTTCCCAGCACCGGCGATGACGACGGTGACGAGCAGGATAGCGCCCGCCTGGCAGCGTCCCGCGACGTCGAATACTTCGCCACGATTTTCAAGAATCTGCCTGACGAGATCCGCGCCCAGCTCGGCGCATCCGCCAGCACCAATTCCTCGAAGACTGCGCCCACGGCCGATGCCGTGAAGACGCCGCGTCAGTTCGAGGACTTCCTTCGCGCGAATGGCTTCAGCAGCAACGCTGCCAAGTCGATCGCGTCCAATGGTTTCAAGTCGAAGACCGAAGCGCGGGAAGCGCCGGCCGTCGAGCCTGAAAAGCCCACCACTACGGATCTCCGGGATGGAGCCGAGGAACGGGAACAAGCCGCCGCAGCAATCCGGACCCTGGCGAACGCCACGGCCATCCGCACCGCCGCAGCGAACCTGCTCAAACGCTCCAAATAGGAGATCCTTATGGATCCGGAACTGAAGAAGGCGCTCGACGCCCTCAATATGTCCTTCACGGACGCTGCTTCTGCGCAGACTAAGGCGCTGAAGGACTACCAGGAAGCCAACGACGCCAACGTCAAGAAGCACGACGCGCTTTATGACGAGAAGCTCGACAAGCTCAACGCCGAGCTCGACAAGTTCGAGCCCCTCAGCAAGGCTCTTGCCGACATCGAAGCCCGTCGCAAGACGGACGAAGAGGCCAATGCCGAGCGCGCGGAACAGCTCGATCGTATCGAGGCTCGCCTCAACCGTCCGGGCACCGGCAGCGCCGCCGAGGATGTTGCCGCCAAGGAATACCGCGATTGCTTCATGGCGTTCGCGCGCCACGGCAACGCGGCCTTCACCGACGATCGCAAGAACGTCCTGCAGACCGGTGACAGCACCGCTGCCGGCTATCTCGCTCCTCCGGAGCTGATCGCCGAGATCATCAAGGAGATCGTCGAGTTCTCCCCGATGCGCAACTACGTGCGTGTCCGCACCACGTCCAACCGCGCGATCCAGGTGCCGCACCGCACCGGCCGCCCCGCAGCAGTGTGGGTTGGTGAAACCGAGACCCGTCCCGACACCGAGGGCCTGAGCTACGGGATGGATGACATTCCGGTTTGGGAAGCCACGATGGCGGTCCCGATTTCCCTCCAGATGCTCGAGGACAACGAGTTCAACCTCGACACCGAGATCGCTGAAGCCGTTTCCGAGGGCTATGGCCAGCAGGAAGGGCAGGCGCTCATCTCCGGAAACGCCGTCAAGAAGCCGCAGGGCTTCCTGAATGCCGCCGGCATCGGTAACGTCGCCAGCGGTGTCACCAACGACGTCACCGCCGACAACCTGATCGACCTCCACTACTCGATCAAGACCGGCTACGCGGCGCAGGGCCTCTTCGTCCTCAACCGCCTGTCCCTCGCCAAGGTGCGCAAGCTCAAGGACGGCAACGGCCAGTATCTCTGGGCGTCGGGTCTCGCGGCCGGTCGTGACAACACGATCGACGGCGCTCCCTACGTCGAGATGCCGGACATGCCGAACATCGGCTCCGGCCTCAAGCCCATCGCCTTCGGCGACTGGAAGCGCGGCTACACGCTGGTGGATCGCCTCGCAATGACGGTGCTCCGTGACGATGTCACGCGCGCCGGCAACGGCCAGGTGCTCTTCCGCTGGCGCCGCCGCCTCGGCGGTGCGGTCTCGATCGCCGAAGCCATCTCGGCGCTCACCGTCAACTAACGGCGCGACCGTCACACAAGGAGTACTACAATGCTGGACATCAACCTCCTGCGCGACGTCGAGATCTCTCGCGTCGCCAATGATGCCGTCGCCGGCACCGCCGACGTCGTGACCTCTGCGGTCGATATGTCGGGCTGGGGCGGGGTCATCTTCGTCGCCGCTCTCGGCGACGTCACCGCCGGATCCGTCCTGAGCCTCGGGGTTCAGGAATGCGACACGAGCGGCGGTTCCTACTCGCCTGTCACTGGCACCACCGGCAAGACCGCCGGCGCAAGCGACTGCGACAACAACCTTCTGCTCGTCGACGCAACCAAGCCGACCAAGCAGTTCGTGCAGGGCGTCCTCAAGCGCGGCACGCAGAACGCCGTGGTCGATGGCATCCTCGCCATCAAGTATGGCCCGCTGCATCGCCCTGTGACGCAGGGCGCCACGGTCATCGGCGCGCTCACGCTGCCGAACGCCTCGGCCTAATCGGCTCCGGACGGGGCCACGTGCCCCGTCCACCTCCATTCAACTCCAAAGCGCCACGGCGCTAGAGGCGCGAAAGCGACCTCGCAGCAAAGGAGTCTCGCATGTCGAGCCACGATACGCTCGTCTACCGCCGTCAGGGCGGCAAGGAAATGGTCGTCGACGCCGGCGGCCTAATCACCATCATGCCGGGCGGCCAGATCCAGTCGCCCAATGGCACGCCGCTCGTCAACGGTAAGCAGTATCAGACCAAGGCAGTAGCCGACCTCTCGGCTGAAGCCACCTACTACATGGTGGCCCGCTACGCCGGCCTGATCACGAACCTCTCGTCGATCATCGACGGGGCGATTCAGACCGCGGATTGCACCGCGACCTTCTCGATCAATGGTGTCGCCGTCACTGGCGGCGTCTTGACGATGCCGGTTGCTGCCTCCGCCGCTGGCGCCAAGGCAAGTGCCGCTCCCACCGGCGCCAACACCGTCGCCATTGGCGACGTCATCTCCTTCGTGGTCACCGGTGACGGTTCGGGCGGTTCTCCGCGCGGCGAGATCACCGTCGAGATCACCGCCCAGTAATCGGGCATTTCAGCAAACGCAGCGGCGGGCCAGTCCCGCCGCATCACCCGCTGCTGAAGTCGGCGGCGCCAGGAGACGTTAATGACGGATACCTCCAAGGCCACCGCACTGAAGAGCTTCCTCTTCAGCCACAATGGCTACACCGAGCTTTTCGCCGAGATCGGCAAAGAGGTCGAGATTCCCATTCACCTGGTCGAGAACCTCGTGAAGGACGGCTACATCAAGCTTGTCACGGCCGTTGAGGGTAAGACTCAGGACCCCGGCAAGAAAGCGGCGACAGCCCCGTCGACTCAGCAGCCGGCGCCTATTCTGGACCTCGCCGAAGTGCTGGCCGCTCGCGCGCAGGTCGAGATCCCCGAAGATTGGTCCTCGCTGGCATGGTTCGCCAAGCGCTCGCTGGCCGCCAAGGTCAGTAATCTAACGGTTGACGATCTGACGCCCGACATGGCCACGGCGGCCATTCAGGCCGAACTTGATCGTCGCGCCGCATTGGCAGCAGCCGCCGCGCCTGCGTCTACCCCGGCCGCTACGTCTCCCGCTGCCGATCCTGCTGCTACCAGCTCGACGCCGGCGGCCGATCCCGCCGCGACGCCTGCGGCCACCGAGGCTGCCTCAACCGGAGCCTAAGCCGTGGCCATCATCGTCGTATCGAAGCCGGCGGTGCCGCCGCTCAGTGTGGTGCAGGTCAAAGACATCCTCCACATCGACTACGACGATGACGACATCGCTGTGGAGACCGCGCTGGACGCCGCAGTCGACAAGCTCGAGCGGCGCTGCGGCCGCGTCTTCGTGCAGCGCACCCTTGAATATCGGACCGACGAGTTTGAGCGCCAGATCGAGTTGCCGATCTTGCCGGTCCAAAGCGTGTCGTCGATCACCTACTTCGACAGCACCGGGGTCCAGCAAACGCTCGACCCGTTGACCTATATCTTCATCTCCGGCGGCGACAACGACTCCTCTGTAGTCATCAGCGCCAGTGAGTGGCCATCGCGGGATGCCGTGTTCAAGCGGCCCGACGCGGTTCGCATCCAATTCGCCGCGGGTTATGCGCCGATCATGCCCGATATGGGCGATCCTGACTATGTCACCAACGTTCCGGACGGCATCAAGCAGGCGGTGAGTTGGCTTTGCGGCCACTTCCTGTCCAACCGAGAGTCCGTGATCGTGCCGTCCAATCGGCAAGTGGTGCAAGAGGTGCCCGACACCGTCGCCGAGATGATCGCGCCATTCATCGTCCCCCGTCTGTAGGACAGCTCGATGCGCGTTGGCGGCCAGAAGACCCGGATCGAGATCTGGCACAACGTCAAGACCGGCACGTCGCCCCTCAACGAGGATATCGTTGAGCCGGCGCTCTGGAAGAAGACTTGGGCCGAGATGTCCATGCATCTGGGCCGCGAATATCTCGAGGGCAGGGTGCTTTCGCTCACCCTCTTCTACTTCTCGTGCCGCTACTTCTCGGTGGCCGGCATCGACACATCCTACTGGCTGGTCGTCAAAGGCCAGACCTACGATATCCGGAACGTCAACCCTGACTTCTCGGATAGCGACAACACAATCATCGAAGCACGCGTCCAGGACGTCAAAGCTTGAGCAGCCTGCATTTCGCCGTCCAGCGCCTGATCCGTTCGGGCGAGCTGCAGGACGTGACCGTTTGGCCGATCGCCGCAGGCGACACTAAGCCTGGTGTCATCGTCAATCGGACCTCTGAATCGGTCGAGAACAGGCTGACGCAAGGCGTGTTGATCATGAGCTGCCAGTCGGTTGAGGCCATGGAGGCTGACGCCATCGGCGAGCGCGTCATCAAGGCGCTAACCGGCTGCGTCGACTTTGAGTGCGACGGCGTCAGCGACATCGAGTTTCAGCGCGGGCCGGTCGACGTCACCTCGCTCGACATGCAGCGCGGCGTCTTCTTGCGCGAGATCGAATACGTAATTTCGTGGTGACCCGATGAGTGCCACCGCGATCATCATCCAGAAACTGCTGGCTGATTCAGACGTTACGAACGTTGTTGGCCAGACAATCCGGCCGGTGCTGTTCGAGAAGACCGACGCGCCGCCGAGCATTCTGGTCAACATCGTCTCTGGCCGTGACGGCCTCTCGCTCGCTGGCGCCGACCAGTATTTCACCGACCGGATGCAGGTCGAGTGCCTGGCACGATCGGCGACCGATGCCGAGACCCTGAGCAAGCTCGTCATGAGGACGCTCAACGGCGTCATCAAGGAGTCGATCGCCGGCTGCGTCGATGTCGACATCTGGTTCGCCGGGACGTCCTTCAGCCGATACAGCGACGACCTGATCACCTTTAGCCGGGTCCTGCAGTTCTACGTGCAGTGGAGAGAGACTCCATAGATGGCAGCTCCCGTCATGCGGGGCGATGCCGAGTTGACCGCTGCGCTGCGCGAGCTCGGTAAGGGCCCACGCGCCGCTGATATCGATGCCGCGGCAAAGAATTCGCTGGCGCCGATGCTGCAGCAGACCAAAGACGCGATGCGCGCCAACCGCAACTACGTCGGCAAGTATCCTGCCTTCTTCCCACAACCTGAATCGCCGCGTGACGGCGGTTTCGTGGATGCCGGCGTTGCTATCAAGCGATCGACGGTCACGCCGACGCGCCGCACCTACAAGATGGGCGCCACGAGCCGCCGTGCTCGCTACCTGCTGCATCTGCTCGAGTTCGGCACGATGCCTCACTACCAGCCCCACTTCCATGGCGGCTGGCAGCATCCTGGCGCTGCGCCCAACCCCGCAATGGTGCCGGCCTACGAGAACAACAAGGCCGGGGCGATCAGCAGCTTCAGCAATGACCTTCTGGCCCGCATCGAGGCCAGAGCCAATGCGATGGGCATGAAGTTCCGTCGCTCCAATTGAGGAGATCCGGAATGGCTGATGCCGCTCCCGCTGCCGCAGCGCAGCCCGCCGTAGTCTCGGCAACCGCAACTGCCGCTCCCGCGCCTGCAGCGCCGGTCGCTGCCTCTGCGCCTGCGAAGGACGCCCTTGCGGCCGACGCCAAGCCGGAGTCGCGAGACATCGGCACTTGGAAGTTCCGGCCTTGGAATGGCGTCGACCACTGGGTCCATGAGCGGCTCGGCCTATCGACCTTCAAGGAATCCGAGGCCCGCCGGCAGCGCCGGCTCTAGCCAACCCCTCCATCGACGAATGCGCCCGTCCTGGCTGACCGCCGGGCCGGCTCGTCACGCCCAAAAAACCTAGCCGCCCGGGGCAGCGGCCATACCTCCACAGGAGCGACTTATGACGGGCGTAGCATCGACCGGCAAAATTGGTATTGGCGTTCTGCTTCAGGTTTCCGACGGCAATCCGTCGCCGACCTGGGCGACCGTCGCCAACGTGACCACACTCAGCGGCGGCGGCGCCACGCTGGACATGGTGGATAGCACCCACCTCAACAGCCCCGACTTCTACGCCGAGATGACTCCCGGCCTGAAGCATTCGACGGCTTGGACTGGCACCGTCCAGTGGGATCCTTCCGATCCTACCCTGGGCCCGGTCTCTGGCCTCGCCAAGTTCCTCGAGGATCGCTCGATCCAGACCTTCCGCATCAACCCGTCGCAGCTCGGCATCATGACTACGCTCGAGTGCGATGCGTATTGCTCGGAGCTGGGCAACATCGACGTGTCCCCGACCGGCCTGATGACTCAGGCTTTTACACTCACGCCGACCGGCGCCATCCGCCGCGTTGATCTGTAGGAGCTCGGATGAGCAGACCTGCCAACAAGGCAAGGGGAGAGGTCGCCATCTCCGGATTCGGGGATGGCGCCTTCCTTCAGTTCACCATCGACTCGATGGAGCGCTTGCAGAGCGCTTACAGCGATAAATGGCTCGACACCGTCCTCGCCGGCCTTGCCGATTTCAACGTCCCAGCCTTCAAGACTTGCATCGAAGTCTCGCTGATTGGCGGCGTCCGCGCCGACGATAAAGAAGCGCCCCTAGATTTCTCTGGGTTGCGCAATCTCGATGAAACCCGGGACGCGATCTACGACGCGCTATTCCTGCAGCTCTACGGCAAGACATTCGCCGAAAAGAAGCTCCAGGAGGAAGCTGAGTATCTCGAGACAACCAAGAAGAGGTTGAAAGAGATCGACGGCGACCCTCATCTAGCGGCGTTGATTTTCTCACAACAGTTCGGACGGCCGCCTACCGAGCCGGGCTCCGACCTGGAGAAGTCCGCCGCCTAACGGTGCTTGAGATTCGTGACTACTGTCACGAGCAGGGCGACGCAGCCTGGGAACGGGTTGTGCAGTCCGCCTGGCTCACAGGCCAATTGGTGACCATCGGGCATCACATCCCGAAGGATTACCCCAAGTCCATCGACAAATTGCTTGGCCGCGCCGAACCGGCGCCCAAACCGGCAACGGCTCAGCAATGGGCTGCGCTCCTCTCCCAAATGAGCGGGGCGCCGGTGAAGATGGCTGAGCCCACACTCTAGGGGCGATCCATGGCGGCCGATGCAGTCGGCAATATCTACATCGCCCTGATGGTAGATACGGCTGGCGCTCGTAATTTCACGAGCGCCGCCTCCTCGATCGACCGCGACAGCCAGCGAATCCGGACGTCGCTCAACAACACCTCTCGTTCGGTTACGTCGCTCCAGTCGTCGATGAACCAGAACCTGCGCGTGAAGCTCTTCAGCAACATGCTGAAGGACGCTTCGACTGCGGGCAGCGAGGTCGGCAAACTGCGCGCGGCCATGCTTGGTCTCGCCGCAATCACCGGCACGTCTCTGACGTCGGCCTTTGCGGCCACCTTCCTGCTCAAGACGGCCGACGCCGCCAAGCTGATGAGCAATCAGCTCAAGACGGTGACGGACTCGAGCGAAGATCTCGCGGCGGTCCAGAAGAAGCTCTACGACGTGTCGCAGGACACGCGCTCCGGCATGGAAGCCACGGTGACCATGTATGCGCGTCTCGCGCGTGCGGCCACCAACTACGGCATGACGCAGGACCAGTTGGTCCGTGTCACCTCCACGGTGCAGAAGGCGTTCGCCATCGGCGGCGCCACGCCCGAAGAAGCCGCCGGCGCCGCGCTGCAGTTGTCGCAGGGTATCGCGTCCAACCGCTTCAGCGGTGACGAATACCGTTCCGTCGCCGAGAACGCGCCAGTGCTGCTGCAGGCCATGGCCAAGCAGCTCGGCGTCACGATCGGCCAGCTTCGCCTGATGGGCCAGGCCGGCAAGCTGACGGGCGAAGTGGTGGCCAGGGCTATCCTCGGCGCCAGCGACGAGATCGACACCAGCTTTGCCAAGACTTCGGTCACGGTCGGGCAGGCGATGACCCGCGTCGGCAATGCCTTTCTCATGTACATCGGCGCCGGCGATAAAACGTACGGCGTAACCGGCAAGCTGGCCGGGGCACTCTCGAGTCTCGCCGACAATTTCGACGAGATCGCGAAGTACCTCACCCTGATTGCAGGTCTTTCAGCCGCGGCGTTCGGGGGTAAGCTCCTGGGCGGCGCGACGACGAAGGCCTATTCCGCGCTCATTCCTAACAAGGCTGAGGTCAAAGCTGCGCAGGCCGAGCTTGAGGGTATTTCGAAGCAGCGTGACGCGATCGCGCAGGCCATTGCCCAGACCAACTCGAACCTGGCCACGTCGACGCCAGAGGGCGGTGTCGGCCCGGCGCTGCCCGATGCTTACACCCGCAAGGCGATTGCCGCTCAGCAGCCGGCGATTGCAAGCGCCACCAATGCGCAGGCGCGGGCGCAGGAAAAACTCAACTCTTTGGAAGTCGAGCGGCTGATCGCCGAGGAGAAGCTCGAAACCGCGCAGGCGAAGCTCATCGAGAATCTCGACAAGCAGGTAGCCAAGGCTCAGCAGCTCAACGCCGCCGATGCGGAACGCGTCGGCTTGGCCATGAAGGCCGCGGCCGCGGAAGAGGCGATGACGCACCTCAAGGTCGCGAGCAACGCCAGCGTTGGCACGCAGTCGCTCGAGCAGAGCATGGCGGCCGAAGCCGAGGCGATGTCGCGCTTCGATTCATCGCTCGGAAAGCTGCAGACCGCCCGCCAGTCATTGTCGCAGGCCGCTGCCGGCGAGTTCGACACCAAGGCGATCACGGCCGCGGCCGCTCAGGTCAATGATCTCGACCGCCAGATCACCAAGGCGCAAGCCGATGTCGCGGCAGCGGCGACGAATGTCGACAAGGCCTACGTTACCAGCACAGAGTCTCTGAAGGCTGCCGATGCCGATCGCGCGGCCGCAATCACCAACATCTCGCAGCTTCAGGAAGCCGATACCGCTCTTCGCACCAAGGCGATTGCGGTTACCGATCGGCTGACGCTGTCGCAGCGCGCCCTAAGCGTTGCCCAGAAGGCCGGCGGTTCGGTGCTGGCATTTCTCGGCGGCTGGACGGGCGTCGCCTTCATGGCGGCGATCGCCGGCATCGGGCTCTACGAGTCCAACGTCGAGGCCAGCATCCAGAAGACGGCCGACATCCGCAAGGAGATGGAAGATCTAGGCCTGGTCAGCAAGGACACGGCTGACGCCCTCAACGGTGTCGGCAAGTCGATCGCCGATATGACGCAGGACGAGCTGCGCAGCAAGCTCCGCGAAATCAACGACGAAATCGCGAAGATGAAGAATGGGCAGAACGCGATCGACGCGGTCTTCCACTACGATCCGCAGAACCTGCAGAACATCCTCAATGCGCTGAATGCGATCACCGCGCCGCGGATGAGTCCCAAAGGCGGCAACTACTTCGTTGCTGACCAAGCCTCGCGTGATGCCGCCGCGCAGATCGCCGACATGGTCACCCAGTTCGAGGCCGGCAAGAAAGACGCCAAGGACGTCAACGATCTGCTCGACCAGATCAGCAAGCAGAACTTGAGCGGGCCGATGGACGATCTGATCGGCCGCCTGCGCACCGCCATCCCCCTGCTCGCCGGACTGCTCACCTATCAGCAGCACGTCGGCGCGGAAGTCAGCGGCGTCGCGATGATCGACCAGGACACCGACAAGCGCAATGCCGTGGCTTTCAACAAGGGCCAGGACATCACCGATGCCTACACCGAGAACCTCCTCCGGCAAGCCAACGAGACGGCGCAGCAGCGCCAGATCGAAACCAAGGCAAAGTCGCTGCAGAAGTCCGTTCCGGCCGGCGGCAATCCGTTGTCCGACGCAACAGCCAAAGCCCTCGCCACAACGATTGTCCAGAAGGAAGCAGCCGAGTCCGCTGCGCTGAAGTCGGGCACCTCCGACGCGAAGAAGTTCACCGAGGGCATGGAAAAGCTCAACGACGAGATCGCGGCGTCGCCTCTCGACGAATTCGGCCAAAAGGTTGTCGAGACCGCGCGCACTATGGGCATCGGCGAAAAGGACATCGAGGCATACGCCGCGGCCTTCGCCTCAGATGACATGACCAACGCGCCGAAGAAGCTCGTCGAAATCGCGGACGCGATGCGGAAGATCAACGCCGCGAAGATCCAGCAGAACCTGGCCTTTGATAGCAGCCAGCTCTTCGCCTCCGATGCCGACCAGAAGATCGCCAGCACGTTGCAGGGATCGGGCCTGTCGGCGACAGACGGGCAGGGCCTGCTGATCGCCAACGAGATCCGTTTCAACGATACCCTGCAAAAGACGCACGATCTCGCACAGGGTTTTCTCGACGGCTTCCTCAGCGATCTGGAGAACGGCGTCAGCCTCCTCGACGCGCTCAACAACGCCTGCGGCAAGCTGGCGGAACAGCTCCTTCAGATGGCGCTCGACGCCAGCATCAACAAGCTGTTCCAGGGCCTCCAGGGTCTCGGCAGCGGCAGCGGCGGCCTGTTGGGCGGCATTCTGTCGGTCTTCGGGATCGGCGGCAGCAGTGCTGCCGGCACGGGGCTTGGCGAGCTCGGCGGCTACGGTTCGTCCTACGCCGTTGGCGGCTACACAGGCGACGGCGGTCGTTTCACGCCAGCGGGCATCGTCCACAAGGGCGAATACGTCTTCAATGCAGCGGCAACCGCTCGCATTGGTCGTGCCCGTCTCGACAACCTTCAGGGTTACGCCGACGGCGGGTTCGTTGGTGCTGCTGCGAACAGCAACATCGACGGCGGTCTCCGCGTGGAGATCTACAACGAGGGCGGCGATCCGATCGCTGCCAAGAGCGCATCGCTCTCCAAGGATGCCAAGGGCATCAACGTCGCCAAGATCGTGGTCGGGGCGATGAAAACCGCAATCGCCGACGGCACCATGGATGGCACCATGAGCCAGGTTTATGGCCTCAAACGTCAGGGTCGATAGATGGAAGCTTGGCCAGGTGGGGTGCCGTCTAGCCCGGCGCCCAACAGTCTATCCACGACTCCGTTTCGGGCTCCGCTCGCGACGGACATGGATGACGGCAATACGCGCCAGCGTCGCTCCACCACCAAGAATATTGCGACGCTGGCGTTCTCGATCCCGATGACCAACGCGCAGTTCCAAACCTTCAAGGCTTGGGTGCGCGACACACTGGTCGACGGGACGCTGCAGTTCACGGCGCCCATCTGGGATGGGTCTGCCCACACCACCAAGAACTGCACTTTCACCGCTCCCTACAAGGACAGCATGACCGCGGACTCTCTGCACGTGGTCTCTGTCAGCCTCGATGTTGAGGACTGGTAATGCCAGATTGGACTGCTGCCCTCGCCGAGGCATACGCTTCGGCGCCGGCGGACGACTATGTTGTCCAAACCCTCGAGCTCCTGCATCCCGCCTTCGTCGACGGCGACAACAACGCCGACTCCGTGCGTGTTGCGCTCGACGATCGCGACTGGGATCTGACCTACGAGGATGACGCCCCACTGTTCGGCGGCGAGACCAAGACGTTTTCGTCGCTCGCCATGACGGTGACGTTGCCGGAACAGACCGACAGCAGCTTCGGCTCACTGTCGATGGCGATCGATAATGTCCCCCGGTCGATCTGGCCCAAGCTGCAGGCGGCGGCTCGAGTCCGCGCGTCTGCCATGGTCATCTACCGGGAATGGGTGGCGATCCGTAACCCGTCGACCGGGGTGTACACGCCTTCGGCGGCGCCGGACATGAAGATCGACCAGCTTACGATGAAGGTTGTGACGGCGACCCTGTTGCGGCTCGAGGGCTCGGCATCATTCGTCGACCTCCTCAATGCCCAGTTCCCGCGGCGCAAATTCAGCCGCGATGACTTTCCGGGCCTGTTCGGCGGATCGAACTGATGACCGATCGAGCTGCTCTCATCAACGGACTGATCGGCACGCCGTACCGGCTAGGCGGGCAGGGCCCTGGCGAAGTCGATTGCTGGAGCGCTGCGCGCATCTTGCAAAAGGGGCTGGCCGATCGAGACATGCCGGCCTTTGAGATGCCGTCGACGGCGGGGCGCATCGCCATCGCCTCGGCGATCGCGGTTCATCCAGAGCGCAATCGCTGGGTCGAGATTGCGTCCCCGGTGGACGTTTGCTTGGTCACGATGGCCCATCAGCATGTTGGCTATCACATCGGCACATGGGTCGTCGAAGATGGCGGCCTGATAATCCACGCCATCGAGAAGTGCGGCGTCGTCGCCGATCGCCTCATCGAGCTGCAGGCCATGGGCTGGCGGCGCGTCAGGTTCCACGTTCCGGCCGAGAACAGCGTCCGCGCCATTGTTGTTGAAGCGGTGAAGACTGCTCTCGCCGCAGGCGAGATGGACGTCGCTCTGCGCGCCTGACTTCCGGAAGATTCTAATGCATCCCAACGCCCCAGAGATTGCCGGCGGCCGCGTTGTGCTGCTCTCGGGCCCGTTTGGCTCGCCTGAGCGCACGATCGAGCTCGAGCGGCCGATGGCAGTCGCCGAGATCGTGGCGGCCTATGATCTCGCCTTCAACGTGCCGACCGTCGCCGTCATGGATGGCGAGCCCGTTATGCGCGGGACGTGGGCCGTCAAGATGGTGCGCCCCGGCGAGTCACTGGCGTTCATCGCCGTGCCGCGCGGCGGTGGCAACGGCGGCGGAAAGCAGATCGTTGGCCTAATCGCGGCGATCGCGCTGTCAGTTGCCGCCCCGCTGGTCGGCGGGTTCGTCGCCGGCGCATTGGGCTTCACGGCGGGCACGGCTGCGTTCACCATCGCATCGTCTGTGACGTCGATCGCGTTCCTGCTCGGCGGCACGGCGCTTCTCAGCCCGCTGCTGTCGCAGCCGTCGCCTTCGTCGTCGAACGACACCGCAGGTTCGGTTTATTCGGCAAGCGCTGCCAGCAACACAGCGGCGCCGCTCGACATCATCCCGGTGCTCTACGGGCGCCTCCGCTACCCGCCGCGCTTCGCGTCGCGCCCCTACGCGGAGTATTCGGGCAACGACCAATATCTCTACCAGCTTTTCTGCCTGACGCCGGGGCTGGCCAAGGTCGAGAAGATCGAGATCGATGACACCGAAGCGTGGAACTCCACGGACGGCTACTCGGCCACCTTTACGGATCTCACCTTCGAATTCATCGAGCCAGGCGACTCGATTACGCTGTTCCCGGCGAACGTCGAGACCTCTTCGGAGGTGTCCGGCCAAACGGTGCCGGATCCGCCGGCGGTGCTCGGCCCCTTCGTGGTCAACGCTTCCGGCACGACGATCAATCGCATCGCCGTCGACTTCGCGTTCCCGGCCGGCTTGGGCCAGTCCGATAGCGGCGGGCAGGGCATCGATACCCTGTCGGTTAAGCTGCGCGCCGAATATCAGCAGGTAGATGACAGCGGGACGCCGATCGGCGGTTGGTCCGATGTCTTCCGCGAGACGATCTCGTTCGGGACGCGCACGCCGCAGCGGCTGAGTCGCGCGGCTGATGTAACACCGGCTCGCTACCAGGTCCGCTTCTCGTCGGAACAGGCCTTCAATCCGGACAGCACCACCAAGGTAGACGCCTGCTCGTGGGTAGGCCTGCGCGGCTACCTCACCGGCTTCGTGACGCCGCCGAATTGCACGATGCTGGCCATGAAGATCAAGGCCAACGATCAGCTCAGCCAGTTCTCGGCGTCCCAGATCAACGTCACCGCTCAGCGTTGGCTGCCGATTTGGGACGGCACGTCATGGAGCGCTCCGCAGTCGACGCAGTCGATCGCCTGGGCAGCCGCAGACATGCTGCGCGACACGAGCTACGGCATCTCGGTCGCCGATACAAAATATGATGTATCAGCTCTTTTGACGCTCGATGCGACCTGGACGAGCCGTGGCGACACCTTCAATGCCATTTTTGATAGCGCTCAGACCGCCAAGGACGCGCTGACCGCGATCCTGCGCGCCGGTCGCACCCAAGCGGTTCGCATGGCTGGCCGGATCGGCTTTGTCCGCCTTGAGCCCAAGTCGATCAAGCGCGCGGTCTTCACGCCGCTCAACGTCATCCGCGGCTCGTTCCAGCACAAGCTTGTCCTCTTCGATGATACGGCGCCGGATAGCGTCAATATCTCGTACTTCGACAAGACGGTATGGGACACCCGCGAGGTGCTCTGCACCATCGGCGCCATTGGCAGCGAGGATCCGCAGGATGTCACGCTGTTCGGCGTCGACAATCACGACCAGGCTTGGCGTGAGGGCATCACCGCCGCTGCGATCAACGCATATCAGCGCGAGTTCGTCAGCTTCACGGCAGAATGGGAAGGCAAGCTTCTCGTTCGCGGCGACCCCGTGCTTGTCATGCATCCATTTATCGAGGGTGTTGCGCAGGCCAAGGTTGCCTCGCGAACGGCGCGAGTCATTACGATCGATAGAGATGTCGATCCGCCGGAAGCCGATGGCTATGTCATTCTTCGCGATGCAACCGGGCAGGAATGGGGACCCTGCCTGATCACGTCAATAGTTGGCCGGGTCATCACTCTTGATGCCACCGACTTTGGCATCGTCGAAGCCAACATGGGCGATCTTGACGATCTGCTGGCCGGCGATCGCGAAGAAAGTGCCGCCCTCCTGCTATGCGATGGCGAGACGAGGCCTTTCAACGGGCTTGTGGTTTCGGCGACACCAGATTCTTCCGGCCACGTCGATCTCCTTTGCGTAATCGACGCGCCGGAGGTCTACGCCGCCGATCATACCGAGACGATGCCGTCGCCATGGACGACGCCGACGTTGCCACCGGCGACCAACCCTCTGCCGGTGATCTACCAGTTGACCGGCGCCCTGGTTGCTGCGGTTGGAGGTCTCGAGCTCACGGCGATGTGGTTGCCAGCCGCCGGCGCGACCTCCTATGTGGCTGAAGCATCTTACGATCTAGGCGCGACATGGACGCCAGTATACTCGGGCGCCCAGAACCGCTTCACTGCGTCCATAAACCCTCAGCCGCCGATGCTGCGTGTGGCCGGCATCAATGTTGCTCAAGGGCCGTGGAGCACGCTGACCTTTTCGGTCCTCGATATGCCGCCGGGCGGCGGCTACATCGGCATTCACGGATTCGATCCTCAGCTCCGGGCCCTGCAGTCTTACGTTACCCAGTCGATCGCCGATCTCAGCGAAAATCTCGAAGCGGTGTCGTCGACGCTGCAGGACCAGGATATGGCCAACGCCGTCGACAAGCGGCAGGTGCTCGCAGACTTAAGTTCGCAGGTCGGCAGCGTGTTGGCGACGGTGCAGATCGTCGCGGAAACGCTGGCGACCGCTACTGCCGCCGCTGCCGCCGTTGCGACCCTGGCGCAGGCCACTGCTAATGGTGCGAGTGCCTCCGGTCTCATCAAGATGGAAGTCCAGTCGACGCCATTAGGGGCGGCGGTGAAGGTCATCCAGAGCCTCCAAACAGATGACAGCGGTGTCGTCGTTAGCGCCATGGAGGCCCTTCAGATCGACGAAGACGGTCTCTCGACGAAGACAATAATCGCCGACATCTGCCTTTGGACGAACTCCGATGGCACCGCCGCCATGATCTGGGACTCCCGGTTCGGCAATTTCTCTGTGGGATCGGCAACATGAACTCTCGCGCCGTAGCCCTTAACGATCTCGACATCGTGGCCATTATCGAGAGCGCACCTGGCGGGGGTAGGCTCACGGAGTCGTCGGCGCCGTGTAATCGCCCGGCCGTCGATCCAGCGAATTGGCTCGCCAACAACAAGTTTAACACCGCGTTCGATTACTACGAGCTGCTTGTCCCGGTGCAGACTGTTTCGATTACCCATGCGCTGCTCGCAACCGCGTCGAATCTGGTGTTCTCATCTATCGGCCTGTCGATCACCATCAAAGGTACGCAGGCCGATAGAGACATCGTGCTTTACGCGCACGGCCTGGGGTACGTCCCGACCTATATGGTTGCGTACAACGGCGCCCGCCTGCCGGCGGGAATGCATACTATTATCCGCGGGTCCGGCACCACTTCACAGCGCAGCCGCGCCATATCCCATTGGGCCGACACGACCAACATCTACCTGCGCGAACACTGCACGTCAGGCGATGTCGATCTCGAGGCCGACACTCTCTCGTACCAGGTGCTGATCTTCACGCGGCCGGCCCGCGATCCGCTGGTGCAGGATCTGCTGTCCTACAATGACACTACCGGTGTCGCGCTTATTGATCACGGCCGCGTCCGCAGTGACCGCCACTACCTGCGGAAGGCAATAGCCGCGGAAAGCAGCTTCGACATCAATCTTGGCGCGACAATGGATCTCAACGACGGCTTCGTCCGCGTCGTCACCGGCGGCGTCATCTTTGATGAACCGGGCTACGGCGGCTCGTGGGCCGGCCCCCCGTTCGTACCGGTCAGCGGTGTCTACTGATGGGACGGTTTGCCTACGACAATATCGCTGGTGCCTTCGAGCACCTCGATAGTGGGGGCCGCGTCGTATGGCGCAGCGACGCGGCGCCAGCCGCGCTGTTGCCGCCATCGTCGTGGCTAAGCTATTCGGGAAACGTAGTCTTTCCTGAGTTCTTCCATGGCAACGCCATCTACTACGGATGGAACGGCGGCGTTGGCGGCGGGGCGGTCTATCAGGGAGTTAGCTTTGCCACGGTCCATCCAGGAACGTGGGGGCCGGATCAAGCCAGTCCTTATAACATCCCTCGCGTCACAATCGGGACAGTGCCGAAGGACTGCAACTACATCGATGTGGTCGCCAATCTAACGCAGACCCAAGGCACTTATTCGTTCTTCTTCTCGTTGGTGTCGATCTACCAGAAGCAGGGCCAGAGTACATATCTCGACGGCGGCTGCGCGGTCTTGGAGGGAACGCACGCCTGGCGCAAGATCATCAAGGTTGTTCTCGCGCCAACCGATAACGGCGATGGTACGCGCAACGTCTACCTCGAAGCCTACCAATCGGTGAAATACCAGGCGCAGTTCACCAACGACATCGGCGGCAATATGAAGACCGGCGTGCAAAGCTACGACGGCAGTGCGACGGCGGCTTGGCAGAATCTTTGGACGCACGATGGCGATCCCACCGGCTGGTTGAGTTTTCCGCTGGCCGGTAGCGGCAACGACATCCATTCGATGCGCGGCGGCTCCGGTCAGCCATCAACGTCAGACCCAACGACGTACACCTCAACTTGGGCCGTCACGCTAAGCGTCCGTCCCGGATTCGCGCACCCCTAAACTCCTCGAGGCATCCCATTGGCCTATACCATCACCCCTGCGCCGGGGACGATTTCTGTCGCCCATAATTCGGCGGCGATCACAGGCGTCGGCACCATTGGGACGGCCTATCGTAAGGGCGCCCTAATCCTTGTTCCCGGCATGGGGATCATTGGCCAGCTCGCCGAGACTCCCACTGATGACCTCGCCATGACGCTTGTCGACCTCCTCGGCGGGTCGACGGACATCTCCGGTGCGGAGTTTCAGGTCATCGCGCAGCCGGAACCATCTGTTTATTCCGAACGGGTACGCGAGATGCTCGAGCAGCTCTCGGTGCTCGATGCGAACCGGGGCCTTTTCTACACGTTCTCGGTTCTCACCGCGGATGCCGATCCCGGCGCTGGGACCGCCCGCCTGAATAACGCGACCCTCGCGTCAGTTACAGGCGCGTTCCTCGACAATAACGATGCCAACGGCAACGACGTTTCAGCCCTTCTGGATACGTGGGACGACAGCACCAATCCTATCAAGGGATCCCTGATCGTCCGCGACGTGACAGACGCCACCAAATGGGCGGCCTTCAACGTCAGCGGCTCGGTCGTGAATGGCACTGGCTATCGCAAGCTAACTCTGGCCTACGTTACTGCCGGCACCGCGATCGACGACGCAGCCGCGGTCACACTCGAGTTCGTTCGAGCAGGTAATGTCGGTGCGACTGGGCCCAGCGGAGGCCCGACTGGCCCGACTGGCCCAGCGGGTGCTACCGGGTCGACCGGCCCCACCGGGGCCGTTGGCCCGACTGGCGCTACGGGTGTAGGCGCGACTGGTGCCACGGGTGCCACCGGCCCGTCTGGCGGCCCGACTGGCGCTACGGGTCCGCAGGGCTTTTCCTCTGGTCTCACGTACGCCTTCTCGTCGACCACAACCGCGGCTGATCCCGGCTCAGGCATCTTTCGGCTGAACAACGCGTCGCACTCCTCTGCGACTGCGATGTACATCGACAACGTCGACAACCTGTCCGGCGCCGATGTTACCGGCATACTCGATTCCTGGGACGACAGCACATCGACCGTTCGCGGTCGGCTGCGCATCGCCAGCAAGGCATCGCCATCGATCTGGCGCGAATACAACGTCACCGGTTCCGTCGTTAACTCCACTGGCTATCGCACCGTCACGATCGCCTACGTAGCGGGAAACGGCACCCTCACCGATACGACGGTCTGCGCCGTCGGCTTCTCGCGAACAGGCGACGGAGGCGTTGGGGCCACAGGACCAACCGGCGCTACGGGCGCCGGCACAACCGGGGCCACGGGTCCGGTTGGTGCGACTGGCCCGGCGGGCGCCACTGGCGCTACTGGTCCGACGGGGGTCGGCGCGACCGGAGCTACAGGGCCGGCTGGCGCAACTGGCGTGACCGGTGCGACCGGCCCAACCGGCCTCGGCGCAACTGGCGTCACGGGACCTGTGGGCGCCACCGGACCGGCGGGCGCCACGGGTGTCACCGGACCGACAGGTGTTGGTGCCGCTGGCGCCACGGGCCCGACCGGTGTGACCGGGGCGACTGGCCCCACGGGTGCGACTGGGCCCCAAGGAAACGGCCTTCAGATCGACGCGACGGGCCTCTACTCGGGGCGCTCTGCCCATGACGGCGCCGCAGCCGATTTCGTGTATCTGTCGACCAACGGTGACGGCGGGATCACGACAACCCAGCCCGCCCTCTTCGTCAAGCAGAGCGCTACCTCTGGCGACTGGTCGGCGCTCATTCCTTTTGTCGGTGCCACCGGCCCAACGGGTCCGACCGGCGTTGGCGCCACCGGCTCGACCGGGCCAACTGGTGTAACGGGTGCAACGGGCCCCACAGGTGTCGTCGGCCCTACTGGTGCCACCGGGCCAACCGGCGTCACCGGCCCGACCGGCCCGACAGGCGTTCCGGGCGGGGCGGTGACGATCGCCTATACGTTTTCGACGACGACCACCGATGCCGATCCAGGCAACGGAAATTTGCGGCTCGACAACGCGACGCAGAACACGGCCACGACTATTCGCGCCGATCTGCTCGATAGTGCTGGAGCGGATTGGACCTCGGTGCTCGGCACCCTGGCGGCGTCGACCAACACCGTAAAGGGTCATATCCGCCTCTCGAAAAAGACAGATCCAACGGCCTATCTGCTGTTCTCGATCTCGGCCTTGGCGTCACCGACCGGCTACAAGAACATCACGGTCGCCAATGTGGGGTCATCAACAGCGAATCCCTTCGCGAATGCCGACGCGCTCCTTCTGGAATTCAATCGCGCCGGCGATCTCGGGGCCACCGGGCCCACCGGCGTGACAGGAGCCACGGGGCCAACTGGTGTCGGCGCCACGGGCATCACTGGCGCGACGGGATCTACCGGCGTCACCGGAGCCACGGGACCAACCGGCCCGTCCGGTTCTCCGTTGCCCCGCATCGGCGCGACCGGCAGCTCCTCGGCGCCAACGCCGACCACTAGCTATGATCAATTTGAAATTACCGCTCTCGCGACCGGCGCCACCATCGCGGCGCCAACCGGATCCCCTGTGGATGGGCAAAAATTGATCATCCGGGTCAAGGACTCCGGGACTGCACAATCGCTGGCGTTCAACGCGATCTATCGGGCCGTTGGTGTCACGCTCCCCACCACAACCGTCATCAGCAAGACGCTCTATCTAGGCTGCATCTACAACGCCGCCGATAGCGTGTGGGACGTCGTTGCCGTGGTGCAGCAATGATCATCCTTCCCGACAAAAACCGGCCAGTTAGCCGCGGCGTTTTTATGCCGATGCGGCGTAAGGACTGGATGTGGGGTTCGCAGCGGCGAAGCTGCAGCGATACGGCCGATCAGACCAGATGGCATATCGACGCGCTTCATCCCGATACGCGCGAAGTCATGTGGCGGGGATGGTTCGACGATCGCGAGGACGCCGACGCGTTTCTCTTCGCCGCGATCACCGGCTCGATCATCAGTGAGCCATCGATCGCCGCTCTCCCCGTGGAGACGTGGCCATCGTTTTGGCATCCCGACATTTTCGGCGAAGTGCCGGTTCTCTACGCCGCCACGTCAGTCACATTTCTGACCACCACCGGGGCCGGCAGTTATTCGGTTCCACTCGATTGGACTAACAACGCCCTCAATTCCGGGAAGACGATAGGAGGCGGAGGGACTGGCGGCATCTCGGGAGCGGCCGGCAACGGCGGCGGCGGCGGCGGCGCATATTCTTCGACCTCAAATATCACGCTGACACCCGGTGGAACCGCCAGCTATTCAGTAGGCAATACGGCGGGGGACAGCTGGTTCAACGGCGCTTCCCTGGCGGCTTCGTCGGTGGGTTCCAAAGGTGGAACCAGCGCATCAGTTCTGACGGCCGGCAGCGGTGGTGTAGGCACGAGCGGTGTCGGAACCGTCCGCAACAGCGGCGGCAACGGTGGCACCGGCAGCAACAATACCGCAGGCGGCTCGGGCGGCGGGGGTGCCGGAGGTCCAAACGGTCCCGGCGGCGCCGGAGGCAATAGCTCGAGCAGCAACGTCTCGAATGGTGGCGGCGGCGGCGGAAGCGGCGGCGGCGGAAGCGGCACCGGGGGCGCCTCTGCAAGCGGTGCATCAAATTCCGGCAGCACCGGTACAGCCGGCGGCAACAACTCCGCAGGCACCGGCGGAGGAACCGCGGGCACAAGTTCGGTTGCGGGCGGCGCGGGCTCGAATGGCGGCGGCGGCGGCGGTCACGGTGACACTTCCGGCGCAGGCGGTGTCGGCGGAGCAGGCGGCGCCGGTACCGATTTCGACGCGAGTCATGGTCCCGGCGGCGGCGGCGGCGGCTCTCGAAATGGCAAGGCCGGCGGTGTTGCGGCGCTATATGGCGCCGGCGGCGGTGGCGGCAACTCTCCCGCAACGGGGGCGAAAGGCATCGTTGTTGTCACCTACGTGCCAATCGTCAACTCGATGCTGATGATGTTTTACTAGGAGCCCTTTTGGGCGACTTCTCTCTGCTTTGCTGCAGCCACGGCGTCGTCCAAAATCTTCAGATACCGCTCGAAGGCGACAAGTTCCTCGGGGCTCATTGGCTCGCCGGGTCGCCAGCTAAATGGGACCGTGTTCGCGAACGCAGTCTTCTCGTCGTACCCTTGCGACTCGGCGTCGTTCCGATCTGCCGCGCCGTCCTCGACGAGCTTATTCATTAGTTTGGTTCGCCCCGGGTTATGTCGTTTCGACGCGTATACCTTAGTATATTCCAGCATCAGGCAATAGGCCTCCCTTCCGAAACCTTGCAGTCGCAAGGCTTCCCGCGTTCTCCAGAGGAATCTGCATGCGTTTTCACGTCGTAGCGTTGCCGCATACCCAAACCACATCGGCGTTCTCGGCCTGTGCCTACACCAACAAGGTAGTCGGCTTTTGCAAGATGATGATGGCGCGCGGTCACGAGGTCTTCCTCTACGCCGGCGAGCAGAACGACGCACCCTGCACCGAACTGATCACCTGCGTCAGCGAGACCAAGCGTGCCGAGATCGTCGGCGACAAACCCTATGTCGAGGCCAGTTTCGACTACCTGCTGCCTCATTGGCAGACGTTCAACTACCGTGCGATCGCCGGGATCATCGAACGCCGTCAACCCCACGACTTCCTGTGCCTGATCGGCGGCCTTGCTCAAAAGCAGGTGGCGGATGCACTGCCTGGCATGACGGCTGTCGAATGGGGCGTGGGCTACGGTGGCGTATTCGCGCCATACCGCGTTTTCGAGAGCTACGCCTGGATGCATACCCACTACGGCGCCGCCGCGAGAAGTCCGACCGACGGTGACGGCAAATGGTACGATGCCGTGATCCCGGGCTACCTCGACCCTGCCGATTTCCCATTCAAGGGTGATCAGCCGGCACAAGCCAAACCCTATTACCTTTTCATAGGGCGCCTCGTCGAGCGCAAGGGTTTCCAGATCGCGATCGATGCCTGCAACGCGTTGGGTGCCCATCTTGTGCTTGCCGGTCCAGGCGCGCCTCCGGCTGGCGCCGACTATCGGGGAGTCGTCGGGCCGGTTGAGCGAGGTCGACTGATGGCCGGCGCGACTGCAGTGTTCGTGCCCACGCGCTATATCGAGCCGTTCGGCAACGTCGCGATCGAGGCCATGGCCTGCGGCACGCCGGTCATCACCACGGACTGGGGAGCCTTTACCGAAACGGTCGTCGACGGAGTCACAGGCTTCCGGTGTCACACGCTTAGAGAGTTCGTCGACGCCGCAAAGCGCGCGCCAGAACTCGATTCTTCGGTTATCCGGAAGCATGTCGTCGAGCGTTACTCACTTGAAGTCGTTGGCGCCAAATACGAACGCTATTTCAAAAGGCTCGATGGCCTCTGGGGCATCGGGTGGCACGACCTGTCGGGCGTCGAAGCCGAACCGGCGCACCTTGGCGCGCCGGTTAAATCGCGGCGACGGGCTAAAACTTCCAGTTCAAGCCGACCTTGACGGTGTCGAACCCGAGGTTCGTCCAGTTGTCGAACTTGTATCCTGCCGGCGTCGGCGGGTCGGCCGCGATTGCGGTCTGGTATCCATGCCCGGTTCCGAAGCCGTAGTGGTCGTATTCGACCTTGACGCTAACATTTTCGGTCAACGCTTGCTCGAGCCCGACTCCGGCAACCCAACCGAGGAAGCCATCGGCCGGCGTTCCGACGTAGTTGGGGTTCGTGGTCTGCTGAAGAGCGCGGCCGCCATATAAAGCTGCACCGCCCTTGGCATAGAGCAGAGTATTGCCGAAACCGACGCCGAGGCGCCCCGTGAGATCTGCATAGGCACCTCCGCTAAGCGTCAAGTCCTGATGCGACGCGGCGTGAGACGAGCCGATAACGCCGGAGCCGGAGGCCGAGGCATAGCCGACGTCAACTTCGGGGCCGAAGACGATATTGCCAGTCTGGAAGTTGTACCCGGCCTGTACGCCACCAAGGGCTCCGGCGACCGGATAGTTGAACGGGCCCGGGACGACGCCCGGCGAGGTATCGCTTACCGATGCGCTGCCCCAAGCATAGCCGCCGTGGACGCCGATATAGCCGCCCGACCAGTCGTGAACGTCACCCGCAAGGGCGGGCCCCATCATCAGGGCAAACACAGTCATCAGGATTGAAATAAACTTCATGCGCTCTCCTTCTCGCTCGATCTGTCGGGGAGTTGGAAAGACCGCATCTGATGAGGTCCGCATTGACCTTGCAGAAAACGGCCGAGCACGAGGCGCGGCAGCCCTGTCAATATACGTCAATGCCTCCCCGACAGAGATCGAGGAGCGCGTAGTTCGGTCCTATTAGACCGTCAGATGCGGGGTTTCCACGCCCCAGAGCACCTGCAGGCGCTCCAAGCCAATCCATATACGGATTAGCCCTGACGAATCAATCGGCCGACGCGACCTAAGAATACTTACACGGAGCGTCCCTCATGAGACTCGCCGCCGACTGGCGCCGGGTGCTTCGGCACGCCTGGAGCATCCGTTTCATCATTATTGCCGGCCTGTTCAACGGCGCGTCCGCCGCGGTCGGCTTCCTCAAACCAGATTTGCTGCCACCGCGCTGGTGGTGGGTGCTGCCGGTCGCGGGCTTCGCGATCGACGCAGCCGCCTTCTGGTCCCGCATCCTCGCTCAAAAGGAATTGTCTGATGGCGATCAAGATCAAGGGTCGGCACATCGCCGCCCTCGGGGCTGGCGCGCTTGGGCTCGCCGGCTTCTTGATAACTGGCTTTGAAAGCCCGAACGGCGAAGCAGTGCTGCAGGTCTACCCTGACCCTGTCAGCCATGGCGCGCCCTATACGTATTGCGACGGCCTGACGGCCCATCCGAAATTCGGCCACCACTACACCAAGGCCGAATGCGACACTGAGACGGCTGCCGAGGTTCGCGCGACCAACTCCGCCGTCCTCGCTTGCACCCGGCCGGTACTCACCATCCCCGTTCAAGCCAGCTTCGTGAGCCTGGCTTGGAATATCGGCGTGCCGACGTTCTGCAAGTCGTCGATCGCCTCGAATGCCAAGGCCGGCAATTTCCCGAAGGCTTGCGCAGCGATCTCCCTCTACGACAAGGCCGGCCCGCGAGGTCACGTCCGCGCGATTCCCGGGCTGACGTTCCGCCGAGGGCAGGAGCGCCAGGTCTGCGAAGGCCAGATCCCCACCAACTGGATCGTGGCGGTGAACTGATGCTGACCATCCTCAAAGCAATCCCCGCCGTCCTCGTTCTCGTCATCGGCCTCGCCGGTGGCGGAGTGCTGACCGGTGGCATTGGGTCGGCGTGGCTGACGTTTATCCACGATCCGGCCCTTAAGAGAGAGGCGACTGCGACCCTGACCGTCGAGGTCCGGCGCGCTGCGGATGCTGCGCAGGCAGCGCAAGCATCGCTTCAGTCAACGGCGCTGGCCACGGCTCAGCGTCAATACCAGGAGCAAAAAGCCAAGGACGACGCCGCGAATGCCGACGCGCTCGAGGCGATGGACAAGGACATCAACCGCTATGAAGCTCAAAAGAAAGCCGACGATGCCGCTAATCCGGCCGGTCCGCAGCGCACTACTGTTTGCGGCCTCAATCAGTCTGATCTCGATTTCCTTGGTGGGGTGCAAGACCACTGACCCCTTGACGCAGGCGGCCGATGATCTCGGCCGCGCCAATGCTGGTATCCATCTCGATCTTCAGCCGCCGACTTGCTGGAAAGACATTGAGAAGGCCAAGCGTAAGCTCGGCGACGATCCTGTCGTTATCCTGCATCTCGACGATCATCAGATCGACCTTGCCAACCAGCAGGGCAGGGGGTGCGCCGCCTTCAACGACAACCGTGCCACGCTGCTGGAGAAGACCAATGCAGCATCCCGATAAGAACTTCGGCATTTACGCGCGCATCGTGCGGGGAGTCGTCCGCCACTTCCCGCTGCGTTACCTCGAATGGATCATGGGGGTTTGGGCGGTAGCGTGGGGCGCCAAGCTGATCCTCGATCCCGCCGACAATTTCTCCACTACCTCCGGCAGCTTCAACATCTTGGCCGCCATCTTCCATGCCGATTGGGTGTTCGGCGCCCTTATGGTGTTTTTTGGAGGATGGCGGCTCGTTGCTCTCACAGTCAACGGCACCTTCTCCAACACGATCTATGCCCAATACTCGCCGGTCGTTCGAGGCGTCACATCGTTCCTTTGCGGGTTCGGGTGGTTCCTTGTCGCTTTGTCGGCGTTCCCCGCAGCGTCCCTAGCCGCCTTCACCTTTCCCTTCCCGTTCATAATCGAATTCTTCACGGCCTATTACGTCGTGGCGGAAAGCGGGGACACTTTGCGAGCGCATCGACATGGCAGAAGCAACGTCGGGGCTAGCTGACATCTTCCAGAGCCTGCCGGCGGCCCTCCAGGTCGTTGTCACTTTCGGCGTTGGTATCGGCGGCTCAATCATCCTTTGGCAGCGCTTCGCTCGAAGCTTTCGAGGCGAGACACCTGACTCGAGAGAGATGTTCATCGGCGGTCCAACAACCTTCGCCGACCTGCAGCCAATCCGGGATCTGACCAAGAGCGTCGACGCACTCATCCAGCAGGAGATGAAGACCGAGGGCGCCATCCTGACGACGGCTGGTGCCCTCACCGCGATCGCTGCCCAACAGGCAGAGTTCCTGAAGCTCCTGATCGAGGACCGCGAGAAGCGCGAGCGCGCGGACGAAATCCAAGAGTCGCTTCAGCGAATGCGCATCAAGGAGCTCGAGGAGGAGGCCCTCAAGCGCCGCCGGCGGCGAGTGAGCAGCGCCCGCACCAGAGCGGCGAAGACAACCACCTAAGCGGGCGCCACCGGCGCTCGCCCCCTTCTTCTGTCCATTGTGAGGACTCATGCCAACTCTAGGCAAACACCTTTCGCCGAAAGAGCGAGAGGCGATCAAGGCTGCGCTGAAAACAGCGCCTTCGTCAGTATCAGTCGCCACTTCTCTAGGCGTCACGGCGGGAACAGTGCAGCGTATCGCTCGTGAAATGCGGGAGCGCGGCGAGCTGCCGCCGGTAGGCCGGGGCATCAACCTCGATGGGAAGACGGCGGAAGCGCCATCGCCCATTGAGATTCGTGACGCAGCATTCTGGCGGCGCAAGGCGGCGACGCTCGAGAAGCAGGCCGCGGACTCGGATCATATCCTCCGGGAAATGTCGGGCATGTTCGCTCGGCCGTTGAATATTCCCGACTGGGCGCTTCCGGTGCCCGGGCGCACGCGGCGCGCGGTGGGGTTGCTTCACCTCTCCGACCTTCACGTCGGCGAGGTTGTGCGCGCTGAGGAGACTGGCGGGATCAACGCCTACTCGCCGGAGATCTTCCAGCGTCGGTTCCGCCGCATGATCGCGGCCTCGATCAACATCCTGCCGCGCTGGTCGGCGGACTGCGACCTGCAGGGCGTTGTCGTTGCACTCAACGGCGACCTGATCAGCGGCGATATCCATGACGAACTGCGCCGCACGAATGCCCTGACCGCGCACGAGCAGGTGGCGCTGGCCACGGATGAGATTGCAGCCGGCATCCTGCAGATCGCCGACCGCTTCGGGCAGGTACTGGTGACAGTTACGCCGGGCAACCACGGGCGATCGACTGAGAAGACGCATGCCAAGCGCATGGCAGCCCTCTCCTACGACACGATGGTCGGCAACATCCTGACCCGGCAGTTCGCCAACGATAGCCGGATCACCATCAATCTCTCGTCCGGCCCCGATATCTTGTTCTCGATCTTCGGCTGGTCGATCCTGCAGACCCACGGCGACAGCATGGGCACCGGCGGCGGGCAGGGCTTCGCTGGCCCTGAGCTGCCCATCGTCCGTGGCGGCAAGAAGGTGAAGCTGGCGGGCTTCGCGGCCGGCGAGCGCTACGACATCATTCTTACCGCCCACTACCACACGTCGAGCAACCCCGGGACGGTCCTCGCGAACGGCTCCATGGTTGGCTACTCGGAATACGCCGTCCGCATCCGCGGCGTGCCTGAGCCGCCCATGCAGTGGCTGGCGCTGATCCACGAGAAGTGGGGCCTTCGGGAGCGCGTCCCGGTTGTCCTCGAGGATCCGCACCAGCCGGAACGTCCCCGTGTCCGCGTGCCTGCCGGAATGTCCACCTGATGGACAGGGAAGCAGGCGATATCTCAATGACGCGCCCGATGCGCTGCGGCCGCGAGCCGACGCTCGAGTCGATCACCGAACTGCCCGGGTACGTCTATCTGGGCAGCCCCTATTCCAAGTTCCCGGCCGGCCTCGACGAGGCCTGTCGCCAAGTGCAACTCGCCGCCGCCAACCTGATGCTGGCCGGCGTCCGCATCTTCTGCCCGATCGCCCATAGCCACGGCATCGGCAAGGTCGGCCACCTCGACAACAAGGATTGGACGTTCTGGCGCGCTCAGGACCATCCGCTGATGGTCGGCGCCTCGGCGATGATCGTTCTCAAGATGGAGGGCTGGCGTGAATCCGTCGGCCTCAACGACGAGATCGACACCTTTACGCTGGCGGGCAAGCCCATCCTCTACCTCGATCCCAAGGAGGTTGGGCTTTGAGCCAGATCATCGGCCTCACCGGCCGCCGCCACGTCGGTAAATCCGAGAGCGCCATCTGGCTGCAGGAGCTCGGGTTCATCAAATGCCATGCGTTCGAGGGCGGTAAGGCGGCCGCAGTTGGCTACTTCCGCCACCTCGGCGCCAGCGAGGATGTCGCCCACCGCATGGTGCACGGCGATCTTCGCGATGTCCCATCGCCATTGCTGCCGGACAACCAGACGCCACGTTATTTCCTCGAGATCTTCGGCAAGTTCATGGGCACGACACTCGGCCCGGAGTGGACCTTGGGCTTGGAGCTGCGCCGCGTGCGCGCCGCATGCCCGGGCAAGTCGATCATCGTCGAGTCCGTCGTCTACGAGGCCGACTGCTTCCGAGCCGCTGGCGGGACGATCGTGCGGATTATCCGACCGGGCCATCAAGGCCCGACCGGGATGATGACCGACGCGGCAGAGGCTGAAATCGCCGCCGATGTCGAGATCATCAACGACGGCAGCCTTGCCGATCTCAAGGCGAAAGTTTTGGCGCTCGTCGCCTGACCGAACACCCGGCGGTTCCGGGAAATCAAGAAGAGAGAGTCATGACGCAGATTGCCGAGCCGGCGAAAATGCGCGCGAAGATGCGCGTTGCCGACATCAATACCTATCCCCGCGGCGAAGGTCCGATCACGCAGCAGACGCTGGTCATGTATGCGGTGGCCCGCAGCGACAGCTACCCCGCCGATGGCAGCGACGAAAACAACAGCTACGCCCGCTGGTCGCCGAGCGGCCGCCTCGAGCTGACAATCGCCAACCCGGCGTTGTTCGACGCGTTCGAAGTCGGCGAGGAATATTACCTCAACTTCATCAAGGCGGAGAAGCCGGCACCGACGGCGTAACGGCCGAGCATACCAGCGGCTCAAAAATGAGCCAGTGGCCGCCTGGGCACGTCCCGGCGGCCGCTTCCATCCATCGACATCGGAGATCACGATGACCGACCCCTTTGCAGGGTATGCGGGCAGCCTCGTTTCGCCTCCCGCCAATGCTTTTGACGTGACGCCCAGCGACACTCAGGACCTCCCGAACTCCGTCCGCGCCATTTACCTCGCCGTTTCGGGCGACGTGAAAGTCGACATGGTCGGCGTCGGCACTGGCCTCGTCTACCCGGCCGTGCCGGCCAACCAGTGGTTCGCGCTCCGCGCCAAGCGAATCTACGCCACCGGCACGACGGCAACCGGCATCAAGGGCGGCTACTGATGTCGCTCGGCGTGGGAATTGGGATCGGGTTCGATTGCGGCCCGGGCGGACCCGGCGCTTGGGATACCACGCCGTATTACACCTCGATCAACGCGTTCAATTACGGCTATCCCGAAGCGACGCATCCGCCGGCGATCAAGCTCGACGATGGCCGAGTTGTCCTGCCCATCATGGATTACAACTACGGCACGTCGAAGCTTCGGACCAAGCTGTCCACGTGCAAGGGAGGCGTATTCGCCAGCCCGTACACAGTCGGCGACCATGCCAGCGGCACCGACAATCACGGCGGCCCCAGCAACGCCAAGGATAAGGACGGCTATCTCTATTCAGCCGGCCGAACCCACAATGGCCCCATCACGGTCGCTTCGACGTCGACGCCGGGCGACCTGTCGACCTTCACCGATCGCGGCACCATCGCCACGCTCGGCACCTATCCGCATCTGCATTACTTCAACACCGCGCAGGTCGCCCATAAGCTCTACGCGCTCTGGCGCGAAGCCGACATCCCGAACAACCGCTACGAGGGCTATTTCAGCGCCACCAGCTCGCTGGTGAGCGGCGTTCCGACCTGGAGTAGCACGACAGGCACCAAGATCATCGATCTCGGCGACGACAGCCGCTGCTACTGGGGACACAGCGAGGAGATCGGAAACGAGATCGTCGCGGTCATCACCCGCGCCAATGCGGCCGATACCCTGCGCCGCGATTGCTTCGTCGTCCGGTTCGACGTCTCCGCCGGCAAGATCTACAATTTCGACCATAGCGTGAACGTGGCATCCGGCTCCTGGCCGCTGACGCTGACACAGCTCAATACGAGCTTCCGCGTCGTCGATCAGACCGACAGCCTAAAGGAAGGGCAGGTCCAGTCCTTCGCTTACAACTCGACGACCGACGAGTTGGTCATCATTTATTTGGACGGCCTGAGCTCGGGCAACGCTCGAGACATCAATACCCTGTCGATCACCGGCTTCGCACGCGGCACCCCGACGCTCGGCTCGCCGGTCAAGATCGGCTCGACGGATATCTCGTGCACCTCTGTGGCTATCCGGTTCCGTGCCGATGGCTCGCTCGACGCGCTCTTCACGACGCCATCCGTTGCGGTGCCGATCACCGCGACGTCGGGCTCCCATGCTCAGGGCGGCGACATCAATCAGGCTGTCCGCTCGCCGAGCGGCACGTGGGGCGCAGCATCGGTCATCCATTCGTGCCGGCGCGAGCATGCGCTTTCGCAGATCTCGGAGGTCAAGTTTGGCACCGATGATGCGGCGTTTATCTGGTGCGAGACGATTGGCTCGTCGACCTCGGGAATCGAGAACGGCCATAACTGCCGCGGCTACCTATGGTCGCCAACCAAGGGGTTCATTGGCAAGCAATTCGCCAAGTCGACGGTGACCTCGTCCTACGTGTCTCAGTTCACAACGCCTGAGCCGCTCGCCAATATCAAGGCGATCGACGAGGCGATCCGCAACATCAATGACGCCGGCTTCTGGGCCAACTTCGAATTCCTCTATCTCCTGATGCTCGGCTCGCAGCAGGCCAGCCTTATCGATGTTACTGGGCGCCACCCGGCGTTGACGATCCACGGGATCGTGACCTTTACGCCCTACAAGGGGTTCAAGGGCGACGGCACCGCCGGCTATGTGGAAAACGCGTGGAATCCCAACACGTCGCCGGGCGTGACCAGCCTGAACGATATGCTCATCGGCGCGTATCACTACGAGAACGCGCAGTCGGACGCCGCTGACATCGGCAACTTGGTGCAGAGCACTCCCGGTCTGTCGCAGGTGCCGCGCACGACGTCGAACACGTTCACGGCACGCATCAACTCGGCCACCACGAGCACCGCCTCGAACAGCGACAGCCGCGGCAACTCGGTGTCGTTCCGCAAGGACAGCGCCAGCCAGTTCGGCATTCGCAACCAGACGATGCTGATCAACGGTGCCGCTGCGGTCTCGACGGCGGTGCCGAACGGGGTTGAGCGCGCCATGGCGGGTCTCTCCACCTTCAACCCGACGGGGATGTGCGCCTACTACGCTGGCAAGAGCATGCCGGCGGAATTCCTGTATGGTCTCGGCAACATCCTCACCGGCCTCGCCGGCGATCTCGGCGTCCCGCTCGACCAGATCACGCACTAGCCTCTATCTCTCAAAACAGTTTGCCCGGTCTCGCTTCGGCGGGGCCGGGCTTTTTGCGTTTCAGCGCACCTTTTCCACGCGGTCGACCGATAGCGTGATCCGACTCAAGGACCAGCCGCGTACCTCGACGGTGACTTCCTCGTCGACGACCCGCGTAACAGTGGCGCGCAGAATGACCTCGTCACCGGGCACAACCTTGCTGCGTTTTCCCTGTACCGGTCGCTTTTCCATGCGCCCATAATGGCGCGAAGAAGGTTGAGGAGCGGTGAAATGCATGAGCAAAGCGAGCACGCCAAGGCGGTCGAGCCCTATGATGCCGCGCTCAGGATGCTCTGGGATGCGATCAACGAGCTCTTCGGGCTGGATGCGGCGTTGCCCAACGAGGATGCAGTTCTCATGCCGCGGCCGGAACAGCGAGCCGAGGCGATGATCGAAGGCCTGCAGCGCGTCGCTGCGGTGAGACCGCGCCGGCGTTCGTAGGGCTTGTTCTCTATTTGTTCTCGTGGCAGGTTCTCGCCATGAGCATCCTTCCCTATGGCGAATTTCCTTGGCACGTCGTCGAGCTGCAGGGCGACAAGATCTACGAGCACATCGCACTCAGCGTGAATTTCACGGCGGCACGCGCCGCGTTCTTCGCCGTGCTGCCGGATCGAAAGGGCAGGGAGATCGTCCTCAAGCATGGCATCCGGATCATCCTCGAGGCAAAGGAATTTGGCTACAGCGGAATCGACCCCATTTTGCGCCGCGGTTCGCGCCATGGCTGACGACCCGCTCACCATCGGAACTGCTACCGAACGGCGTTTCTACGTCCGCTGCAGCGTTTGCCCGCGGCGCGGAAGATACAGGACGTCGACGCTGGTGAAGCAGTTCGGCGCCGACTTCCAGCTACCCGGCCTCGCCCGGGCGATAGCGACCTGGCGAGGCTGCGAGCACGTAAACGTTCTGCCGCTGCAAGCTGGCATCGCTTGCGGCGCCCAGATTGACCTGGCTGCCATGTACCTAGAGCTCAAACGCGAGATCTATGAGCACAAGCACCGCCGGTAGTCTCAGCCGTCTACCTCCTCCAGAGGTCGATCGGTCGGGGCATATCCGTCGTGAGCAACGTCATCAATGCCGCAGTCCTCTTCAGGTTCAAGGTCGGGATCGCCGTCCATCCTGTCGAGCATTTCGATGAGGTGTTCGATTGTCGCCGAGATCGCAATTCTAATATATGCGCTCGCACGACTAGCATCCTCTTCTAGCGTCAGTTCTTGAGTTTCGCCCGCCGTAATCAGTAAAGTTTTTACACCAACAACCGCAACTACCACGTCATTCCCTGTTGTCGTCATTACCCGGCCGCTGCCGCCAGCCGGGGGGTAGTAACCTGCCAATGAGACAGGCCGGACGCTTTTAGGTTTCCCTTGGACAGCACGACCGCCCCCGGCCAAAAGGCCGAGTACGGAGCCATGCCGCCAAGCACGCCCGCTCGCATCTGCGACGCTCAGATGCGTTTTCACTGTCCGCTCAATACGCGGAATCGCTCCCGGAAATGGGGAGGCGACAGCGATATCATTGGTCCGGGTTACTACGCCCAATCACCAGCAATAGGGCATATGAGCGCATGCTTCAAGCGAGGTAGCGCGGTCTCGAATACTGATGTCAAATTTTAAGCATCCGGCCTAGCACGGCGTCTCACCCGTTAGGATTTTCAGCCATTTCCAGTTCGCATATTTGTCGCCGACTTGCCTTATGTGGGTATAACGCTGAAGAGAAGCCCACGACCTGTGCCCGCTGACGCCGGCCGCGCGTGGAATGCTCCAGCCCATCTCGAAGAGTCGCGATACACCTTCATGCCGAAGATCATGGAAGTGAAGGCGGTCTTCATCCTCCATTTCCGGCTTGTTGATGCCGAGCGCATAGCACGCCCGGGTAAAGGACGCGCTGATCGCGTCCGCCGTATACGGGAAGATCGGCCCCTGCGTTCTGGGCATCGTCCTGATGACCGATAGGGCTTCGGGGACGAGCTCGCACCAGACATCGTTTCCGATCTTCTGGCCGGGATGTTTCATGTCCTTGATAAGGACTCGGCTACCATCCTCGTCGAGGTTAGACCACAGTGGACGCACGATCTCGTCTTGCCGACGGGTCGAGAAAATCGCAAAGGCGATGATCTTGTGCATAGGCGCTGCTTCTGGGCTGCGCACACGACGCTCGTAGAAGAAGGTCATGAGCGCGTTGAGCTCGTCTAGCGTTGGGCGCCGTTCCCTCTTTTCGGACTTGCCGGTGAGGCCCAATCGTTTTGTGACCGAGAAAGCACCCTTCATGACTTCTGCGTCCAGCGGGATACCCCATGCTGGCTTCGCTATCGCAAACACCGCCCCGAGGTGGGAAAGGTAGTTCTGGACGGTCTGCGGCTTCATTGATTGCCCTAGCTGTTGGGCTAGGCGCACAATGTCTTCCGACGCGACTTCGGACGCCTCAATGTCGGCAATGTCATACTTCTTAAGAGACCGCAGCACCTGAGCCTTGGTGCGGCCGATCTTCTTGACGCTGCTCTCGACATAGCGGTCGATGGTCTCGCCAACCGTGATGCCGCGGATCTTCGCCTTCTCGATGCCGCCAGGTTGCTTGAGCTCGGCCTCGCGGTTTTTCATCCACGCGACGGCACCGCCGCGTCTGTCGAAGGTGGCCGCCTCTCGATGGGTCGGCTTTCCCTTGCGCCTCAAGATGATTTGGGCTGTATAGCCGATCGATCCGTCGCGGCGTTCTCGCTCTCGAATGGTGCCCAT